TATATTCCAACACTGAATTGTTGGACAAGTAAATTTTTTATTAACTAAATTATTATGAAGAAACTATTATTTATACTATTTATAGTATTAACAACATCATGTGCATCCAAAGGAGGCAACATACATAAGTATAATTGTCATTGTAAATCTAAAACAGTATGATAACAATATTATTAATTATTCTAATAGTAATTATATTAGATAATAAATATAACAAATGAGTGAGAATTGAATATAAATTATTAAATGAGATGTTAAACAACTTAGCTAATAAGATTATAATTGATTTTCTGAAACTTTGAAATATACACTAATATATAATATCTAAATGATCTTCGTACGTGAATTCATTTAGTATCTGTCAGACTCAGATATATTATTTAAATAGAAGTAAATCTTGTTTGTTATATTTTATAATATTAGAAGTTTTTTAAATAACTAAAACAAAAACAAAATGAAAACAACTAAAAATGAAATATGGAATCCTGTTAATAAACATGGTAACCCAGAAGATATTGATTAAATCTTAAATTATGAAAAAATTAATATTATTAGTAATATTATCATTCACAACATCATGTTCAACATGTAATGTTAAAATAAAGAAAACTAACCCTAAAATAACTATTTATGAACGTATTTATACCTTGGTTGTTTTTTATAGTATTTATACTAACCCTAAGTAAACCATCAAAACCTAAAAACTTTAAAATTAAGTTTAAAAAATCTAAAAAAGATGTTACTAATTAGAATATATATAATTATAATAATATTATGTGTATTATTTGAAGATAATATTAACAATTAAATTTAACATTATGAAACCTACTAAAACATATTATGATAGAAATCAAACAATGTGGGAATATTGGCTTATTACAAGTATAATTATATTCTTATGTTATTTCTTTATTGGTACATTGCCTAATAGTATAAAAGAATTTCCTAATTGGTTAATATTCTTTTTATTATCAGTAATAAATTTAACTATATGTATTTTTAAAGGAATACAAACTAAATATTAACAATATATAATATAAAAATAAATATTATATAATAATAAAATTAAAATGAAAACTATTTATAAAATCCTAAAATCTTTAGGTCAGGGTGCTGGACACGCAATGAGAAACTAATTTAAAACAATAATTATGGTAATATTTATAATAATTCTTATTATATGTGCTATTGTATGGATATTACAACCAGCAATAAATGCATCAGCTGAGGTTAAAATAACTTCAGAAGAAAAAGAAGACAAAGGTCATTTAACTGACCATATTAATTCAGTGGTAAATCCACCAAAAAGAAAAAGAAAACAAAAGAAATAATATTATGGGAACAGCATGCATTTTAATAGGTTTACTTATATTCCTTCTTGTATCAGCTGTTAACTTCAGCCATACAGAACATGTTCATAGAAATACTCCTGAACATGAGAAATTAAAAGAAGTAAAAGAAAAGCCTAACTTAGAAACTAAACAAACTTTTAAGTTAGGTAAAACTAATAAATAACTAACAATTAAATTAAACATTATGAAAAATCAAGATCAAAACAAAGTAGTAAATTTAAATCAGAAATCTAAATCTCATTTTGAGAAAAAAGAAACTATCTTTAATGATAGAGATAGTATGAGGAATTACTTTCTTAATGAATTATCAAAAGTAAGGTTAATTAGAATGAATCTAAAACCTATTTTATTCTTCACCTAATGAAACTAAAATTATTTAGATATATAAAGTATAGATTATACAAATATATACCTGGTACGAGTCAATTAGCTGCTTTAGAAGCACAAAGACTTGGTAAATATCTATCTGAAAATTATACAGAAGGACAACAACTGATAATATTGGATGAATTACATAATAATATTTGTGAACATCGTAGAAAACAGATAGAAGAAAAAGAACAATTGATTATAGATGAAAGTAATCATTTAAAATCATTACAAAACAATTTAGAAAAATTAATTAATAGGTAAAATGGTCACATAATGATTATATCTTATTTATTGTCTTAATATATATTAGTTTCGATTAATATATAGGTATAATAAAGCATTGAGATATAGTGGTATTCTTGCACTAGCCACAAGATTATTAATTAAATAGGTAAAGTATGAATATTTTATTATAACCCACGTTATGGTAATTATAATATTTTGGATTACTTTACCTCTTTTCTAAATTATAAAATAACTAATTAAATATTATGAAAAATTTAAAAGTAACAAAAGTAAATATTGATCAAATTCTATTTGATAATGGTGTAATATTAACTTCTGATCATTATCAAGATTGTTGTGAAAATCATTATTTATCAATGTCTGATTTAACACTTAAGGATTTTGAAGGATTAGAATTTGATTTATCAAATGATAACTTTTTCAATAGAATTGATGGTTATGGTATTGAATTAATACCAATTAAAGGTCATTCTGTTAAAATACCAGGATATGGAGAAAATAATGGATATTACTCATCAAATTTAAAATTAGTATTATCTGGTAATAAAGATTATAATAAAGAATTTGATATAACAGAATGTCAAAATTATTAAATTAAAACAATCTATTTTTCTGGTAGTTGTAGCTACGAAGTCCCAGTAATAGATTATGGCTTTATAGAGTGGTCTAATTAACTCTTGTAGCTTCAGTAACTTATCGGGTTAGACGTGATTGTATCTTACCTAACCCTTGTTACTGTTGATTAACTAATTAAGTATTATGGAAAATAATGAAAAAATAACAATAGATAATGAAGTTTATGAATATTCTAAATTTTATGATAGATTACAGATCATTAATGATGATTCAAATAAACCAGGAATAATATGTCCAAAATGTTTAAATACACTTTTTACTATTACATATGGAGATTATAAATGTATAGCGAATTGTAAATGTGGTCACAGTATGACTGTTTACGATGGTTAAATTATAAATTAAAAAATAAATAAATTATGAAACACTCATACAATCAACTTATGAATTGGATTAGTTCCAATAAGAAAGATACTTATGTATCTCTTACAGAATACAAATAGGAATCTAAATGATTCTAATTGGAAGCACCAGCCATCAATTGGTGCCCTAATATTTATTTATAAATATTTTGTAAGGTGACACCATCTTCAAAGGTGTATCAGATGTGGAAAGTAGAGTACTGTCTGATTGTCGTTAGGTGAGTAAATAACTGGTAATGAATATGGACGTTTATGCCATATTAATGTGATAGACACGGGCGTGTTCTATTTGGTTCGACTCCCACCTCATCGTGTAATTATAGGTAAGGGTACATGAGTTAGTACTACTTATTGCCAACAATAAGGGAGGGTTCGAGTCCCTCTCTTACCTCAAAGATTAATATCTAAAGAAACTCAATCCGAGTGTGGTAGAATATGAGTAATTTAAAGGCTGGACGTAGTCGCCTTGTTGTGTAAGGTTCGATTCCTTCGTCTACCTCAAATAAACTTCATAATGTTTATTTAGTAGTTAGTTAAAGTGTGGGTGAGAGTTATTGAACCCGATTAAAAGGGAGCGTTTAGCTGTTAACCCACATTTTTTATTATAAATTTAAAAAATAAATATTATGTTTAAAAGAGTAAAACAAGGTTACAAAGTAACTAAATTAGAATTTTGGTTATATAAACAATATAAAAGATTACCAATTTATATATGTATAATATTTATAATTATATTCTTATATTTTTGGGTAAGAATTAGTATTAATTTTATTAAACAATATTGGTAATATGACAACAAAACAATGGATTAAAATATTACAAGATTTTGGATTAGATTATTATAATCAATGTAATACATTTATTTGTGTTAAAGGTATAAATGGTCAAGTAACAATACTACATTCAAATCATCCAGATAATAAAATCTATGCAGTATCAACATTATTAACTCTAAAAGACCATATTAAACAAATGGGTAGAGATTCATTAAAAATGGAATTACATTCATTATTAGATATAACTAGACATGTATAATAATAAATATAACTATGAAGAAACATTTTGTAATTTACATTTTCCAACTGGAGAAATGATAACAGTACATATATGGAATATAATAGACCTTAATAGAGGCTTAAGATTAAATTAAAAAAATTATGACAAATACACAAGTTTCATATTTTATTTATATAATAGGATATATTTTAAGTTTTATATTATGTAAAATTTTAAGAGATAAATCAAAAAGTAATAATTGGGATGATATTGTTTCGTCAGTATTTTTATCAATATTAAGTTGGTTTTTTATAATTCTTGTAGGAATTGTATATTTATTAGATTACTTAATGATAAAAAAACCTAAACCACCAAAATGGCTATGAAAAAACTATTTGAGGCTTTACTAGATAGAGCTAAAGAAATTGAAAATAAATGTAAAAAAGATCCTATTGAATTTATTGATAATAAATTAATGAATGATTTTTATTTACAAGGTAAACATTATAAAATATCAGGATATTAATATAAAATCAATAGAATTAAAAGAAGAACATAAATCTAAATTATTAGAAATGTGTAAAGAATTGTTTCCTGAATATCCAAATTTACAATTTGGAGTTAAAGAAAAACACAATTGGTCTAAAGATTATTTAGTTTTTGGATTAATAGGTGATGAACCAATAATTCATTGGTTTGAATTTTGTATGAGATATTTATTACCAAAAGTATTTAATAAGAAAAGAATAAAGTTAGATTGTACATTCGGAGAAGAATCAGATCTAATTGAAATAATTTATAAACAATTTAAAAAAATGAAAAAATGAAAAAAATAATATTATTAGTAGTTATAACAATGAGTCTTATATCTTGTATGAAAGATAATAATTCTGGATTATATCCAGAGAATAAATTAGTTACACAGCAACCTAAATTAGAAAATACATTAAAAGAAGGTGTAATTGTTGGGATAAGTAAAGTAGTTACTACACATGATAGTTCTAATGATAGAGCTGTTAATGGAGCCTTATTAGGAGGTGCTGCAAGCTATTTTTTATCTCGTAGACCATCTATTACCAAAACTTTAATAGGAGCTAGTACAGGAGCTGTAGTAGGTAAGACAACAGGTGGAGATATTACGCAAACTACAAATTATATATTAACTATTAAGAATTTATCAGATAATAGTATTACACAAAAAGCAACAACATCGTCAGGATTTATGGTTAAAGATACTATTAATTATGATGAATATAGTGATGTAATATTTAAGAAATCATGAAAGAACAACATTATTTAGATGATATGGAAGAAGACTGGATGAATGGTCATGTAGTAGCTTCTTAAATAAAGTAATTATGACTATACAAAAAGTTCATAGAATGTACCCACCAAATTATACTGGTGATAGTGTAAAAAAACTAAATGATTATTTATTAGATGGTTGGAAAGTTGTAAGAGTTGATCCAATTTCTCATGATGGAAAAACTATTTATAATGATTATTTATTAGAAAAATAAAATTCAGTTATCGGTGGGCAAGTCTGAATTAAAATAAAATCTTGCCTATTTTAAGGGGGTGACAGGTTTTGACATATAATTAATAGATATATAATTCAGCCAGAGAGATAACTGTAAACTAAGGTGAATTTAATAATAAACGGCAAAAATAACAAATCTGTTGGAAACAACACACAAGTTAGCGCAAATATGCGTGTAGTACATAACATCTTAAACGGTGGTACTGAAGTGAGAAGTAATTCTCAGCCAATTGTTGCATTAGCAGCATAATATTAAGTTAAAGATTTCTTATTTAGATTAAAGTAAGTGGTGGAATCACTAGGAAACTAGTTGACCTCGTGTATCTAAACACATAAATCTATAGTAAAGCTGTATATAAATTATATATTGAAGGTTGATATGGACCCGTTTTCAATTAACGGCACCTCCACTAACACGACTGTTACTAATTCATAGGGTTCCATGTGAAACTGCATAGAATTAGATTTTTTAATTAACTAATATAAATATTATGAAAAGAAAATTTACATTTTATAAAGAAGATGGTATTTGGTTTATAAAACTTAAATATTGGTTAGGTCCTAAATGGATGTTAGCAATGGTGTGTGGTGCAGATATTTTATTAGAAAAATTAGCTGAAGGAAAACCTGAAGTTATATTAAGAATATCAACAAAACATTTCAATGAGTTTCATAGTGTCTTAACTAAAGAAAACTATGATTTAAAATTATCTCAAGGAGCTGTATATAGAGGTGGTACATCAAGCGCTATTAATAATACAGTATTTAAATTTAATGAATTATGGTTATGTCCAGTTACATTATTTGTATTCGGAAGATATCCAGAAAAAATATTTTATGAAGTAATAAAATAAATTACTTTAAACTTATCGACTGATGTATGAGTTTAAACAGCTATGGTGATAGCAGCAACTATCTTTTAAAAGTAACATAGTTAAGGTTCGAATCCTTATCAGTCACAAAAATTAATAACTAAAATAACAAAAATTATGAATATTAAAAAATGGATTAAAATTGAATATAAAGATGGTGATCGAAACAAAGTAAGATTTAATAAAGTAAAAGATATTGATTCTGTTAGTATAATAGATAATATTGTTACTTTTACAAAAAAATCTGGTTTTCCACAAAAAAATAATGTTACTAATATCAAAGAAATATTTGATAAAGTAATAGTAAACAATTTAGCTTAAAGTTATGGAATGTATACAATTAACAGCTAAAGATAAAGCTAAGTTGTTAGAAATGATATTAATATTGTTTCCTACGTGGAAATGTATTAAAATATCAGCATTAAATTATTTGTACTTTAGAAATATAGAAGGATTACCAGGAAGATTTCATTGGTTTGAATTTTGCATTACTAGAATAGGACCTAAATTAATTGATAAAGGTTTATCTATTAGTTTTGATGGAGATTATAATCCAATTCCTTATTTACATAGTGAATTCGTAAAAAAACAAGAAAATGCAACAGAAAAAGTATAAATTAATTAAATTATTACCATTTGAAAATAGTCCTAGAATAGGATATATTTCTAAACCTCACATTACACAAAATGATAATACACATTATTGTAATGGTATGTGGTTTAAACCAGAAAATTATCCAGAATTTTGGGAAGAAGTAATTGAAAAAGATTATGAAATATTAAGTTATTATGAAAATAAAAATATTTTTACTATTGAAGATAATTCGGAAATATTAGAGAGATTAGATTTTAAAATTAACTCAATCAGAAGATTATCTGATGGTGAAATTTTTACTATTGGTGATAAAGTAGATCATTTACCTACAACTAATTTACCTGTTTATAAAAATGTAGAAATTACATCATTTATAATTTCAGGTGAAAAAATTGAAGTATATGGTAAGTATAATAGTTGTATGTCTGGTTATATATATTTAGAATTTTTATCTAAATGTAAAACTCCATTATTCACAACTGAACAAGTAAAAGAAATAGAAAATATAATAAAAAATATTATAAAATAATGGCTATATATGTAAACTTTAAAAAACCAAGAACTATTAATGAATTTTTATTAATGTTTTATACTCAAAGAAATAATAATACACATCAATCAACAGCTGCTATTACATATTTTAATAATAAATGTACTATTGTACAATGTGATAAAATAAGAAGAAGCTTTGATGATTTATTAGAATTAGTACAGACATATTATCCTTCTACTACACCAAAGATATTAATTGGTAAACTATTAAAATTAAAAATTCCAGAATATAATTCTATAATGTTAACAAATTGTGGAGGAATGAAAAGAATTAGAATTTCTTATTTCGCACATAGTTCATATAAAACAAATTATGATAATGCAATAGGTATAAATAAATTAGATTCTAAATATTCATGGAAAGATTTATTAGACATGATTGGAATAATGAATGAACAACAATATGAAAACTATATAAATAATTAAATAAACAATTATGAAAACAGAGAATACAAGAATAGTTTTTATCTATAATAAAGATAACTCTATTACAACTATTGTAAAAAATAGAAAAAATAATGAACCAATATTTGATCGTACAGTAAGATTAAGAGGTACTGATACACCAAATAAAATAGTAGGTAGAAGATTTGCTTTTGAAAAAGCTATGACTCATGCTCGTAAGTATAATGTACTACCTAAAACTGAAGTGACAGCTTTATGGAATGATTTTAGATCTAATTTAAAACAACCATTAGGTAAATAATGAAACAAACCTATGAAGAGTTACTTATAGCATTAGGAAATGCTAGAGTAAACGGTGGTAATGTAACTTATCACTTTGCTGATGATACTAAAACAGTATCAAATATTAATAAAGAAGTATTTATTAATGAAAAAAATAATAGAGAAAGACCACTAGATGATGTTCTAGGAATCTTAGATTCAATTAGACATGATTTAGGAGCAGTTTCTCTTGAATTGTAATTGTGAAAACTCAAGATCAAATCAATAATGAAAATTTTAAATACATTATTGAAAATACTATATTAACAGTTAATATAATATTACAGAAATGGAAAATAGACAAAGATAATGAATTTAATAATAAAATTAAACTATTTAGGATTTGTTTTTCCAGATTCTTTTATAAGAAATATACTAAAGAAGTATATAATATACAAGAATCTAATCCATATTGTATAATTGATTACTATAAATTAATTAGTATTAATTTGAATATAAGTGATGAAGAATTAAAGAATAATAATATTATGATGGAATTTAATAATTTTATTAAAGATTTTGATTTCTTATATTTTAATGAAAAAAATTAAATATAATTAAAATTTAAAAGTTATGATGATTAAAGCAATAATAGCAATGTTATTAATAATATTATTAATTGCATTTTTTATAATAGTAACTTCATTTTTAATAAGAATATCATTTCTATTAACAAGTGATATGGATAGTTTATGCTATGAAGATCAAAGAAGCAGAACAATTATATTGTTAAAACTGAGGAAACTTGGTATAGTATTATATAAATAAATTTAATAATTAGGTGCTCATATTTTGTATTTGAGCTAAGTGACCGTATGTATCAGCCTAATTATTTTTTAAATGAAAGTGAATGAATGAAAGTTATTGGTAAAAAATATATAAGAGCAGGATCTGTAATGATTAGGATAAATAAGAAATTTTATGAAGTTCCTGATTCATTTCTATTTAAATCTCATGACAACAAAGATATATATCTTGTTGGAGTAAGAAAAGATAATGAAAATTCATTTAAACCTAAATATATATCAACTGTGAAATTTATAGAAGACGATATATATGAACATGTTCCATATGATTTATTGGAAAGTTTTATGATAAAAAAACATAAAAAACTAATAATAGATAATGAAGAATATGATATTCCAATAGAAATTATAGATGATATTAAATTGAAATTAATGAATTTATCTAAATATGATTTAAAAAATTTAAAACAAATTAAAAATGAATGTAGTATATATTTATTTAATAAATAAAAAATTACTTATAGTAAATAATATATATTATTCTTATTTTATTAATATAACAAAATTATTAATTAACATTATTTTAAAATAAAAAATATGGGATTTACAATTACAGGAATTACAGAAAATAAACCTACAGGTAAAAGGTTTGAATTAATAAAACATAGAAATGGACAAATTGGTATAATTGTTCATACTGATTCAGGTAAAACATTAATAAAAGCTGTCGCTTTTGATAATAATCGTGAATCATGTTATGCTGAATGGAGATTAGAAGATTGTACATTATTCGATGGTGAAATAATTTTAAAAAACTAACAATGGCACATGGAAATCCAAGAATTTGTATTTGTAATAAATGTAATATGTATGGATGTATTCCAAGATTTAGTCAAAATATTTGTACTAATTGTAATGGAAAGGTAGAACAAATTACTAAAGAGGAATTAAAAAAGAAATTAGGTTTAGCTATTTATCAAGAATTACCATATATACCATTTACATTTATTAAAATTAAATAATTATGTCAAAACCTTATTCAGCTTTAGCAGTAGCAATAGATTTATTATCTAATGAATACAAAACATATGATCCAATTACTATCTCTGATAAAGCTTGGGAAGATTTAGGTATGTGTATTAGTATTCACGAAATATCTGATTATTTAGATATAAATAGAGTAGAAGATTTTGAAACAGAATCTGAGAAAATTAAAAATAAAACAATAATAGAAATTAACTATGGAAAATAATAGTAAAAAAGTAGTAGAATGTCCAAATTGTTTAGGAGCTAAAAATATTATGGTTCCAAATGAAACAAGAGGTTTTCATTATGAAGATTGTGGATTATGTCATGCTACTGGAGTAGTAGATCCTCAATTAGCTGATGATTATATTTTTAGTTTAGATGAAGATAATTTAGAAACTAATAATGATTGGTAATTAAAGAAATTCAAGATCAAATATTAATTTATTTTAAAGATACTACTAAAGATAGATTAAATAGTAGAGGTAATTATTGGTCTTTTAAAGTGTTAGATAATAAGTATAAATATTTTTATACTGGAGTAAGTATACAATATATATGTTATGATTTATTTAAAGCTAAATACAGAAAATCTGATGTAGCACAAGCAATATATAATTTAGTTATTAATGATGAAATTAAAACACTATATTGTCCACATGTAAAAAAACATGTATTTTGCAATAAAGAATGTGTATACACTAATATATACACAGAAAGTTATGATAAAAAAGAGGCTCAAATTAAACATTTAGAAAGTTTTATAATAAAATAAAAAATTATGAGAAATACATTAATATGTGTATATGGTAGTTTAAGAAAAGAATTTGGAAATCATAGATTAATTAAAGATGCAGAATATAAAGGAATGTTTAGTACAGATCCTGTTTATTCACTGTATTCATTAGGAGGATTTCCAGGTTTAAAAGAAAATGGTAACACATCTGTAGTTATGGAAGTTTATGCTGTAAATGACGCAGAAGCCCATAATGTAGATATGTTAGAAGGTTATACACCTGGTGAACCAGCCTATTTTTATGATAAGGTTAACATTGAAACTCCTTGGGGAGAGGCTGGTGTTTATATTTATGTTGGAAATATTGCTGAAGATAGATTAGTTAAATCAGGAGATTGGTTTACTTTTAAAAAAGGATTGGAAGTTAAAGAAGTAGTATAATGAAAAGTAATGCTTTTATATTAGATTTTAATCTATTAAAAGAACAAGGTATTGAACCTGAAGATTTTGTATTATTAATACAAATAAATAATAATTTACCAATAGATAATTCAGTTGGAAATATTTGTTTAAATTCTTTACAAAATAATTTATTTATTCGTATAGAAAATAATGATATTATAATCAGAGAAAAAGGTAGATTATTATTAGAATTAACAACTATAGATAGTGTTAATTATCAATCTAATAAAGCTATTATTAAAAAGTCTTCAAGAGCTATAAATTCAGAGTTAACAAATGAATTTATAAATACTTATAGACAATTATGGAAAGGTTTAAAACTTGGCAGTATGGGCTCTGAAAGTGCTTGTAAAGCTAAATTAACTAGATGGATGTTAGAGAATCCTTCTTATACATCTAATGATATATTAAAAGCAGCTAAGATTTATATTGATTCATTAGTAGATTATAGATTTCTACAAACAGCAGATTATTTTATCTTTAAAAAAGATGGTAAAGAAGAATCTTCTAGATTATCTGCTTTTATAGATGAAATAGATAATGAAGAAATAAAAGATTGGACTACAAATTTGAGCTGATTTAAAAATGAAAAAAAATAATATGATTTATATAGATGAAGTTGATGTTCCTAAAACAAAGACAAGAAAAGAATTCATAAAAAAAATACTTACAAATAAAGGAGTAATAACTTATTCTAATAAAGAATGTACAATCGTTCAATGTGATAGAAAAGAAGCTTATAGAAGTATAAGTGAATTACATGAAATTGTCAAAGCAAGATTTAAATTTACTTCATTAGAGGCTTTATTAAAAATTATTAAAGCTATCAATGATGAAGATAAATGTATAGGTATTGTTTGGTGTACACAAATTGAGAAAGTAGTTGTTAAATATATGAAAAATACTCCTGGAAATTATATTACTAGTTTTAGTAGAGAAAGATTTTATAATGCAAAAGGTGTAGATGGAAAATCATTAGCAGACTACGAAAAAATTATGAATGCTATTTAATATAAAATAATTACAAGATAATAATTTTATAAAAATAAAAGACTAAATAAATAAGTTATTTTATATTGATATTAAAAATTAATATTAATATTGTCAGATAAAAGTTTATTTAATAGAACATTTGAATCCATAGTAAATAAAAGAGAACGTTTACTTAATGGAAAAATAAATTGTATTCCTTGGAATTTACCTAGATTTGAAAGACAATGTCCTGGTATTGAACAAGGTAAATACTATTTAGTAACAGCTGCATCAAAAGCAGCAAAAACACAACTAACAGATTGGTTGTTTGTATATAATACAATTCAACAAATAGTTGATAATAAATTAGATATTAGATTAAAAATATTTTATTTTTCATTAGAGCTTTCTAAAGAAGAAAAAATGTTAGCATGTTTTGCAAATATTTTGTATGTTAAAGAAGGAATACGTATATCACCTAGTGATTTAAAATCAACAAGAGAATCTAATATTTTATCAAAAGATATATTAAATATTATTAAAAAATATGAAATATATTTTAAGAAAATAGAAGAAATTGTTGAATTTGTCGATGATGTTCGCCATCCAACTGGAATTTACAATTTAGTTAGAAGATATGCTTTAGCTAATGGTAAAATTTATACAAGAAATATAGATATTAAAGGTGTTTTAACAGAAGTTGAAGATTACTATGAGCCAAATGATCCTGACGAATATGTTATGATTATAATTGATCATATTAGCTTAATTTCAAGTGAAAAAAGAAATGATCAACAGTTAACACAACATGAAAGTATTTCTATATTATCTTCAGATTATTTAATTAAACTTAGAAATAGATTTAATTATATACCTGTAGTTGTACAACAACAAGCATTAGCTGGTGAAAATATTGAACACAAGAAAATGAATAGTTTAAAACCTTCTGCTGCAAATTTAGCAGATAATAAATTAACTATTCGTGATTGTAATGTAGCATTAGGAATATTTAGTCCTTTTAGAAATGAAATACCAGAATACTACGGATATGATATTACTCAATTTAAAGATAATATTAGATTTTTAGAAATTATGGTAAGTCGTGATGGAGGAGCAGGTACAATCTGCCCATTGTACTTTGACGGAGCTGTTAATTATTTTAAAGAGCTTCCTAAACCTGATGATAAAGAAGGTATGAAAGTAGTTTATGAATTTTTAAAAAACATAAAGAGATAGAATGAAGAAAAGTGATGTAGTGAGTTTAGATACTTTAGATGAATACTATACAAAAACAAGAAAAATAAAATTTAACAATGATATACAAATAGAATCTTTAGATAATATTTATGATTCATTATTTTATAAAAAATTATATACTAATTTGCCAACTTATTATAGTAGGGGAGCAAGACATTGTAAATCTGGTAGAGCAAGAAGTATAGATGATTTTTTTAGAATTTCTAAATTTTATTTTCCAAATATGAATATCAAGGAAATAATTATTTTTTTAAAACTTAAAAATAAAGAAGAATTGAAAAATAGAGAAGTAATGCGTTTATTTTTTTGCAATACTATTAGAAAATATAATTTTCATGGTATTGTAAGTAATACAACATATTATAAATATTTATTAGATTATAATTTTCTTAGAGATGGTTTTATTAACTTTAATAAATCAATTGTAGATATAGTATAAATTTAAAGTGGATGGTGGTCGGAATAAATGAATGATAGATTTACCAAAAGAAGTTGGAGGACCTTCTAGAAAAAACCCTAAAAAATTAATTATATTTAGTTCACCTAAAGCTGGTAAAACACACGCATTAAGTTTACTTGAAGATAATTTAATTCTTGATTTAGAAAGTGGTTCAGGATTTGTAGCTGGTCTAAAAATAAATGTTTTAGATGAAGCAAAAAAGCAGGATATTAAACCTATTATGGCTTTAAAACAAATTATTGATTCTATTACTAAAGCTAATAATGCAAAAAAAGGATATTTATATAAATATATCTCTATAGATACTGTTTCAGCTTTAGAAGATTTTTATGCTCCAACACTTGCATTAAGCCTTTACAAAAATACACCTATTGGGCGCAACTTTCAAGGTGATAATGTTTTAGAATTACCACAAGGTGCAGGTTATTACTGGCAGAGATTAGCAATGATAATGATTTTAGATGAATTAGAAGCTCTTTGTGAAACATTAATTATATCAGGTCACACAAAAGATAAATTAGTAGAACTTAATGGTAAAGAAATGACCCAGAGAGGATTAGATTTAGTAGGAAAAATGCCTTCTATATTATGTTCCAAAAGTGATGCAATTTGTTATTTATATCGTAAAGATAATCAAACAATAGCTAATTTTAAGACAGCAGATTCATTATCTGTAGGTGCTAGACCTGAACATCTTAAAAATCAAGAGATTGTTCTATTAGAACAAAATGAAAATGGAGAATTTGTATCTCATTGGGATAAAATCTTTATAGAATAATGAGTTTTTATAAAGAAGAAGCTTTTAATCTTTTTATTTCAGAATTAACTGAATTAATTGAAAAAGGTGAAGGTACAATAGAAAATGATTGTTTATGTATAGGAGATATTGAATCTCATCTTGGAGAAATAGCATCATTTAATGATGATTTTGATTCTAATGGTTGGGAATTTGATTATTGGTGTACATATAAAATAAATGATAAAACTCTTAACATAAATGGTTCTGGGTATTATGGTGGTTTAAGTATCACAATAGATTAAATAAGTTATAGTTCTTTAAAAACTAAAAATTTAATATAAGCAGATAAAATAAATATGGGAATAGATTTAAATGGAAGTGAGTATAATTCTCCAGTAGTGGGAATTTTCAACAATGGACAGGCTGGAAAAGTCAATGGAGTAAAAGTATCAGTAGAAAAGAAAGGAATAGCAGATTCAGATAATGCACCTGCATATAAAGTTCTATTTACTGATGAAATTGGTAGTATTAACATGGGATTATTCTACCCAACTGAGCAATCAACAGATTCTCAAAATAAATTACTAGCAGGTAAATGTGCTGATTTAGTTAAAGCAGTTATGGGTGTAGATTATGTATTTCCTCAATATAATTCATATAATGAATTACTTGATGGTTGTATGACAATCTTATCTCAAAATGCTGAAGGTAAATTAGTAAATGTATTTGCTACTTATGGAACTAAAGGAGCTCCTAAGAAATTCTTAGGTGTTTATAAAAACTTTAATTTCGTAGAAGGTGCTGATGTTAAAGCTTCTGCATTACGTCAAACTATTAATCCTAATAAGGAACAATATGATGATTTAATGGAAAGAATTGTTGAAGATCAACAACCTACACAAATTAATGAAAGTAATGTATCTTCTGAACCAGTTTGGGGAGCAAGATCATAAATATAAAAATAGGGAGTGAATGCTCCCTATATGGGCTGTATGGTGGTAATGGATTTGCCATAGACGACGTGTGTTGTACAGTATCGGTTCGAGTCCGAAACAGTCCACTATAAAATAAATAACTAATAAATAATAAACAAATATGAAATCGCAAGAATTTCCACAATGTTGTGGTATGAAGATATTATCAGAATTTGGTCATACTACTACTGCTGTAGTTACAACAAAATATACCAGAGATGAAATAAAAGAATTTATAGTAAATGATAGAGGTGTTAGTTTTACACGTAGTACAATACAAGTAATATCTTTAAATGAACAACAACTTAAAAGTATAGGTAGAGATTTATTTGTAGAATTAGGATTTAAAATATCAGAACCAATGTATTATCCTGGTCATGGTAATAATTTATTTATATTAACATATAATCCAAATGGTAGTAAACCTGAATAAAAAATATGTAAGTAAAGAATTATTATTTGAACATATATCTGATTTACAAATATATAGAGCATATATAGATTTTGATATAAAATTTGGAACTGTATTTTCATCTCCCTTAAGAGAAATAGATAATAAACCATCATTTGGTTTTTTTGAAGGTGAAGGTGGTGAAATATGTTTTAAAGATTTTGTATTAGGTACAGGTGACTGTATTAAATTTGTACAAATGAAATTTGGTTTAAATTATTTTGAGGCATTAAGTAAAATTGCATTAGACTTTAATTTAGAAGATGAATTTAAAATTACAAATACATTCAAAACAAACATTAATTCTAATTATCAAAATTTTAAAGATAGAGAAGCTATTATAAGAGAAATTAATAGTAATAATTTAGGTAAAACAGCTCGTACTTGGGCTTTACATGATTTAGCATTCTGGAATAAATTTGGTATAACTAAAACTACATTAGAAAAATATAATGTAGAACCAGTATCTTATTTACATGTAGGTGTAAACAAAAAAATAATACCTGCTGATAAATATGCTTATTCATTTAGAGAAGCCAAAGAAGGTTCTTTTACTTATAAGATATATCAACCATATAATATAAATTATAAATGGTTAAATAATCATAATAATTCTGTATGGCAAGGATGGTCACAATTACCATTAACAGGTAATGAAATTATAATAACTAAATCATTAAAAGATGTAATGTCTATTCATGATGTATTAGGAATACCTGCTGTAGCATTACAATCAGAATCTGTAATACCTAAAGAAAAAATAATTGATGAATTAAAATCAAGATTTAAATATGTTTACATATTATATGACAATGATTACGATAAAGAAGAAAATTGGGGACAGATATTTAGTAATAAATTAACTAAAGAATTTGGATTTTATGAAATGTTTATACATGAAAAATATAAAAGTAAAGATTTTAGTGATTTAGTTAAAAATCATGGTTCTAAAATAGCAACAGATTATATTAATACATTAATGGATTTACCATTTTAAATACTTTTAAGATATGGAAAAAAAGTTTTTGATAGCTGTATATGGTTGTCTTAGAAAAGGTCTAAATATGCACGGTTATTTATCTTCCAATTCAATATATATGGGTAGTTATGATACAGATCCTATTTATAGTATGTATTCAATTAAATCATTTCCTGGTTTAGTAAAAAATGGTAATACTTCTATAAGAATGGAAGTATATGAAGTCAATGAAGGAGTATTAGATAATATAGATGGATTAGAAGGAGTTAGTTCAATACACGATGATTTAAGTATGTTCTTAAGAGAATTAATAGAAACACCATATGGAGATGCTTATACTTATTTTTATAATGAAGAAATTAATACAAGAGTAAAAGTAGATTGTGGTGATTGGTTAGAGTTTAAAAAACAATTAAAAAAAATGATTAAATAATAATATTATGGGTATTGTAAGTATTAAAAAAAATAAAAAAGAAATAACAAAAACTACAGATACTGGTAGAGGATGGATTCCTCAAATACGTAGTAGACATCCTAGCCATCATGGTTTAAGAGGTGCTCTTAGAAGATTAGGTTTTAGAAGTGTAATTAGATTTGGTTCTACAACAGAATTAGATGTTAATTATAGAGTTGAATTAAATTCAGCAGAAGCTATTAGAAATAGTTCTAGTAAACTTAAAATGAAAGAATGTTTTGATAATCTAAAAGTTAAAACAGCTAAATGGACACAATTAACTGGTGAAGCATTAATTAATTGGATTCAAAATGAAAAAGATGGAGTTGGTTATCCAATTGTAGCTAAACATCATTTTGGAAGTAGAGGTACAGGTAATTATTTATTAAGAAATAAAAAAGAAGTAGAAGAATTTCTTAGTAAACAATCTAAAAATTTAGGTAGATATATATTTGAAAAATATTATAACTATAATAGAGAATATAGATTACATGTAACTAAAAATGGTTCATTCTATGCTTGTAGAAAAATGTTAAAAGGAGAATTTAAAGATAGTGATAAAGCATGGCAAAGACATGATGATAATTGCTCTTGGATTTTACCAAACAATCCTTTATTTGAAACACCTAATAACTGGAAAGAAATAGAAGAACATTGTGTAAATGCTTTAAAATCTTGTGGTTTAGATTTTGGTGCTTGTGATTTAAGAGTTCAAAATAATACTGATGAAAAAGGTAAGGTAAGAGCTAATCCTGATTTTATTGTAATTGAAATTAATAGTGCTCCATCATTTGGACAGATAACATTAGAAAAATATAAAGAAATGTTACCTGAACTACTTATACAGAAAAGTAATGAATGAACCTTTTTATTTTTTTAACCAAAGTCCTTACATAATCAATGATAATATAACTAAAGAAGTTTCAAAAATAGAATATAAAACAAGACTTCTTGTTACTGATTATTTAAAAGCTGGTAAAGTTACACAAATAGGAGAACATTTTTCTATAGAATTTATAATACAGAAAAATAGTTTTCCATATGATTTACGATTTGATGTATATACTGGAGCTTTTGGTAATTGTCAAAATGTTACAGTAAGAAATTCTAATAAAATTATATTTGCAACAAATGATTATCAAGAATTTAAAGATGTTTTATTATATATAGTTGAACATTCTAAAAAGAAAGTTATTATCTTTGATATTAAAGAAAGTTATTATGATCAATTAATTAAATTAATAGAAGGACATAATACAGAAGAAAAGCTGTTTTTAGTTAAACAAAAATATACAAATTTAACAAACAATATTATGTATTGCTTATACATAAATACAAATAATTTATAAAATGAAAAAAACAATAGGTATTTATGCCGACACATTTAATGGTAAAGTTGGACAAACATTTGCTTATATGCAATTTTTTAGTCAATTTGGTTTTGTTAGAATGATATCTACACATGAAAATTTAGATAATATTATAAATGAAATTGATATTCTAGTTATACCAGGTGGTGCTGATGTTGATGCAACATTATATGGTGAAATACCAGGTGTAAATGATAGTAGAATTAATCAACATTATGAATATTTAGATAATTTGTTAATACCTCAATTTATACAAGCAAATAAACCTATTATAGGGATAAACTAACATGTCCCATTATGTAGTGATACATAATTAAAAACGGGGTGAACTCATGGAAAAGCTGAAATGCCAATCATGAGCTAAGCTTAGAGAGAAATCTATTTGAAAGTGCAACGACTAGGAATCAAGACTAAGTTCTTCATTATTAAAGAATATGTCAGTAATATTCCCACGAGCGCCCTGGTTCTCATTAAAACAAATAATATTTAAAATATTTTTAGAAAAAAGTTTAAGTTGATTAAAATTTGCTTCATTCTTCATAGCATTAGCTAATCTAGAAATAACAATAATATTTCCTTTAATATATCCTTTAGAATTATTAATTCTATCTATTGTATGTGTATTGATAGCATAGGAAATATTTTTAGAATAATCTAATTCAAATTCTAATATTGGACAATATCTTGGTAAGATAATATCCGTATATTCTAAATTGAATTCTAAATTTCTTCTTTTTGCAGATCCTTTTAAATTTCGTATCATATAACCTTTAATTCTATCTTCTCTATTTGAATAATTTCTTTCAATAAAGTTAGTTTTTAAACCTAGTTTTTTACGAATATTTTGAGTCATTGATTTAGAAATATTAAGTTTTTCTGAAATCATTCTATCTGAATATCCTTTTTCTACATAATCTATAAATAATTCTTTATAGGCTGTAATTTTAGAGGCTGGTTCAAGATTTAATGATTTTCTAAAAATACCTATTTTTTTACGATCAATATTTAATTCTGCTGCGATTTTATAATCGCTTAATCCTTTATTATATAAAGGTAAAAATAATTCTTCCATAATTAAAATGTGTTTTATATTAAACATATAATAAAGATAGGGAATTTTTATTTAAAAAACAAGAAATAATTAAATTATTTTATAATAAAAAATATTATATTGAGAATATGATATAGTCTGGACTTACGTTAATAGAAAGCGTAAGAAGTATAGAATAAAGAGTCTATACGATAACAGCGACGATGTCGCGGAATGCAACGTCTAAATGTATATTTTGGTGGAACCCTGAACCAACATATTATTGGACATCATCAAGGTGATGATAGAGATAAAAGATTACAAATGTTACAATTTCCAGATAGTGAAAATGTATATTATGTAAATACTTTACATCATCAATCAGTTGATAAATTAGGTGATAATTTAGAAATATTAGCATATACACCAATATATGATGGATGTTATTCTAAACATACTAATTATCAACCTTGGAGAAGATTTGATAAATCTGGTAAACTTGAATCTACAGATAATTCACCTGTAACTATTGAAATATTTAAACATTCAGATTTAAAAGTTTTAGGAATACAATATCATCCAGAACAGTTCAATTGTAAACTAGCAAAAATGTTAATAGAAAATTTAATCGATGATGAATAAAAAAATAACAGTATTAATAAATGATAAGTTAAGTAATTCATCTTATTTAGCTTTCTTAAAAGAAATATTCACAGTTGAAGTTGTAGAATATTCAAAATACAATTACGAACATATTGACTTAGCATTATTTACAGGTGGAGAAGATGTAAATCCTATTTACTATAATGAAGGACAAGGAAATAGAACTCAATGTAATCCTGATAGAGATAAAGTTGAAAAAGCAATGTATAATTCTGTAGGTAAAAAAACATTTAAATTAGGAATTTGTAGAGGTTCTCAGTTATTAACTGTTTTATCTGGTGGAAAATTAGTACAACATGTTGAAAATCATACTAGATCTCATAGTATTATTTCTAATTTTCCAGAACATAATTATAAATTTATTATAACTTCTACACATCATCAAATGATGTACCCTTTCTTAATGAAAAAAGAAAGTTATCATATTATTGCTTATTCTGAATATTATTTAAGTAATACATATTTAAATGGAAAAAATGAAGAAATTTCTATTCCTGATGATTTTGTAGAACCTGAAATAGTATTTTATAAAGATAGTAATTCTTTATGTATTCAAGGACATCCTGAAATGTCAAGTTGTCCAGATGATACTAAACAAATGGTTGCTCATCTAATATTAAAATATTTAAACAAATAAAAAATGGTTAAAATTAAAGAAAATAAATATAAAATAACATTGGGGAGTGATCCTGAAATATTCATTAAAAATGAAAAAGAAATTGTATCAGCTGAAGGATTAACTGGTGGTTCTAAATGGGCACCAGTTCCTATTAGTGAAAGTGGTCATATGATTCAAGAAGATGGAATCGCTCTTGAATATAATATTCCACCATCTGAAACAGTAGAAGAATTTATTGAAAATCATGAATTTGTACAAGATTATTTAAAACAAATGATTTTAGCTCACGGATATACATTTTCAATAAATAGAAGTGCTGAAATTAATCCTATATATTTACAAACAGAACAAGCAACTACATTTGGTTGTGAACCTGATTATAATGTATATTTAAAAGGAGAAAATATATCACCTAATCCTAATACAAATTTAAGATGTTGTGGTGGTCATATTCATATTGGATATCCAAATAATAATCAAGAACAAACTGAAAAAATAGTTTTAATGTTTGATATATTTCTTACATTACCTGCTCTATTTAAAGACAATGATACGCGTCGTAGAGAATTATATGGTAAAGCTGGTTCTTTCAGATTTAAAGATTTTGGTGTAGAATGTAGAGCATTATCTAATTTTTGGATTCATAATAGAGAAGATATGACTTGGATTTGGGAACAAACTATTAAAGCTGTAACTTGTGTATTGGATAATGAATGTGATGAATTAATTGCAAAATATTCAGAAAAAACTAGAGAAGCTATTGATACTAATAATTTAGTATTAGCTAGAGAAATATTAACAAGTATAGAAAAAGAAGAATTAATAACAATTTAAGATGATAAACACATTAATAATTTTATTATTAATTCACTATGTGGGATTAATAGTCTTTAAACCAAAATTAAACATATTAAGTTGTGGTATATTTGCCTGGGCTGGTAAAGATTTTAAGAAATTTGATAAAGCAAAATTTGATATCCAAGGACTTTATAATAATGATAGAGGTGGAGATTCATGTGGAGTTAGTACAGATGGAGAAATATATTATGGTGTTGGTAATTTTCAAAAACACTATAATCAATTTATTGTAGAAAAAAATTATAAAACACCATTATTATATCCAACAGTTATAGGTCATACTAGAAAATCTAGTTATGGAGTAATTAATGAACATAATGCACATCCATTTGGATTTGGTAATATTGATGGAGCAGGTTTTTCTTTTATAGGTTGTCACAATGGAACATTAATTAATCATAAAGAACTTGCAGAAAAATATAATGTAGATGAAGATCACTATAAACAAGAAAATGGAAATTTTGATAGAACTAAAATTGATTCAGAAATATTATTAGAAGGTATTTATTTATCTAAAGATATTAAAATACTTAATGATTATATTGGTGGGGCAGCTATTATATTTCAAGACTTAAGTGAACCTAATATAATATATGCTTATCATGGTGCATCTAGAAAAGAAACTACTGATACAGATGCTACAATATATGAAGAAAGACCTTTATATTATTATAGAGAAACTAAAAATAGTTTATATATTTCATCTATACCTGAACCATTAATAGCTATTGGTGGAGAGTTAGAAAAAACTGTATTTGAATTTGATTATAATTATGTTTATAAAATCGAAAATGGTGATATAGATAAATGTGTTAAATTTAAAGTAGATAGATCTAAATCTGCACATAAAAGAGGTTATGCTAGTTCTGTTAGTAATCATAATCAAGCATCTGCATTTCATATGGGACAAAATTATAGTCAAATGATGAATAATAGAAATAGTAAGAAAAATAGAAAAAATAAGAAGAAATTATCAGATAATACTAAAGTAATTAATATTTATGATGAAGTTGAAGATAATTTCTTCAAATCTAAAGTATATTATAAAAATTTAAGATATTTTAGAAATGGTCATAAAATTAATGGTGTATGGACATTTATTAAAGGTTATGGTTTTTATTTTCTTAGTAATGATACTACTGCAGCTGAAAAAGAATCTTATGATTTAATTGAAAGAGATTTTGATTTATCATCTGGTACTTTTATTAGAGTAGATAAAAAAGTTGATAAAAATAATAAAAATCTCTTTAAACCATTTCCATTTAATTCTGAATTTCCTACTTTAATATATTTTCATGAAGGTATATTACTTAAAGATCCATTAGATTATAAAGTTCTTACTACAGAAAAAAGTAGAACATTTACATTAAGTGATTTATCTTATATGTCAAAATATCCATTAATATATAATATTACTATTAGAAAACCTGATTTACATCAAGAAATTTGGTTAGATGGTAAAGCTTATACTGATACTTTTTCACCTACACAAAGTGGTAAAATTTATGAAGTTATTAATGGTAATTTAAAAAGTATTGAGGTATGTGAAAATATATCTGATATTGTAGATATTCCTGATAATGAAACTCCTGTAATTCAATTACCTATTTCTTTAAATACATGTTGTAATATTGATGATCAAGATGATACAGAAATGTTAGCAAATCTTGAGCAAGGTTTAATAGGACAATATTCACCATTAACAGAAGAAAATACTTTATTCACTCTACATTTAGAATCAAAAGTAACTGAATATTTTATTAAAAAAAATAAATTTATTGAAGATGAAAAAATAATAGATGATGAATTACCATTAGTTAATTTTGATAAAGAAAGTACTGATAAAATTAATAATTTAATGACTCCAATTTATGTAACAGTACAAAATGCTAATATTGAGTTAAAAAATATTAAAAATAATGATCAAGCATCACAATTAATTGATATAAATAAAGAATATTTAATGAATATTGATGATGTTGTAAATACAGATAACAAGAACTAATATGGAAAATATTGAAAAAGTAATAGCAATAGATAATAAAACTTATCCTAAAGATTCTTGTAGATTTATAGATGGTAAATATTATTTAATTGGATTAAAAGAAATTAAATGTTCTGGTCATGTTTATTTGATTAATGGTAGATATATTAGAGAAAATACTAATAGATTAGTTTATAATCATACTACAATGGAATATGAGTTGAAAAATAATTCAGTAATAGAAGGTATTATTGGATTTGATAAATTTAATGTTCCTATATTAGGTTATTTTAATTTAAATCCAGTATATAATGTTAAAATTGTACTACAAAATGGCAATGAAAATATCTGTATTAATGAATCTATAATTAATTTAAATTATAGAGAAGAAAAAAGTACAGGTATTTATTATCATATAACTTTAAAAAGCGTATTAGAATTAAGATCATTAGAATTAGTAGGAAGAGAATATAAAGAATCTTTACCTTATGATTCAAGAGGTATTACATCTAAATATTTAAAAAATTATAATGATAATTATAATCCTATTTATAATGATAGTGTTGAAAAATATAGTCTATTATTAAAAAATTATACTTTTGGTTTAGAATTTGAAAGTGTACTAGGTATTATACCTAATAATAAATTAAATTATTTACCATTAATTCCATTAAGAGATGGTAGTATTGATGGTATAGAATATGTTACAGTTCCATTACAACATAAAAAGGGAATGCAAGCATTAATTGATTCAGTAAAAGAGTTAAATAAAAGAACAGAATATAATGAATCTTGTTCTTTACATTTACATATAGGTAATATACCTAGAACACCTGAATTTATATTAGCATTTTATAAATTATCTTGTTATTTTCAAGAAGATATATTTAAGATGTTTCCTTTGTATAAAAAATATAATTTTGGAATAAAACGTAAAAATTATAGTAAACCATTTGATTTTAATAAGATTAATATTTGCTTAGAACCAAGTATTGATATTAAAAATAAAGATCAAGTAAATAAAAATTTTAGTTTAATATTTAATTATTTATCAGAGGTTACACCTTTTTCAGAATTTAAATATGATTTAAATAATGTTAAAGAGCATCCTAGAGATCCTAATGGAAATACAAAATGGAATATTACAAATAGATATTATTCTGTAAATTTTATTCCTTTAATTTTTGGAAATAAACAAACTGTTGAATTTAGAATTCATACTCCTACTTATGATATAGGTAAAATTATAAATTTCTTATTAATTAATATTTATTGTATAGATTATACTATTAATAATATTTCTGAAATATTAAGTAATCCTAAGTTTTTATTAAAATATAATAATTTTCAACATTTTGTAGAAGATTATATTTATAATCACAATCCTTTAAAAAAAGGTTTAAAAAATACATTATCAACTCATCAATTAAATTATTTAAGAGAAAGAATTTCTAAAACCTATGATGGAAATTGTAATGGTGAAATTTCTGGTAATGAAAAGATTATTAAATGTAATAATGTTATAAACTGGAAAAATAATAATTTAGTTAATTATGATGAACTATATTATGATAATAAATATGTTATTTCTAATGAAAATGATTTAGAAATTGATGAATCTAGAGAAATAAATAATAACGAAAAAGTTTTAAAAGCTAAAAAGAATTTTGGTTATATGCCAAGTCCTTTTGATGAAATTAGACAACCAGATTCACAAATAATATCTGATGCTAAAATTCACTACAAAAATACTATTAATAAAATACATAATGAAATAAATTCTACACAATCAGTACATGGTGGATTTTTTCAACAGATACGTGAACGTGAAACTAATGTAAAACCAGTATAATTTAAATTAAAATATAGAAGGTAATGGAAATAAAACATTTAAATCGCGAACATAATTATGATCTAGTTGTAGATTATGATGAGTTATTAGGAAAAAAATGGGCTAATTGTATTAAAAATACTCTTATCTCTAAACAAATGAATGAACTGATGTATAATCTTCATGAGAAATATAAAAATTGTAATTTCTTTTATCCTAGTAAACATGATATATTTAATGCTTTTAAGTATGTTGGTCCTTCTGAAATAAAAGTAGTAATTGTTAATACATTACCTAAATTTTCAGAACATAGTAATGGTCTTGCATTTGGTTCTAAATATACTGATAAGGAAGATGTTCCAAGAGATATAATAGATTTATTTAAAAAAATAAATGAAAAATATCATTCTGATATAACTATTAGTAATGATTATACATTGAAAACTTGGGCTAATCAAGGTGTTTTATTATTAAATTCAGCATTAACTGGAACACATATGTCCAGAGATATATCTGAATGGTATTTTTTTGTACAAAATATTATAAAATATATAAATGATTTTAAAACAGGTGTTGTATTTTTATTTGTAGAAGATGCTAATTTTTATTCTTCAATGGTGAATAAGAAAAGACATACTGTAATAAAATCAAAATCTTTAACTATAGATAAATTAGATGAAATTAATAATGAAATATTATTTATAAATGGTGAAGGTCATAACATTGAATGGTAGTGAATATTTATTTATAAGCACTAATGTTCCGAGTTTAAAAAACTCAAAAGTAAAAACTTCAAAAGGTATTTTCTCATCAAAGACGGTGGGAAAATATCTAAGAGGTTTAGGTATACAATCATATTCCTCAAGTAAAAAGATTGTAAAAGGTTATGTAAATAGACCTAATGAATTCTTGAAATGTCAAGAATACTTTGAAAAATATTTAATTAATAAACCATATGAAATAGGATTTCATTTTGTTAGAGGTACTAAACATAAATTTGATTTTAATAATGCTACACAAATTATTGCTGATTTAATGACAGCACATAATTTTATAGAAGATGATGATATGGATAATTTTATTCCATTTCCATTTAAAATTAATAATCAATTTTATACTTATAATAAAGAAAATCCTGGAGTATATATAAAAATATTAAATTGATAAAATTTAATTGTGAATGAAGATGAATGGTAGAAAAGTTAAACAATTTAACAAAAATACTCAGTAATGAGGAAATAATAGATTTAACATTATCATATAGTAAACTATCAGATTTTGATAGGAATGGATCTGTTTCTTTAATTAGAAACACTTTTATAGATAATGATGGTGTGAAATTTGGATCATTAGTAGATGATTTATTATTTCAAGACAAAAATTATTTCAAAAAAACATATTATATTTTTGATGGAGAAAAACCCACTGGTACTTTAGGTTTACTTACTGATATAATTTTAAAAAATTATATGAAAATACCCAATACTGAAAAAGTATTAGAAATTATAAAAGTAAATAACTTTTGGGCTTCTACTAAAAAAGAAGAATTATTGCAAAAGAATTTTGACCAAGATAATTTTTGGCAATATTTAAGATGTAAATTTGAAGTTAACGATAGAGTTATTATAGCAAATAAAGAATATGAAGATGCAATTGAATTAGTTGATATTTTAAAAAATCATAAATATTCTAAGAATGTATTATATAATAACTTTGATAAATACTATCAGTTTAGATTTGAGTTTGAATACAGAAAATTTAAAATAAGAGGTATTTTAGATATAATTAATATTGATCATGAAAATAAAAAAGTATATTTTATAGATTTAAAAACAGGTAAAAATCCTGCTATTGAATTTCCAGATAGTTTTATTAAGTGGAGATATTATTTTCAAGGTGCTATATATAAATTAGCTTTTGAATCAATTTGTAAAAAATTAGATTTGAAAGATTACACATTAGAACCTTTCCAATTCTTATATATTTCAAAATCAGATAAGATACCTTTAATATATGAAATGACTGATAAATGGTTTAATGCTGCAGTCAAAGGATTTAAAATCAATAATTATAAATTTAAAGGAATTAATGAGTTATGTGATGAAATTTATTGGTGTTGGAAAAATAAACAATACGATATACCAAAATATATCGTAGAAAATGATGGATTAGTAGAAATTAATGATAATTTTATAAGTGTAAATGAGTAATCTCAAGTATAATGCATCAAAAACATATTTACTACCTTTAATATCTGAAGTAATACATTTAGAACCTAAATTTATTAACTATTTAGAAAATACATACATGTTTGATGAGAATAATGAATATAACGAATGTTTTTTTATAAGACATAAGTTTTCATTCAGAAATCCTGAATTTACATCGTATGAACATAAACTAATAGATAATGAATATTTTATAAAATGTATTGATATAGATGATGAGGTAATATATATATTCAAATTTCCTAAAGAATATTTAAAAGAATATTACTGTTTAATGAACAGTAAATATTCAGAATTTGAAGAAGATGCTAAAGAATTAATATTAAGATTTTGGACTAGAATTTATGGTAAAATACCTACTGGTGTAAATGTAATATTAAGAATAAAACAAATACTATACAAAGACGAGAAACTTAAAAAACAATTAGAAGAAAAATTAAATGTGAAATTAAACAGTAACTCCGAACTTGGAGAAAATGTTAATATAAAAGACGAAACTTTTAAATATGAAAGTAAGAATAAAGAAAAAAGTTGACAATTAATTAGGAATTCTAATATTTTTTCACTATATTTGTAAAAAACAAATATATATGGAAATAAAAAGAAGAATATCTAGATATTCCAGTGGAATGTTATTTACAGAATATTTAAAAATATGTAAATATTGTAAAGAGGAATGTTGGGTTAATAAAAAAAATATTGAACATTGTTCTAGAAATTGTGCAAATAATCATTTAAGAAAAATAATTAATCCTCTAGAATTTTATTTTAGAGAAAAAATTAGTAGATTAAGAAGTAATGCAAAAACAAGACGAAAAGAATTTAATTTAACATGGAATGATTTGTTGGAAAGATATAATAAACAAAACGGTTTATGTTATTATACTAATATTAAAATGTCATTAACTTATTCTGTAAAATCTGAAAAAATTTGTCCACCTAAACAATTATCAGTAGATCGATTAGATAATAAAAAAGGTTATGATAAAGATAATATCGTATTATGTTTATTTTGTATTAACAATTTCAAAGGAGAAATGTCAATTAATGAATTTAAAGAAATTATTAATGAAATAAGATTTAATGAAGATTAGAATTAAAAAATTACATGAAAACGCAGTTATACCATCTTATTCAAAGATTGGGGATGCTGCAGTTGATTTGACTGCAATAGATATAAATACTATTGATAATAAAGATCATGGTTATATTGAATATAATACTGGCTTAGCTGTTGAGGTACCTGAAGGACATGTTGGATTAATATTTCCACGTAGCTCTATAAGCAATACAGGGCTCATTTTAGCTAATGCTGTAGGTGTAGTGGACTCTAACTATAGAGGACCAATTAAATGTCGTTTTAAAGCTATTCCTGGTACTATTATTTATAGTGTAGGAGATAGAATAGCACAATTAATTATTTTACCAATTCCAAATATTGAATTTGAAGAAGTTAAAGATTTATCTGAAACTGAAAGAGGTGAAGGTGGATTTGGAAGTACTGGAAAATAAGTATATAAAAATATAATGAAAAAAGAAACTTTAGAAGCAACTATTAAATGTTTAGAACATTTAGCAATAAATATTGGAGAAACTACAACAGAATATCACTGGAGAGAGTTTTGTGGATTAATAGAAATGCTTAAAGAAAATTTTCCAGAATATAATTTACAAGAAGTTCAAACTAATATATATAAGAAATTAATTGTAGATAATAATATAAAGGAAAATAATATTATAGATGAAGATGAGTGGTAAAACCACAAATGTTGAATGATAAAAAATTTGAATGCAAAAAGATAAAGAGATATTAAGCAATATCACTGTATACAGTAAGTATGCAAAACACAAACCTGAATTAGAACGTAGAGAAACATGGGAAGAATTAGTAACTAGAAATATGGAAATGCATATTGAAAAATATCCTAATTTAAAAAAGGATATTACAAATATGTATAATAAATTTGTATTTACTAAAAAAGTGTTACCATCTATGCGTAGTTTACAATTTGGGGGTCGAGCAATTAAATTAAACAATAGTAGAATATATAATTGTGCTTTCTTACCAGTTGATGATATTCGTAGTTTTAGTGAAACTATGTTTTTATTACTTGGAGGCACAGGAGTTGGTTACTCTGTACAAAATCACCACATAGATAAATTACCAGAAATTAGAAAACCAAATTACACAAGAAAGAAAAAATATGTGGTGCAAGATAGTATTATAGGTTGGGCAGATTCTATAAAAACACTATTTAAATCATATACAGGAAGTATAGGTTCTCATATTGAATTTGATTTATCTGATATTAGGGCTAAAGGTGCTTTATTAATTACAGCAGGAGGTAAAGCACCAGGACCTGAACCATTAAGAATAGCTTTAGTTAAAATTGAAGCTATTCTAAGAGAAAAAGAAGATGGTTCTAAATTAACAGATATAGAATGTCATGATATTCAATGTCATATAGCTGATGCTGTGTTAGCAGGTGGAATCCGCCGTGCTGCGATGATATCATTATTTGACTTAGATAGTGACGCAATGTTAAATTGTAAAGCTGGAAATTGGTGGGAAACTAATCCACAAAGAGGTAGATCTAATAATTCAGTTACATTATTACGTCATAAAATTGATAAAAAAACTTTTGATAAAGTTTGGGAAAGAATTGAAGCATCAGGAAGTGGTGAGCCAGGTATTTATCTTACAAATGATAGAGATTGGGGAACAAATCCATGTTGTGAAATAGCACTTAGACCTTATCAATTTTGTAATCTTGTAGAAATTAATATGTCAAATATTAAATCACAAGAAGATTTAAATGAAAGATCACAAGCTGCAAGTTTTATTGCAACATTACAAGCATCTTATACAGATTTTCATTATCTTCGTGATATATGGAAAAAAAATACTGAAAAAGATGCATTATTAGGTGTATCAATGACTGGTATAGCTTCTAAATATAATTTAACTTTAAATTATGAAGAAGCAGCTAATATTGTAAAAGAGCAAAATAAACAATTAGCTGAAATTCTTGGTATTAATCAAGCAGCACGTACAACTGCAGTTAAACCTGCAGGAACTACATCACTTGTATTAGGGACATCATCTGGAATTCATGCTTGGCATAATGATTATTATATAAGAAGAATGCGAATAGGTAAAAATGAAGCATTATATCATCATTTAGCTATTTATCACCCAGAATTATTAGAAGATGAGTATTTCAACCCAAAATTACAAGCTGTTATCTCTGTTCCTCAAAAGGCTCCAGAAGATGCTATCACACGTCATGAATCTACGTTAGATTTACTTGAAAGAGTTAAATTTATATCTGCAAATTGGGTTAAAACAGGACATATTAAAGGACAAAATACACATAATGTATCTTGTACTGTATCTGTAAGACCTGATGAATGGAAAATAATAGGAGAATGGATGTGGGTTAATAAAGATTATTACAATGGTTTATCTGTATTACCATATGATGGTGGTAGTTATCGTCAAACTCCTTTTACTGACTGCACAAAAGAAGAATATGAAAAATTAATGGAAACATTAAATAATGTAGATTTATCTAAAGTTATAGAACTTCAAGATAATACTAATCTTAATGATCAAGCAGCATGTTCAGGACCTAATGGATGTGAAATAACATAATTATGGAAAAAGAAACAAAAGATTTATTAATAGAAGTTTATAAAAAATTTGGTGAAAATAAAGGTTTACTTTTAAGAGGTAAAAATTCTTATACTGGAAATGAAGTAGCTGAAGAAATTGCTAATGAAACTAAAGTAGGAATGGATATTTATAAAAGTATAATTTCTTTAACTTGTGACTTGTTGTCAAGACAAAAACTTGAAATAAAATAGAAAACAAATAATAATAGAGAGAAGTACTTATAACTAAATGGATGTAACATTTATATGTCGTATAAGCTAAGTACTATTTGTGGAGCTTCTCTCTTTTATTTAATAAATATAAAAATGAATATAACAGCAGAAATAATTAATACATTAGGAGATTCATATAAACTTAAAGAAATAATAAGACAAACTAGTTGTTTTTCTGGATTTAATTGTTCAATAACTTCTAGTAGTCATGATATAGGAAGTATTATATTAGAAAAAAATAAAATAGATCAGTTAGGTATTGAAGATTTAAAATATTTCTTAGAAAATATTAAATTAGCTGGAACATTAGATTTTAAAATAATTGAAAAAAATGATGAAATACATTTAGAATTTGACTCAAAAGATTGTAAAGTTAAATCATATTATCAATATACTGGAATGTTAGTTAGATGTTCTTATAATAATAGATCAGATACTTTCTTACCTATAGGCAAACACTTTATTAATATGTGTAAATATTTTCCTAAAACAGATAGAGGTAAATTATTTACAATAGCATGTAATATATATTTAAGCAATAATACTACTACTGGCTATTCTTATAATTCTAATCATATTTTAATGCTAAATGCAGGATGTAAAATATTAACAACTAAAAAAATAAAGGAATTATTAGATTTAAATAACGGAATTAATGATAATTTCACTCTAGTTGATAAATTACATAATCCAGATAAAATATATATTGAAAATGAAAATGGAATGAAATTATTTAATAAAGATAATCCACCAAAATATAATCCTAAAGCATTTAAAAAAGACTTATTTAACCTTGAAAATAATTCTAAAGAAAGTTATTTAAAAATAATAAAAAATGGAACTAAATAATAAAAAGACAAATATACATGAGGAAGCTTTAGAAAAATGGATTTATCAAGTTAAACATGGTACAGTACAATTAGTAACTGGTACAGGTAAAACATTTTTATTTCTTAAGGCATTATATACTATGCCAAAAGATATGACTAAACAACATTGGTTTTTAGCAGAAACAACTGAAAGAGAAAAAGATTTAAATAGAGAAATTAAAAAATATAATCAAATCTATAATGTAGATGTTTATAAAGATTATGATTTAAAATTTCATTGTTATCAATCTGTATATAAATGGTCAGGATTTAAATTAGGTTTAGTAGGATGTGATGAAATCCATGATCAATTAACTCCTGAATATTTTAAATTTCATTTAAATAATAATTATGATGCTTGTTTAGGTCTAAGCGCTTTAATTAATAATACAACATCATATACAATTAAAAAAGATGATCAATTACATAAATTATTTGGTAAAGATATCATTAATAAATTTGATATGTTGAATGTAATGGCACCAATATGTTATAAATATGATATGAATCAAGCACAATTAGATAATACATCAAGAAAGTTAAATATCTACATTATTAAAAATAAATTAGATAATAATAATAAAACTATTTTAAGTGGTAATATGAAAAATAGATTTTATCAAACTGAACAAGAACATTATAAATATTTAAATGATGTTTTCATTAAAGTAACTAATTTAGAAAGAAAAGATAATGAAGATATTTATGATTATGAAAATAGAAAAAATCTTGAAATAATTAAAGCATCTAATAGAAGATCTTCTTTTCTATATAGTTTACAAAGTAAATTAACATTATCAAAAGAATTATTATCTAATATTACTGAAAAAACTATAATTTTTGGAAATTATTTACCAATGTTATATAATTTAACTACAAATGTAGTTTCATCAGCAAATAATGATGAAAATAATGAAAAAATTAGAGATGATTTTAATGAAAGTAAAATAAAAACTATTGCATCATTTAAAAAACTAAAACAAGGTGCTAATCTTGATGGTGTTGATGTATGTTTAATTGTATCTTATTATAGTTCAGAAGTTGATCTTAGACAAAGAATGGGAAGACTTAGACAAAATGGAGATAAAGAAGGTAGTGTATTTATTATTGTTACAGAAAATACTCAAGAAGTAGTTTGGTTTAATACAATGATGGAAAATATTAAAGAACATAATATTATATTATGTGATAATGTAGATAATACTATAAAAGAATATATTAAAAATAAAAAATAATGAAATTAAAAAATATATTTATAGTATATGATTATTTATTAATTAAAAATGATAGAAATTATAATTTATTAAAAACAGTAGAAGAATTACAAGAGTTAGCTCTCATACTTACACAAAGATTAAATAAAGGTGATTTAATACCAGATTATAAAATAATTGAAGAAATAGGAGATGTTAATATAAGAATGAAAGTTCTTAATAAAATGTTTCCACAAGAAAAAATACAAAAAAGAATGACCTTTAAACTTAAGAAGTTTTTTGGTTTTATACAAACAGAAAAATATAAAAACATATAAATAAAAATGAAAATAAAATGTAAACAATTAGGTAATAATAAATCAATATCATTAACAACAGAATACGATGTAATCGATGAATCAGATTCTCGTTATGCAGTAATTAATGATAAAGGTATTCAAAAAAATTATGCAAAAAGTTTATTTGATATTATACCTGAAGTACCTGTAATACCACCAGTAGAAGTTATTGATGAATTAAATATTGAAACTTCTATTGAAAAAACGGAAGATGATGAACAATCAATTGATAAATTAGCAATTAAAGTAATATGTCCTTTTATAGGAAGAAATAGATTTGAATATAATTCTGGAAATATTCTTACAGTTTCAGGAATGTCAATTAGTTGTGGTATATTACAAATTGAAGGACTTAATTCTTTAATAACTCATTTAAATTCTATGAGAACTGCATTTGATACATATATGAGAAATCATGCAAATGTATTTATTTTAAATGAAGAAATTAATGTTGATGAAGTATTTAAAGATATTACAACATCTTTAGTACAAGATATTATTGCAGAATTTCAAGGAGAAGATGGTTCTGCAGTTTTATTACTATCAACAACAAATGATTCAATTGCTTCATCACCTGTATTAAAAGAAGCATTAAATGAAGTATCTTCTACTGTAACAGCACTTAATCCAAATAGTGGTAATAATATTACTTTGTGGACAATTCTTACAGGTCATGAAGGAAACAATGATGAAGAAGATAATGAGGAAAGATAATGAATAAATAATAATAGAAAAGCCACTACAGTCATATTGATTATAGTGGCTTTAATTTTAAATAAAATGAAAATATTTTTAGATGATGTTAGAATACCTAAAGATTGTATAAATTATATGTACAGAAGAATAGGACCCTTAAATCCTATTTATTTAGAAGAATGGAAAGTAGTTTCAAATTACGATGAATTTGTACAAACATTACGAAAACATCATAGAGAAATAACACATATAAGTTTTGATCATGATTTAGGTGAAGATGTAGCACTTGCTGCAATAGAAAGAGGAATGTCTAAAAGAAAAGCTCGTAAAAAATTAAAAAAGAATGTTCAATCTGGTTATGATTGTGCTAAATTTACTAAACAATTTTATATTGATTTAGGTAAAGATTTACCAATAATGTTTGTACATAGTATGAATCCTGTTGGTACAGAAAATATTATTAATTTGTTTAAATAAAATGAGTGGAAAGAGATATAATGAAGGGAAATTAAAATGGAGTTTGGTTAGCTGGAAAGCCTTAGAACCAATGATTAAAGTACTAATGTTTGGAGCTGAAAAATACAGTCCAAATAATTGGAAAGGAGGACTTAAATATACTGAAGTATGTGAAAGTATGCAAAGACATTTAAACTCCTTTATAGATGGTGAAAATGATGATAAAGAGAGTAAAATAGCTCACGTTGGACATATACTCTGTAACGCAATGTTTCTATCTTATATGTATCTTTTTAGAAAAGATATGGATGATAGATATATTGATAAAAATACTAAAGAATGAAAATATTTGAAAAAAGAGAATTTACAGATGGTGGACCAAATGATAAAGGTTTTGTAATAGGTTATATAAAAGCTAAATCTAAAGAAGAAGCTCGGAATATATTAAATATTAAACATGGTTTTATTCAACTATTTGAAATTTCATTAATTGATTTTTCAAAAAGAAAAATGGAAGCTTGGAAAAATTATAAAATATTTGATATATGAGCTATATAAGAACACATAATGGATTTATGTTTAATTATTTAAATCCAGATGAAAGACAAATAGATATTGATGATATTGCACAAGCTTTATCTAATATACCTAGATGGTTAGGACATACAGGTCAACACTATTCTGTAGCACAACATTGTTGTTGGTGTTATGATTGGACAGATGGTAATAAATTAGAAGCTTTAATGCATGATGCATCTGAAGCATATGTTGGAGATTGTCCTACTCCATTAAAAATATTATTACCAGACTATCAAGCAATGGAACATAAAGTTAGTATTATACTAGCTAATAAATATAAATATAATTATCCTTATTCAAATGAAACACATTTTGTTGATAAAATAGCTTTAGCTTTTGAAAGACATAATGTAAAACACCTTGATATAAATTATTTACCATTAACATATATACCAGAGCCTATAGAAATATGGACTCATAAAAGAGCTAAAAGAGAATTTTTGAAAAGATTTAATGCTGAAATGAATGGAAAAATTATTTAAAGACAGATTAAATTGTTTAAAAAGTAGATTAAAATCTGCAACAGGTGTTAAGTTAACTAAAGTTAGAAATGAATGTGAAGTATCTTTTATAAATGGTCAAATTCACGAATTAACACAATTAGCTTATAAATTAAATATTAAATTATGAAAATGATAGAATGAATGTAGAGTTAATAAGTAAAACTATTGGAGTAAATAGTTATAAAGAATTAGATAATAATGAAATTATTGCAGCAATTGCAAGACATGGTGTTATTAAAGAAGATAAAGGAAAGCTTGTGAAATATCTTATGGATAATGCACATTGGTCACCTTTACAACATATTTCTTTTGGTTTTAAAATTGAAACTAGAAGAAGTATATCAGCTCAGATATTTAGACATCGTAGTTTAAATGGACAAGAGTGGAGTTTAAGATATGCAGAACCATTAGGTTTTGAAGAAATTAAACTTAGAAAAGAACATCCAACTAATAGACAGAGTAGTCTAGAAATATTTGACCCTTTAGTTAAAGAAAATGGATTAATAAAATTGTCACAATTATATAAAGAAGCATTAGAACATATAGAATGGTTATATAACAAATCTATAGAATTAGGTGTGGCAAAAGAATGCGCTAGAGATATATTACCTCTATGTACAAAAACTACAATTCATATTACAGGTACTTTAAGAGATCTTCTAGTATTTCTAAATGTAAGATGTGATGAACATGCACAAAAAGAAGTTAGAGATATTGCAACAAGAATAGGAGAAGAACTTGAAAAAGAACTTCCTGAAATTATGCAAACTATCGATTGGAAGAATGGAATGTTCATGTAATTTAAAATAGAAAATAATGGAACAGAAATTAGTTAAAGTTACACATAGAAATCCTTATTTTGAAGAGCATAGTTTTTATTTAAATTTTGATTTAAAAAGAGGATTCAGAGTAATAAGTCAGATATATTATCCTGAAACTAAAGATGTTTATGCACATACAATGTATTTAATACAGAAAGATTAATGAAATATACAGATATAATGATTGATATAGAAACTCTAGGTAGAACACCTGGTTGTGCTATAATTCAAATTGCAAAGAAATTAAAACAATAATTTATGAGTAAATTAAAATACGAAACTAAAAAAGTAATTGATTCTTTTGATTGGGATGATTTAGTTCGAGAAACTTATAAAAAACCTTATTGTTTTCAACAGCAAGACGGATGTCAAAGTAGAGGTGTTGTTAATATTACAATTTCTAAAGATGATATTGAAGATTATGATTTTGAAAATGATACATTACCATTTAAAATAAATGGAAATGAAATGGGTGTTAGTTTTAAAGGTTGGTTAGAAACTTCCGAAGAAGATATTAATAAAGATAATCCTGAGTTATATCCTAATGCAAATAAATTATTTTGGTCAAGAAATTTTTATCCTGCATTAGATGTAGTTGCAAATGATTTATGTAAAAAAGGATTAATTGAACCAGGTGATTATGTAATTAATATTGATTGGTAATGAAAAGAATCTGGCATATTAGTGATACTCACACTTATCATGATTTACTATTAGTTCCAGATAATATAGATATTGTAATATTTAGTGGTGATTGTAGTAACCCTAGAGATAAATTATTAAGCTCTTATGAAATTAAAACATTTATATCTTGGTTTAAAGAATTACCTATTAAACATAAAATATTTGTAGCAGGTAATCATGATATAGGTATTGAAAAAGGATTAGTTCAAAGAATTGATTTCTCTGGATATAATATTTATTATTTAGAAAATGATTATATAAATATTGAAGGAATAAAAATATTTGGTAGTCCTTTAACACCTAGTTTTGGTTCTGGTTGGGCTTTTAATAAAGATAGAAGTAAAATCAATAAATACTGGTCTGAAATTGATGAAGATACAGATATTGTAGTTGTTCATGGACCTCCTAAGGGAATATTAGATTTATCTTACAGTAGAGATGGTATTTTAGAATATTGTGGCTGTAATAGCCTTAAAAAGCATATTTTAAATAGAATAAAACCAAAGTTTTGTTTATTTGGGCATATACATAATTGTGAAGATATTATTAATGCTGGAGTAACCAAATTATCTAATTATAATACTATCTTTAGTAATGGTTCAGTAGTAACTGATCGTAAGTTTGGAATATTAACTTCAAATGGTAATATATTAGAATATATATAAATTAAAAAAATATGAATAAAATAACAGCTGATTATGATTATGTATCAGGTCATTTAAGATACGGACATCTTGAATTAGAATTAAACGATGAAGGTGAATTAATTATAGATGATTTTGAAGTAAATGATCGTGGAGATCTTGGTAAAATAGAATATTAAAAAATTAAGTATAAAAAAAGGGGCAACTACATTTGTAGCACCCCTTTTTATTTTTAATATATTTTACAACCTTTGCTAAAATTATCTATTGCCCATAATGGTTGTAGATTAGTATAGTTTGATAAAATATATAATTCATCAATATTATTGGCTGATGATAATGGTATTATATGATCAATATGCCATTCTCCATAATTATTCCAGTTCATATTTTTAGTAAATTTATTTTCTAAATGAATTTTTAGTTCACTAAAAGAACAACCTAATAATAAATGTTTTGAATTATCTTTTTTCCATTTTTTTCTTTTAATAGCATTAGAAGTGCGAGAATGTATATTAGATTTTAATCTAAAAAGAATATCCTCATTTCTTTGTTTTTTTCTTTTATTTTTTAAAATTTTTTGAAAATATTCTTTACTATAATTAATGTTATATTCTTTAAAATAGGATATGTTTTTCAATCTATATTCTTTATTATAATTATTTTTACAAAGTTTACATTCACTAGAATAACCATCACTTTTATTTTTATTTTTATGAAAATCAAATAATTCTTTATTATTTTTACAATTAGTACATTTTTTCATAATTATTTTTTTTAGACTTTCTAATACATTCCAAACATGGATTTTTGATAGTTATATAAATCTTCACTATCTTTATTCCAGTTATTAAGAACAGGTATTAATTTTTCCCATGATCTTATAACTTTTAATTTACCTTTATTAGGACCAGATTTATATTCTTCTTCCCAATCAAATACATTAATAGTTTTACCAATAGCATCTAATGAATTTTCTAATATTCTCATTGAAGGAATTGGTGATCTAAGTAATTTAATATTAGCAGATGGATTTCTATATTGAGCTAATTCTGATTCCATTCTATTTACTTGGTATAACCAGAAATAAAGTACTTTATCATCATCTCCATCTCCTGCACCACCTAACATAGAACCTAATAACATAGCTGTAAGTGGTAATATAACAGCTGTAGCAACTAATTCACCAACAGCATATCTAATATTACCTCTTTCTAAATCAGATAACTTATTCCACTCTTTACTAATTATATCAAATTTCATTTGTTTTAAAGCAGGTATTACTCCATGAGCTAAGTATCTCATTGCTGAAGTATATACACCTTCTTCATAATTTTGTAAAGCATAAGAATATTGTTTAAATTTCTCAGGATCTGCGTCAATTTCTTCTTTAGATTTTAATGAATTAGTAAAACCCATATATCTCTTAGTTCCCATTTCAACAAAGAATCTTCTAAACATCATAAATAATTTACCCCACCAATGTCTTAATGCTTCTGGTTGAGTATTTGGATCATAATTACCAAAACAATCCATTATTTTCTTTTTAATTAACAGATTAATTTTTGCCTTACCACCTTCATTAACTTTAGAAGTTAGTGATTGTGTAGTATAAATAACTTTATCGTTAATTTTAAGAATACCATCTTCTTTATCAATGTATAACATGTCTAATAAAGATGCAGATTTAGATTTATCTACAACATTACCATTCTTATCAATATAATTATTATCAGCATCCATTACTTTAATACTGTCTAATACAGAAGCAGTAAGTACAGATTGTACCCAGTGTTCACCACCAGAATGCATAAATTGTAATGATTCAGCATTTACATAAGATTTTAAAACACCTTTTTTAATAAAAGCTTCCATACTATTTCTATCAAATCCAAATGTATCAAACATTCTATTCATTTGATTTATAAATGATTTTTCAACAGGTTGACCTAAATCTTTCATAGTATTTGCAAATTCTTTAAAATATAAAGCTTCTGCTTTAGCAAGATTTGTTTTATTAATTACATTCTTACTTAACCCTTCTAAAAACATCATTGCTTTAGCATTTAATATATTCTGAGTAGCTGCAAACTTATTTAAACTTAATCCAATAGTAGCAAGTGAACCATTCATAAATCCAATAGCTTTATTAACGTCTACAGGACCTAATTTACCAGCATAATGATGTCCAATATCATAAATGTTTTTTTCCATTAGAGATTGTAATCTTTTATAAGTATTACTATTCTCACCAGTATCTAACATTTGTGGATTGTTTTTATTAAATATAGATTTAAGAACTTCTTTACCACTTTGAGTTTTATAATATTTTTTAGATTTAGCAATATCTGTAATAGTATTTAATTCTCTTTCTCTTTTAGACTTTTCTTTATAATTAATACCATTTAGATATTGTAGTCTAAATACTGTCATTAAATCTAATGATTGATCTTTAGGATCTATTTGACCACTATATCTAACAGGAATATTATAAAGAATATTATTATCATTATCAGTCCTATAATTAAAATCTATATCATCAGCTTTAATTGTAGTTAAATCTGTCCATTTATCTTTTATAATACCTTTAATATCACCACCTAATACTCTTTCTAAGTCAGATTTAGTAATAGAAGGTAATTCATAATAATAAGCATTATTCTTTTTATTACCTACAAATTTCTTTTTAGATTGTTTACCAAATGTTACATCTGTAACTAAATCTTGAATTTCTGTAAAAGTTTTTAATACATCTTTTTCAATATCAGATAAATTAACTTTATTTTCATATTTATCTATATTTTTTAAAAGTGTATATTTTTCTTTAGCTTTAGTTCCAAATTCTATAGAATTAGTTGTATGAGTTTTTAATATTTCATCTATTTCAGAATCAATTTTATTTAATTTATCTTTAAATTCTAAATTATGTGTACCAAGTAAATAATAATTACCAGCTTTATCTTGTTGAATAATATTTTTATAAAGTTTAGTTACATCTTCTGTACCTTTCTCTTTAACTAATTTATCAAACAAACCACTTAATTCAAATTCTTTTTGTCTAACTTGATCATTAATAGCCTCCTTAACCTCATTTAATATCTGATTAAATATTTGTATTAGATGAGAATTAGTATTAATAGAATCATTAAAGAATTTAGTGCCAGATGATATATCATATGCAGGACTATCTATTAAATTATTTACATAAGATTCAGCATCATTTTGAATATCTTCTTTATATGTAGTATTCATTTGTCTAGCAATCCATACATCTTCAGATTCAGTTCTAGGAATAACTTTATAATCAATTTTTAACTGATCTTTCCATTTAGTTTCTAATTCTGGTAAATATTGAATATTAGATATTGTTAATTTTAAAGCTTTTTTAAGATAAGAATTATATTCAGTTTTTAAACTATCATATGTTCCTATAATATGTTTTAATGCATCATCCATTTCATTAATATCATCATTAGATAAACCAAATTTATTTTCTACTTTAATATCAGCTAATAAATCTTGAATATCTTTAGCAATAGTAAATGAATCTAAATATTTACTATAATGACCAATAGTTTTTAATATTTCTTCTTCAGTAAAAGATTTTCTATCAAAACTTCTTTCTAGTGAATTAATATCTTCAAATAATGATTTAGTATAAAATGATACAGCTTCTAATTGTTTAGCAGCATCAAAGTTTTCTAAAGCTTTTAATGTTTCTTTAAATTTATCTGAAAATTTTATAAATTTATCTTGTTGTTCACCTTTAGTAGTTCTATTACCAATTGCATTATAAAAGTTAATATTTTGATCTAATATATCTTTAGCTTTATTAATTACATGAGTAATCTTCTTATCAATAGTATTTAAGTCATAATAACCTTCTTTCTTGTCTTTTAAGACAGTTTTAAACATTGCTGGACTATATATATCACCTTCAAAAGAAAAGCCTTTAAAATCACTATTATCATTATTCTCAACAAAGTCATTTACTTTATTAATTAATAATGCAGCATCTATAAGTTCATTATTAGATAATGTTCTAGGTAATCCAAATAATCTTCTAATAATATCTTTTAATTCATTCCAGAAAGATTTATTTTGTCTTAATTCAGCTTGAAATTCTGGATTACTAAATATCTCAGCTACAAATTCATCAGTATTAGTAAAACCATACTTAGAATTTATATCACCTCTTTCATTTGCTACAAACTTATGTTGTTCAAATGCTTTTTCAATAAATTTTTTAAATTCTCTTTCTTCAAAAGTTTGAGGATTTTTTAATGCTTTATGAGTAATAGCGTGAACAACTTCATGTATAAATGATTCAATAGTTTGTTCTTTAGATAAAGATTCTAACGACTCTTTAGCTATAATTATTTTATTAAGATTAGCATCGTAAGCCATAGCTACAGAACTATCTACATAATCATATCTTTTAGACATGTTTTCTAAAGTATCTATTTCTACAGTAGCTTTAGTATTATTAATAATCTTTTGACCTTTTTCTAATAAAGTTATAAAATTAGGTTGTAAATTCTCTTTATTTTGATTAATGATATTAGTTAAAACTTCTTCTACAGTATAACTATATTTTTCTTCAGAATTAAATAATAATTGTTTATTAGATTGAGTATTATCTGTTTTAATATTTGTAGTTGATGTATTTTCACCAGTAGTAAATATTTCTTCTTTTTTATTTTCATCTAATAATTTATTAAATAATATAGTAGAATTATCTCTTTCATTATCTAAAATAACTTCATTCCAAGTATTATCATATTCGTCAGTAATTTGATTAGAATTATAATAATTTTGTAAATTTTTTCTAATTTTATCTTGACTTAATTTTTTAAATGATTCCAAACTTTCAATTTGTTTTTCTAAATCATCAATTTTATCTGTAATGTTAAATAATTGATTATCATAAATTTCTTTAGTTATTTCATATTCTAAAGGACCAACTCCTTCTGGAGTATTATTATCTATTTTAATATCTCCAATTTTAGAAGTAGTTTTAAAATTTAATAATTGTTTTCTTGCTAATATTAATTTTTTATTTAATTCTTCAATTTTATTTTCAAAATATTTATTTATATTTTCAAGTTCTCTTTTAGCTATTTTGTCAGTAATTTTATTATTTAATTTTACAACTTTATTTGAAATTATAAGTTGGTATAAATCTTTAATTGTAGAATCTTCAGGTATTTTTATATTATCGTTAATTCCAAAAAATTCTTTAATAAAATCTAAAATTTTACTTAATATAGAACGTTTAACTTTTAAATCTTCATTTTTAAATTCTTTTTCAATTGCTCTTACAATATATTCTTCTTGTTGCCAAGATTTTGGCATATCGGAATATGTTTTATTATTTAAAAATGAAGATATTTCTGGATATAATCTTTTAGAATCATTATAAATTTTATTAAATAATTCAGGATTTGAAGAATTTAAATAAGTTACAAAAGGATGTGATATTTCATGTAAAAATGTACTAGCATTTACTTTGTTTTTATTTAAATTTACAGTATTTGTATTTTTATCATATTCACCATATGTTATAAAACCATCTTCTTTATCTTTAAATTCAACAAGGTTTAAATTTACTTTTTTATCTTTTGCAAAATAATTTAAACTTTTAATTATTTTTTCATCATTATCTTCATTAATTAAATTTAAATTATTTTGATAATTTATTTCATTAGATTGTTGTAATTCATCAATAGTAGGAAAACTATCTACACCATTTTTATCCTGAAAGATAGAAATTTTAGCTTTCAGGATAATTGGATTTAAATCTGTTTGTTCTAATAGCTCTTTGTATTGAGCATCATTTATATTTATACAATTCATATTTTTTCTATTTTAAAACACTCTGTTGAACTACCTAAAAATTTGTTATTAGGAATGTAGTGAAAATTTTTTAGATATTTTATTAATAATTTTTCAGAAGTCCAAATATTTTCTGGAGTATCTTCTATTTGAGATAACATTTCTAACTTATAACCTGTTTTAGAAAAACCACTATATCTTCTATTTATATTTTTATGTTTAGTTATACCTATTTTAAAAAAAGACTCATTTTCATTGTATATATTTAATAAATATAAATAAGCTTTATTATTAATACATATAGCTTTCCAGTTTTTAAATTTGAAATTATTATAATCTCTTGGATAACATTCTGGACATCCTTTACCTCTTAGAACATTTCTAGCTATCGTTTTAAAATGTCCATGATGATTACAAGTTAAAATAACTTCATTCAGAATTCCTCTAAATTCAAGTTTATCAAATGAATATAAATCATTGTAAGCTTCTTTAACATCAAATATATATTTTTCTCTTCCTATTTTTAATTTAGTCTTTGATTTATTAATATCTCCACATTTTTTACAATTTCTAGAATGTGTTAAAAAATTATTAACAATAATTTCAAAATCACCATGTTTTTTACATGTAATTGTTACTTTATCATTATAAGATATAAAGATACTTTTTGAATAATCATATTTATTTCCATGAGTGTCCTTACATCTTTTAATAAATTCTTCTTGTGTTATCATATTAACAAGATTTTTTCTGCCATAATATTGTAGCTTTTTCTTCTTCAGATAGATTATTATATTCTTGTTCAGATAATTCATTAAAAGTATTATCTTTAGGTTCTATTGAAGTTTTTTCATTACTAGGTAATATACTTCTTTCTGTTTCATTCATATCTATATCATAAGCTACTTCAGGTAGCAATGTTTCATTATAATATTTTAACAATCCTTCTTTATTAGCAATATCATTTTGAGCTAATAATGATCTATTGTTTTCATCAAATGAATATTCAAAATATTTATTACCTTGTTTATCTTTAAAACCTTTAGTATAAGTTCTTACATAAATTGGATCATGATGTTGGTCATATCCTATAAGTTTAAATAAATTATCATTCTGTTTAATATATCTTCTAACCTTATTAACAAGTTGAGAATCTAATACAAATCCAAAATCTTTACTACCTCTTAATATTTGATTAGTAAATACGTTAGGAACATATAAAGAATTATCATAATTATTCTGATAAAGCTGTTCTATAAAATTAGTATCAATATGTTTAAGTTCTCTTGAATTTAAATAACCATTAATATCTTTTTCAATAAAGAATTCATTAGGTATTAATGTAAAAAATTGTCCTTTATTCATATTAAATCCTGATGTAATATAAGAATATTTAACTAAGTTTTCAGCCATTTCTTTATCATTATTTAACATATCTAACCAAGACTTAGTAAGTTCTTGTTGAATATCAGCACTTTTTCTTCTATTACTTAATGTAATAAATAATTTATCATCTTTATTTTTAGATAAATCTAATTCTTTAAGAATAGCATATCTATTAGACTTACTATCTTTAAAAGCACTAAATTCTTTAACAAAATCATTAGATGTTAAATGTGTATATTCTGGAGAAGATGTTTTAATACCTTCAAATCCAGATAGTACATATGATAAGTATTTCTGTTCTAAGTCTTTACCAAAATCTTCATCCATTAACTTAGTACCTTTAACATCATTACTAATGATATCAAAGTTATTTATAATACTAGATTGAGTCATAAAGAATAATTTAGGATTTTTAACAACCATATTTATCATATCAAATATAGAATTATTTGTATAATGACCCAATAAAGTAGGTTTACCATTTCTTTCTAACTTGGTTTCAAATCCTAATAATTGACCTTTATCTTTATTATTTAATAAATCATTAATAATATTATTTCTAGCAACTAATGAAGTTACTGTTGAACCTATACCAGATACATCTTGTGTAGAACCATCAATATTTTTCTTCATTTTTTTAGCATCTTCTTTTAATTTAAAGAATGTAGATAATACTTTCATCTGAAATTCAGGAGTATCATTTAATAATAATGAATTAAACTCTGGAAAATAGCTCGGTTCTATCTGTTGTGATTTAACAAATGAAGCCTGTCTAGTACTAACTATATTAATAAATCTATCAAAACTTTCTTTATATTGTATAAGTTGTTCTTTAGTAAATAAGGCTTTTTTAGTTCTTTCACCATCTTCAGTTACAAACTTTTTAGCTGATTGTAACTTAGTATTAATTTCATTATATGTTAATTTCTTATAATCAGTTTCAAAACTATTTTTAAATACTAATTTATGTAAATCTGCAACAGATATATTTCTATCACCAAATGGTAATTGTAATTGGAAATCTTTAGAATTTCTTAATACATCTAGTTTAAATTTATTTTCAATGTTACCAGTATCATTATTAATTTTAGATTCTTTATTGTTTTGAAATTGTATAAAACTTTTAAGAATTGGTTGTTTTAAGAAAGCATTTACTTGAAATGGATGTGCTCCAGCTCTTAATAACATATTACCAACATTTGTAGTAGCTGTATTCCAGTTACCTCTAGTAATATAAGGATCTTTAGCTATATCTACAAAAGCATTAAGAATAGCTGATAATGAATTAGCTATCTTGATTTTTTTTAGACTTTCTAAATCAGAAGCACTTATTTTAGAATCAGATAATTCATTATATTTTTTAGAATATAATTTTAAATCTTCATCTGATAATTCTTCTGAAAACTCTTCATCAAATTTAGTTTCACCTAATTCATTTTTAAAACCAACACCTAAATAATAACCATTAAATCTAAGATTAGCCATAGTACCTCTAACATGATCTACTAATGAATTAGCTTCCATTCCAACTCCAGCTTTACCAGCTTTATATTGAGCTTTAATATATATATCTTTAAGTCCATCAAAATGATATGTATCACTAGTTTCATCTTCTTTATTAAAAGCTAAAATATCATTTTTAATAAAGTCAAAATCAATAGGTGTCATTAAATCATTTAATACATCTGGACTAGTAAATACAGCTTTATAAGCTTCAATAAGATCATTTTCTAATGAATCTTTATATACTAACTTACCATCTACCTTATTAAATGAAGGTATCATCATATACATTTTATCAATATCGTAGTCACTACCAGTCTTAGTAGTAATACCTGTATAAGCAACAATAGTATCACCCATTCCTTCTGGTAATATACCAGCTATTTGAAATGCATCATTTGAAGAAATTCCTTGATTAGGTATTCTATATCCAATAATATTATTTAGTATCTTATAATCAATTAAACCACCTTCATATTCATTAGTTTCAGGATTTAATGTACCAAATAATATTTCTGGTTTATTAGTATAATCTCTATAATTAGGAATATGTTGTGCTATTAATGAACCTGGTATTAATATACCTGCTGGTCTAATCAATGGTTTACCATTAGGACCTTTTAATATATTACCAATACCATCTTTTTGTACTGTATAAGGTTGTACTTTATTTTCTGACCAAGGTGTCCATAAAACTCCTTTTTCATTTGCTTCAGTTTTATTTAAACCAAAATCAGACATTTGAATAAAAGAACCACCATTAGTTTTAATCTTAACAACTCTATCTAATACAATAGATGCAAACATATTCATAATCTTACCATATGCTTGTGGTATACCTACTGGATTAATTTGAGCTTTTAAACCGTTAATAATATTTTTATTACCTTCTTGTTCAATTAATTGATTGGCTAAACTATCATAAAATAAAGATACATTATTAATTTTACCATTCTCATCAATACCTAATTCTTTATATAGTTGTTTAACACCTTTATTAGATAATTGTCCAACTATATTATTAATTTTATCAATTAATTGACTACCAGTTATATCTTCACCTTTATAATGAAACATTTTATCTAAATTAAAAGATAATCCTTGAAATACATTCTTTTGTATCTGAGAACCTGTATCAGTATCATGTACACCCTTAGTAGGTAAATCTTGTTGAAGTTTCCAACCTGAATTTAAAAGTTCTTGTTTATTTAAAGTAAAATCTTTTTCTAATTCAGTTTCATTACCATCTTTATGTAATCTAGTAGTATTTAAAGAACCTACTTTAATACCATCTAATGTAATAACCTCATGTATCTGATCATTATAATGACTAGCTTCAGTCATTTTATTATACATATTCTCTAAAGATGTTCCTCTAATTAAAGAGGGAATAAGTACAGCTTGTGAATATTTAAGCATTGTAGGAACTCCATCTTTTACTTCAAAATATACACCTTTTAAAGGTTGCATTACAAATTTTAACTCTTTTTCAGTAAGAGTTTCTTCATTCTTTGTAATTTTATTATATACATGTTCATAATTATCATTCCATTTACCCAAACCATTCATAATAAACTTCCATCTTGTAGGAGTTATCCATGCTTGAGCATCTGCAATATTAATATTATTACCCTTATATTCTTTACCTTTATATGTAATACTATTAGTAGAACCAATATAATGTGCAGCAATTTCTGGTTTTAATATTTTATTATCAACTAATTCTTGAAAATAATCTGTAAATGGTGAGCCACCTTCTACTGAAGCAATTGAAGCAATATTAAAATATTTATCATTAGTATTAAGATATTGACCATCTGTATAAGTAGCAGGTACTCTTTTCTTATAATCAACCATATTTTTATAATATGCATAATCACCTGAAAAAGCTTTAGAATATTCTATTTGAGAAATTAAACCATTAATATATACATCTGCAGCAATTTGCTCTCTTATTTTATAAGATGATAATTGATTTTTATCTGCATATTTTTGATATATAGCACTATCAATAGCATAATTTTCAGTATCTAATTTATCAGTACCTTTAAATAATTCAATATCTAACATGGTATTTAATGTACCATTAATATTTTCTTTAATATTTTGTTTAATATGTTCTTTAATTGCAATTTTTATTCTACTTGGAAATGTATTCATTACAGGAAATCCAGTTACAGAATCATATAATATAACATCATTACCTTCTAAATCTTTAATTTTAGGTAATGTGGATAACTTTCCTTTATTAAAGTCAACAGATAATGAAGGAAATAAAGCTGATTTAAGACCATTTTTATTACCAAGATGATAATGAATATATAACTTACTATTATCTTTGTTTAAATCAGCTTGTTTTATCTCATAAGCTACTTTATTCATCCTATCATACTCATCTATAAAGTAATTATACAATACTTCAATAGCTTCATCATTAATAATATCGTTTTCAGAATCATAATTTGATTCAATAAATATTTCTTTAGGATATTCTATTAGTTTTTGTTGAGATTTATCTGCTGGAGTAACTGTTCTAATAATAGGATTATTATTTTTAACAAAAGATAATAAATTATTAATATAACTAGCAATTTCATCATTAGTAGTTATTTCTTTATTATCTACAGCATTTTTAAAATCTTCAGTTTCCTGTAAATTATTAAATATACCTACATTAAAATTTTCTAATCTATCTTTTATTACATTATCTTTTTCAGCTGGAGTTAAATATTCTAAATCTGAAGCTAATAAATAATTTAATAATTTAGATCTTTTATTAAATGGTGTTGATTCTAAATGTTGTCTAATTAATTCAGGATGTTTTTTCCATTTTTCAACCTTAATAGTTAAATAATCTGGTTTACTAAAAACCCATTTGGTAGTTCCTGCAGAAAATATAGTTGATTCAGAACCTTCTGTAAAATATTTTGCTTCAGCATTAGCTAATTGTTTAAATATATTTTCATATTTTAAAGCATTACCTTCTGAAGGTTTAATATTTTTGTTAAGTATATTTTTGGAAAAGTATTGTAATTTATTTATTAAACTATTTGTAGCAAGTTTTATAGAATCTGTATCATATATATCTTCTAGATTATTTCTAAGAAAATAATTCATACCTTCTTCTGTAGTAACTAAACCTAAATCAGACAATATTTTAACTAAAGGATTTAATTTATGTAATAATTCAGTAGATATTAAATCTTCTTTAACTATTTTAGTATTAAATTCTTGTTTAAAATCATTAATTTTATCTGAAACTATTTTAAATTTTTCATATTTAAAATTATCGTTATTAAGATATATTTCATTAAATTTAATACCCCATTCTTCCAATATTCTAGAAGCTTTGGAATTAGTTTCAGTAACAGGTAATACTCTTTGTGAATAATTAGTTAATAAATTATCTTTAGTATATTGCTTATCTACTTCAAATGTATAAAATTCATTTTTTGACAAATCAAATGCTTGTACAAATTTATTCTTAGTATTTAAACTTAAAGGTTTGTTAGTACTTTCTAATATATTAAGTACATCTTTAATGAAAGGTTGAAATTCTTTCTCTTTTTCTAGTATACTTATAAATTCATTAAACTTATTTTCATCATCTTTAACTACAACATTATTTAATACTTGTAATAGATGTCCATATACTTGTTCAAATGTATAAAATGAATTACTATCTAATACATCATCTACCTCATTAACATTTGGTATTAAAGATAACATAAGTTTAACATCAGAATTAATATTTTCTTTATATGATCTTTCATATGATGATACATTAAAAGAATGTTCTCTTGTATCATCTTGAACAGTATTCATATCATCAATATTATTTTCATTTTCATTATACTTAATCTTAATAGATTTAAAATAATCTATAACCTCATCTTTAATCTCATCAATATTATCTAATAATTTAGTGATACGTTGTGATTTGATTTTAGCTATAGGTGTACTAATTGTAGATAATTCTTTAAGTTTATTATGTAAAGTATCTTCTATAAATTTACTAATATTAGTATTACTAGTTTGATTAAAATCTAAATCTTCAAATTGTTCAACTAATCTAAAATTATTTTTAATATATTGAGCACCTAAAGTTTTCTTAAGTTTATTAATACTATTAGATGTTAATACTTTAGTTAAACCTTTTTCAGGGAAAAATACTCTTTCATTATTTTTATTTAAATAATAATGTCTATTATAGTTTTCATCTTTAAATAACTTAGGTTCACCATTATCATCAACTCTGTCTTGATTAATTTCCTTAACTTCATTCTGATAATCTTCTTCATAATTACCAAATTGATTTATAAAACTTTCAGATTTAAATTGTGTATAATAACGATTAGCTAACAATTCATCATTACTAGTTAATTTAAGTAAACTATTAAATAAAATAGATTCATTATCATTTGTATTTGTTTGTCTTTTACAACTCATATTAATTTCCTTTACAAATTTTCTTAATTTCTTCTGGTTTGTAGTTTAACTCTATAATTTTTTCAAAATCTACATAAGTTAAATCATTATCAGATTTATTATTTTCATCTTTATATATATCCATTCCTTTTAAGAATGTTTCATCTTCAAGAAATAAATCTATTTGTGGTTCAGATAATTTAGTATTATCTTTTTTAACATCTTCAGTTAATTTTTGTGCCTCTTTATTTTCCACTGTACCAGGTATTTCACTTTGTGATTGCAAAGATAGTGATTTTTTTTCAGAATTCCTAGTATTTTCTACTTTATTTTCATTACCAGTAGCAACATTAAAGAAATCAGTAGCTAAATTCATTTCTTCTTCTGGACTTAAATTAGCATCTTTACCTACATATTTATCTAAGTAATCATTTTGTGCTTTAGTAAATTTAGTTGTACTAGGATTTTTTATAATAGGTTTAGTTTCTAAGTAAATGTTAGTATAACCTCCAAATGTTGGTTTTAAATTACCATTTTCATCAGTTCCTACGACAGCATTTGTATTTAATACATTATTTTGAATAAGATAGTTTAAATAATCTATATTATGTGTATTTAAAGCTTTAGTTCCAATATTTTTAGGATTACCAAAGTTTATACCTCTTCTTTTTTGAGTAGTTAAAAACTCTATTAAATCACCCTCAACAGCTTCTAATTCATCTAAACTATTAACACTTACATTTCTAAATTTAAATGCCCCTGTTTTATAATCAAATCTAAATTGTGATTTTTCATTTTCAGAACCATCGTAAATTAATAAATCAATTATATCTTTTAATGAAATTTCATTTTCATTTTTAACAGATTTAATCAAATCATATTCTATTGGTATAGTTAATTTAATTTTATTTACTAAATCAGGTGCGTCTTTTTCAATATCTTTTAATAAAGTAGCTTTATTTAAGGTTGTAGGTCTATTATTATTTTTAAATCTATATCTAGTAATATCAAATAATAAATCAGCCTGATTAAAATCTAATTTTAAAGTATTTAATTTTAAATGAAACAACTCACCATTAGTCATTGGTATTTTTAAATAAAATTCTCCAGAAGATAAAGTTTCTCCATTAACATTATATTTAGTTTCAATATCTCCTTTAGGATTAATTAAAGTACCAAAATCTTGCACATTAAATAAATTCTCTCTAATATATTGATAACCTTTTTTAGTTAAATTACCATTTTCATCTACTAATTTTAATGTTTGAAATGCTTGTAATTGAGAAATAGTATTCTCTTTTACATTTCCATTTTCATCTGTATCTGTAATTAGCGTACCAGGCATTTGTCCTGCAATTTTAATAGACATATTATTTAAAGAATTACCATCTAATATAGAATTAACTATCAGTAATCTACTATCTCTATCTTTGCTATTAAATATTTCAGCACTAACTTTAGTAGAAGGTAGTGTTTCCATTGGCGCAACTACATTAGAGTCCTTTATACCTACATTTAAAGGAAGATAATTAGTTAAGAACTCTCTAAGTTCATCTATAGATTTAATGTTGTTCTTAGGACTGTTAATTATGTATTGTATTGTTTCTTTAATACTATTACTTTGTAAATATGTAGCAATTTCTGAAGCAAGTTTTAAATTAGCATTATCTCCAGGATTAGTGTTTATACTAAAATTTAATACTCTTCCTGTTTTATCTTCAGGAGTATTTTCATAATCAATCCAATCTTGATTTATAAATTCAAATTTTACTCCAGTCTTTTGATTTTTACTTATTAGTTTTAATTTATTTTGTTGTAAAGTTTTATACTTAGTATCACCTGCTATTTTTTTACTTTCATTAATATTATCTTCTAAATTTACATCATCTACTTGTTCAAATGAATTATCTGGATTATCAGTTAAAGTTCCACTAGGAGTTGTTGAAGTATTACCTTCATTTTCAACTTCATCTTTTTGGTTTGATATAGTAGCATCTTCTTCTTGTTTTAAAGACTCTTTAGAATCTTCTATTGCTTTGCTAATAATTGGATTATCTTTTTGTTCTTTAGATAATTTATCTGTAAAATCTTGTAAATCTTTACTAGTAGGTTGTTTTCTTATGTTATCTATAACTTCTTGATGTTTTTCTGTATTTTCGTCAGAAGTTTCTTTTTCTAGATTTTCTCTTTGGTTTATTAAACTATCAAAATAATTCTGATTAGCCTTTTTATCCCAAATAACATCATTAACTAATTCAGATATTTCTTTTAGATTATTTTTAGATTTTTCTATCTGCTTATCTAAATGTTCTATTACATTACCTTTATTTTCTTTTTTGTATTTATAGATTTCTTCAGTAACACCTTCTTTGTAATCAGGATTTAATTCTAATTCTTTTTTAGGCAAATAATCTAAATTCTTTTCAAATTCAATTTTTTGTTTCTCTAATTTATCTAATTTTTTACGCTCATGATATTCATCTGACTTTTCACCTATATAAGTGTTTAATAAATTCATATAGTATGATTTATAGTCATTATCATTAGCTTTTACATTTTTAGGTTGTATTTTTAATGCTTTTTGAAAGTCATTAAAAGCTTGAACATGTTTTTGTAAATATTTAGCTTTATCTATAACTCTTTCAATAGATTCTCTATTTTCTTTATTTTTATTTTTACGTTCTTTTTCTTCTAATGTATTATCAGACTCTTGTGTATCTTCTGAGAACAATTGTTTTAAATGTTCATGTAAAGCGTCAATACCCATCTCGTCCTCACCTATAAAATTATTAATTAATTGAGTTTCTGCAGAATGTTTTAAATCTTCAATAAGTTGTTCATTACCATTTTTAACAGCTAAGTCGAATAATTCAGACTTACCTTCCATTATATTTAAAGCATCATGTACTTTTTTAACATTTTCTGGAATTATAATTTTATTACCTTTTTTATCCTTATCAAATACTCTTTCTTCTTTACCAGTTTCTTTATTTAGTTCTACATGGCTTTTATAAATATCTGTATTTAATATTGTATTATAATCAGATGAATGAAGATTTATTTTGTCTATTAATTTATTTGTTTTTTCTCTATCTTGTGCATCATGTTTCATTCCTCCATATACACCAAAAGCACCACCTTGTACAGCTCCTAATAATACTGAAACCTGCCCTTCAGTTGTTCCTAATGTTTTTATATAATCAGATCCTAATGATATTAAATCTAAATTTAATTCGCCATCATCTGTAATTAAATTATTAGAATCTTTTTTACCATATAATCCTCTTTTTACAATTCTATTTTCTAAAGTAGTTTGAATACCTTCTTCCCATAAACCTTCAGATGCAGCATTTTTAACAAAATGTCCTAATACATCTTTAACTACATTTTTACCACTTCTTTGCGCTACATTCTCTAATTTAGGTATTTCTTTTTCAGTAGTTGATGTTATAGCTTTACCTAATTTCTGTAGTGGTTTATATTCTGAATTTGCAATTTTACCACCAACTTGATCAACTAAGTTAGTTAAAGTTTTATTTTCAGCTGTTTTAACTAAAGACTTAGCTCCTTTACCATATAATAGTCTTGTCTGAATATAATCTGGACCAGCCAATACAGCTACATTATCCCAAAATGATGTAGACATTGCATTAGCAACTCTTTCTTTAAATTCATTTTCAGCTACATCATCTGATACTGTTGCTGATTTTTGATTATATTCTTCGTCAGTTATTTGATGAGTTCTTCTTTTTATATCTAAATCAGCTAATTCATTTAGAACTTTTTGTTGATAATCTGGTTGTGCTTTTCTATTTTTAATCCATTTAGGTTTTTCTTTCATCATATCATCAGAAACACCTTTTGATTCTGCTCCAGCTTCAAAAAATACATTTGCAGCAGTTATACCTATCTCATTAACTTTTTCAGCAGTAAAACCTAATTTTGTTAATTTTGAAATTGTATCTCCAGTATCTTTAGCGTAACCAACTCTATTTAACGCTTTAGCTGATAAACCTAATAATTCTTCACTTATTCCCATAGCTTTAAATGCAGCTCCAGGAGCCATAGCTGATAACATATAACCTAAACCATCTGCACCATCAGTAGCAAAAAATGAAGTAGATTTCATTTTATCAATAACATTACCATCCTGGACTGCTCTTGATATATATACTGGTAATAAATCACTATTAATTTTTGCATTTAGATTATCCAATGCTTTTACACCAACATTATTAAATGTTGTATCTAAAAAATTATGTTCATCCTTACCTGTTGTAAGATCACCAATATTTTCAACAGTTCCAGCTATAGCACCACCTAAGTAAGCTACTGTTTTAGCCATTTCTATACCTGCTTTATCAGCAGTTCTAATAAGACCTAAACCAGCTTGTGCTAAACCAGATTGTTCATTAGCTCTATGTTCATTAATAGAACCTTGAACATCATCTTTTCTAATATCAGTTGCCCAGTTTAAACCTTCGTCATATTTAGAATCACCGTATCCAGTATTTACACCAAGTAATGAAGTGTTTATTTTACTATAAACTTGCTTCATTTTATTTGGAGTATCTTGTTTTAGTCCTAATTGATCAGCTAAACCCTTTTTTGGAGGATCTGTAAACTCATTATCATAAGGATTGTTTTGTAATAAACTCATATTTTATATTTATTTACCTGTCATTAAATCTTCCATTTCAGTAGAAAATTCAGCAGGTGATAATTTTTCAGCTTTAGCGTTTCCTTTTCTCATATCTATAGTACCATCTTCATTATATCTAATTTGAGTACCTTTTAAGTTTTCATTTCCAGAATATCTACCTGTAGCCGTAACCCAATCACCAAATTTCTGAACTGCATTTTTATAAACTTGATTTATTTCATACGCTCTTTTGAATTCTGGTTTTGCAATTTCATTTAATGTTCTTCCAATTGCAACTTTATGAACTGGATTACCATCTTTGTCAACTACTAATGCTCTATGAGCCATTACACTTTGTTCTTTATTATTTTCAAATTTATAATTGTTATAATTAACAGGTGAATCATATCCAATATATTGAACTTTTTCACCATCTCCTAGTGTAATTTTTTCACCAGTTTTTATATCAATCATTGGTCTAAGACCAGCTTTAGTATCTAAAGTAAGTTGTTGATCTCTATCTGCTGGAGCTTTACCTGATAATTCTCCCATAAATAATTGATCTTCTCCTGTTGTATCAGGTCTTAATATATCATTACCTATAGTTAATTTATCCATATATTTTTTCATATATTCACTAGCAGCAGCTGCAGTTTTTGGATCATTTAAATCAGCATTAGATGGTAATTTATGAGAACTTTTTAATTTATTAACTGCTACTTCATAAGCTCTTTGAGATAATTTATCATCAAATATATCTTTATAAGTATACTTATTAGGATTTTCACCTGGTTTATATGGAGTATTTCTACCTTGTAATCCAGTATGAGAATTAGCTAATGCATAAGAAAATCCAACTTTACTTTTACCTATTTGACTAACATCAACATCATTTATTCTTCCTGTTAAAGTATGAGTACTATCTGGATCAAATATACCAGATGGTTCTGCTTTATCTTCTTTTTTCTTAGCATTTGGATCACCTATAAATTGTGCATTTTCTCCTCTGTTATCAACTACTCCAGTTTTTAACATTGAATTAACTCCATTTACTAATTGAGATTGAACATTTGCATCATTAGCACCTTCAAATTTTCTTGAATCACTCCATTCTTTTTCACCAAATTGATTTTGTAACAGTCCTAATGCACTTTGTAAATTAGGTTTATTAGATGTTTCTATTCTTCTTCCAGAACGATCAACCATTATCATTCCACCAAATGGTCCTTGTGCAAAACTGTATCCATTAGCTCTCATTTCACCAGTAACTTGTTCTCCTAATAAATCATGAACACTTTTAAGTTTATCTAAAGTTTCAATTTTCTTAGGTGCTCCAAGTAAACCAATGTTTGATATATTATTTTGACTATCAAAGCCAGTATATTTATCTTTTGAACTAAAATCATTCCATGCATTTAATGCACGTTCCATTGACCAACCTTTTGTTTTAGTAGCATCTTCTAGAAAATCTTTACGATTTTCCATATATACTTTCTTAGCATTATTTATTTGTCCAATCCTTCCAGTTGGTGCAACTAAATTTTGATATTCTCTATTTAAAGCTATAGTTTTACCAACCATATCATTATTAAAACCATTTGTTGCTAAATCAGATGCTTGTTGATCTATTTTTGATTCAATATTATTTTTTAATTTAGCTGCTTCTTCCAAATGTACATCTAATGGATCTACTTTTGCAAGTCCACCAATAATTTCTTGTTGTTGTGCTAGTAATGCATCATGCTTTTGTCTTTTTAACATAGGAACAAAAGCTAATTCTTGCATGGTCTGAGGAGTATATGCTGAAGGTGAAATCTCTGTGTAACGGTTAGTTGCCATATTCTATTTGTTTAAATATTGTTTTATTATTACGAGTACCATTTATGTTTTGTGATAATGTAACATAATTAATATTATTAATTCTTGCACATTCGGCAGCAGATGAGTAAATTTCTCCTGTTTCTGTGTTTATAATTTCTTTAGCCATTCCACTATTCTTTTTTAAATTTTCTTTATGAGAATTAGAATGTTTTAATCCTTTATTCCAAGCTAATTGACCTTTATGACTAATTGATAATTTAAGACGTTGTTCTTTTGTAGCAATCCTACCAAAAGCTCCTTCTCCACCTAATGAAATATTACAAAGAGTTCCTGTTTTATTACATTTTCTTCCGTAGTAATCTATTAAAATTATTTCTAATTCTTTAGCTTCTTCGATTGTAATATTTTTTTTTAAAATATCAATTTCATAATTAGGATATTTTTTAATTGTTTTAGACCATATATTATTACGATGTCTTCTTTCAAAAGGTCTTTTTATATTTCCAATACCAATATAGAATACCTCACCGTTTGGTTTAATATGTCTATATATACAATAATTATTGTTCATTATTAATATCCTTTATTATTTTTACGTAAATAACCTCCATACATATTACTTGTAATAGAAGTTCCTACAAATTTATTTGGATCACCAAAAGATGGTGTACTATTTTTTTCAGCTAGTACTTGTTCATATGTTTTTTTAACACCAGTTTTCTTATTTACCATATACTTTCCATCCCACGAATATCCTAAGGCTTCAGCAATTTGATTTTTTTCAACTTCTTCTTTACCAATAGCTCCTAAATCAGTACCTATACTACCAAGTAATTTAGATTTTTGAGTATCATAATTAGCTGTATTTCTATCATTAATATCTAATTCAGCATTAGATTGACTCATATTAGCTTGATTAACTCCTAAATCAAATTGTTGTTTATATTGTTTTTGTGCATTATTTAATTCGTTTGCTTTTAGATATGCATCTGACATACCTTTAGTATAATTAAGATTAGCTCCTAATATATTACTTCTTAAAGCTCCTTCTGAACCATTAGTAGCATTTGTAAGTGCATTAATAGTATTATCATTTTCATTAGATACTGTATTTTGTAAATTTCTTTCATCAACATATGAAGGATTATATGTATTAGATAATCTATCTAATCTTTCAGCTTTTGGTTTTTTTAATTGAGATAACTGAAATGCATTCATAGCTACTGGAGCATATTTTAAAAACTTACCACCATTTTTATCTAAATAATCACCAATACCTGAATTAGAATTAACTGGTAAAGTAGATTTAACTAGTGAATTAGATGGTTGTAATAGTGATGTTGTAGGTTGTAAATTATTACTAACTAAACCTTGCTTTAAACCTGTTGTATCTATTGAAGATACTGGATTTCTTGCCGATGTAAAAGCATATTGTCCATTTGGAAAACCTAAATTACTAGAATCATATATTCCTTTAGGAAAAGTATCTTCTTCTAATGGACCTCCATATGCAAAATCATTACTAAATTGATTACTAGCTTTAAAAGCTTGTCTATTTGCTTCACGTTTAGCTTCTTTTTTAGCACTAATTCCAGTTATAAATCCACTTGCTAATTTACCTACTTGACTACCAATCATTCCACCAATAGGACCACCAATAGCAGTTCCTGCCAATGTTGTACCTGTTTCAATTCCAGCACTTAATGCACCATCATTATCTCCAGCTATAAGTGAATTTATTCCAGCCATAGCAGGTTGTATTGCAGCAGTATATCCACTACCTTCAGCACCTTCTGCATTATCTAAATCACCACCTAAAAACATTTGTTTTTGTTGTGGTTGTACAAATTGTTCCATACCTTCTGGTATATCTCCACTATCTTGATTAGAAACTTGTTGAGAATTAGCTTGCATAGATTGATTAATTTGTTCTGCTTCAGCTTGTCTTTTAGCTTTTTCAGCTTCTTGAGCTTGTGTTAATCTACCTAATAGAGTCTTTCTAGTTTCCATTGAAGGTTTATCATTCCTATCTTTAAATTTCTTATCTATTATTTTTGAAGCATCTGCATAAGTTTTACCTTTAACATAAGATGGTAAGTTCATATCTTTAGCAGTATTTTCATCAATAGATAATCTATTTGAATAAATATAATTACCAATCTTGGATTCACCTTGTTCTACTGTATTATTTTTACCCTGTGGTATTCCGCCTCTTGGGTTTTCACTATGTGTTTCACCTACATTAAATTCCGTTAGTTTATTATTCTCCATAATATTTATAAGTTGTTTTATTATTCCTACTACCATTCAACCAACGTGACATGTATTTAGGATTTAAGTTATTTTCTTCACAACATTCTGTTAGTGAATTATATATTTTATTTGTTAAGGTACAAATTACTTTTTTAGAATTATGATGTTTTTCTCCTTTAATTCCATACATAGGATTATTTTTACCAGTATTTCTAATTTTAGAATTAAGCAAGTACTCTTTAGTATATATTCTTGGTAAAATATTAGTTTCTACTAAAACACAATTTAATCCATTTTCAGATAATACATCATAATAATCTTGCCAATATCTTTCTCTAATATTTAGTTCTTCAAATTTACATTCTTCAATAAATTCTATGATATGATTTTCAAAACTATATTTATCAAAACTATTAAATAATCTAACTTGTTTATTATGACATTTATATTTATAATAAGATATTCTTTTCTTGTAATTTCTTGTCTGCCCAATATATATTCTACCTTTTGGATTTGTTATTTTATATATTCCAATCATATTTAATATTATAAAAAAAAGGAGAGCGTTAACTCTCCTTGATTGGTTTTACTTAAATGTTAAATTCTTAAACGTCTTTCCACTGTCGGTAACAATGTAGTAATAATTAGATTTTGTTAAACAAATCAATTTTTTACCTCCTTCTGTAGCGACAATACAATGAATATTTGGATTAATGTTTTCCAAAGTAAACATCTTATCGTCAGGCTTGTTGTAAAAGGCATTGTAAGCCGTTTCAAATTTTGAAGGTGAATTTTCTCTTTCAATAATTGAAAAAGATTCTCCTAATCCCTGATTATAGACCACGTTATCTTGGTCTATGCTAATCTCTGTTAATGTGTACATAATTTGTGTGTATTTATATATTGCCTACTCTTTAGCTTTTCGGCTTCCGCTATGATTTTAAATATGTCAATACAAATATAAGGAATTTTTATTAGAATTCCAAATTTTTAAATACATATTTTATAATATTTTTTATTATGTAGTATAATAAATAGATGGTGAATAGAAAATTAATTTATAGTTATTTTCATTTTGAAACTGAAGTTTCAATTTAATATATGGAGCACGAATTCTATTTCTATTTTGACGAGGAATCAACACATTCCAGTCACGAAATTTTCTTCTTGCATTTTCATTTCTTCCAACAACTATTGGAACCAGTCCACTATCTTGATAATCATTATAAGCTTGTATTTTATTTAAAGTTATTTCAGGTTGATCTACATTATTTAATGTAACATCAGATTTAAAATTAATATTATCAAATACACAATCTAAATTTGGTTCTGGGTTAACATTAAATGTAATATAAGAAGGAAATATTTCACCATAAAATGAATTATAATCTCCAGCATATTGTTTCCATATTTGAGATATATCAGGTGAAGTAGTAATAAAATTATCACCTTTACTCATATACATAGACGGAATATAATCATAGAAACTAATAAAGTTCTGCTTATTCTCATTATAAGATAATGTAAATGATTGATCATTTTGATGTAATGTTATAAATATATCATTATTAATATAATCAAAAGATACTACCACACCTTGTTTAATTAACGGATTATCTATTTTAAGCTCTTGTAAGGAACTATTATTATAAAAGTATGTATGCATACCTTTTGTATCAGATTGTCCTTCTATTTGTCCTCTAAATGAGTTAAATGATCTATTTAAAGCATCATAGTAATATATAGCAGATGATGAACTTGCAATAGCCCATTTATTTATACTTCCAGATTCAGTAGTAATATAATTATAATCTTGTAATACTGAACCTAAACCTAATTCTAATGATAATCCATCACTAGCTTGTGTTTGAACTCTTGGTAATATAGATATAAATGCAATACCTGTATCTTGAAATGAAAATATATTATCTTTGAAACTATATAATGAATTTATTGGTCCATATTCACCTTTTAAATGTAATATATTATTTACTTGAATATCAGTCCAGCTATCTATAATCTCACCAGGAACTTTAATTTTAGTTGATATTATAGTAGTGTCAAAATTATTTGTTTTTTTAAATTTATAATCAACATCTCTAGTTTTAATTAAATTAGATTGTTGAGAATAAACTGTATTATATTTTTGATATTCATTATATTGTGGTTGAAATCTATTATCCCAAGGAGTAAGGCTTAAATCATTTCTGTTTTGTAAATCTATAGATGTTTCCAATCTTACAGATACTATTTCAGTATGTTGTTGTGAATTTTTACTATATACTTCAGTTTCGGTTTTAACTAATTTTGTAAACTGAAACTTTTGAACAAATGTATCTCCTGGATGTTTACAGTAATAAATATTTGTATTTATTTCTTGGTATTCACCTATTTCAATATAATTAGTTCTTTTCTTAGATTCATAACTATTACCTTTGTATAAATTACCAACATATATTAATATATTAGGTATTTTAAATTCTCCAATAACAGCGATATCATCATCCATTCCTAATGATGCATGTATATCTTCAAGTTTAGTTCTATCTTCTGTTGCAAGTGAAGAATCACCTAATGCAAATGTAATATTTTTAGAACCAAAAGTATTTACTGAATATAAATATCTACCACCATCAGCAGTTAATTGTTCTAATGAATTATAAAATACTAGTTCAGAATTATTTGCATATATAGTTCTACCTTGACCTTTTTCAACAAGTAATGGTGTACTATAAGTATCATATGTAGTTATAATAGATGGATTAAATGTTCCCATATAACTTCTATACGTTTGCACAAATTCCATATTATCATCACCATGTGCTACTTCAAAAAATCCTTTATCAACTAAATCCATCCAATTTCCTATAGTTTCTTGTAGATTTACTCCAACAGCTTTAACATCATATGGTGATATTGCACCTATAACTTTAGTTTCACTAATTACTTGTTTAGTTTCAATTTTTCTAAGTTGTCCCCAAAAATAATTATTATCATTTTTAGCTCCACCTATCACATTAAGTTGTACATTTGACATATTTTGAATTAAATCAAATGTTGCTTCTGGAGAATACATTTGCATAAGTTGATTAAACTGAAATGTTTCAGATAATCTATCATCTGCATTTGAAGTATTAAATACTTCTGTACCTGCACCATATGTAAATGGTGAAATTGGATTAGGTTTTAAATTTGGATGTATAGTAGGATCTTGACTATCAACTCTATCATATGTTGACATTCTATATTGAGGGCATAAATAATTATCATATCTACGCATTAATGATGGTAATTTATCTCCAGCATTTGCAAAATCTATTGCTTCAGGACTAAATGGTGCTGTATTAACATTTCCATTTTTATTATTAGAAATCATTCCATTAATTAATCCTTGACATATAATAGATCTATCTAACAGAGTTCTTTCACCTATAATTAATTTATATCCAACTGGTTTTAAAAATTCATCATAATTTCCATTATCATCTAAAAAATTAGATTGATCATTCAACCATATATAAAATTCTGCTTTTAATGTAATTTCTAAAGATGCAAACTTATCATTTAAATTTATTCCATCATCTGTAGCTACTATAAAATCAGCAATCCATTTAGGTAATGCATCAGCGCCATATTTATTATAAAATTTAATACCTAATCTATATAATTCATTATCTTTAAAAAACCTACCATTTATGTCTTCATTAGTAAATCCATTAATACCTACTTCACTTCTTACAATTTTATATTTTAAATACATACCCTCACCTCCTAAAATGGAAGAATTATATTGGTATTTATTTATCATATAATTTTTGTTTATAGATGAAAATTTTTCAGGAACTGTATACGTATTATATACAGTAATAGAAGGTTCGTTACTAATTGGATTACCAGATCCATCATCTATTAAAGAATTATATATTTCTGTAGTTAAAGCATTCATTGGAAACGAATAAGCTCTTGTATCTAAATTAATTTCAAGATTCTTTTCTTTATAATTAGCTAAGAACATAATATTTTTCTTAGTATTTATATGTTTTGGTATAATTATATCCGAACCTAAAAATAAAAATTCTTCTAAAGAAACTGTTTCTATAATATTACCATCATCATAATAAGTTACTTCTGTTAATCCAACTATATTTTTATCTAATATAAGACTAACAGATGGTATTTGATTAAAAGACGTATATTTTATAGCATACAATCTAATATTAGTATAATCATTATCTAATACATCTATATTAATAACAGGTAATGTTTTTACTATTTCATTAATATCTCCTCCACCTTCTATATTATTATCTAATGATATTAATTCTGATAATGGACTTATTTTTGTTTGAGAACCATTTAACTTGTAAAGATTATAAGCATATTGAATCATTCCTGCAGTATGTATACCACCTGACAATATATCTATAATTTTAGGTTGTGTAAATGTATAATCTCCAACTATATTTAATATATTAGAACTTACATCAATTAGTTCTTCTAAATCACCATTTAATATAGAATGTTCTAAATTTAAAAATCTCATTTGATTCTTACCATCTACCCAATATATTTTATCAATAATATCATTTTCAAAATTATTAATACACTGAATTGGATTAGTTATATTAAATTGTAAATCTCTCATATATAATAATGTTATATCATATGTAATATCATTTACTTTCCAGACACAATCAAATCCATTATTATCAGTTGTAAGTAAAATTAAACTATCTCTTGAAAATGTATGTCCTATAATTAATTGATCACCTGATGTTCTATATGTAGTACCACTTATAAGATATATATCATTTATTTCATTAGTTGTATAAATTAATTTTTTATTATTATAAAGTATTTTTTTATTAACACCATCAATTATTGGTGTTGGTACTGTTAAAATTAAACTATTACCTTTTTCATTAGTTACAGCTCCAGTACTTTGTGTATCTGTAGCAATTACTCTAATATTTCTAGCATTAAAATAAAATTTATTACTATAATTTGACTTGTTAATGTCTTGGACAAGACCTTCAAAACCTTGTTGTACATTTTTATTCATTATCTATGTTGTTTTATAATTTCTTTTTCTCCGAATTTTTTAAATCCATTTTTATGCGCTGAAGTATTTATAATTAATCTATTAATTCCATTCATAAGTGTTTCCATTTTATCTACACTTGGCATTTGTAATGCTGTAAATGCAGAAGGCATATAAAAATATCTTTTTTGTTGTATATATTCAAATGCTTTATCAGTTATTTTACCCATTATCCACAATGGTTCTAAATATCTACTAAGTATATAATATTCCATACCAATCATAACTTTTTCATTATCTGGTATTAAAGGATAACCTTCTTCATCTGTAGCAATTCCTTGATATGATAATTGTATACATCCATCACATATTGATGTAAAAATAATACCTTTTTGAATTTTATAAGTAAATTCATTATTATTACTATAAATATTTGTATTTGTATTTTCTAAATCAGTAAATTGTGAAGGATCTAAATGAAATATATCTGATGCTTCTCTCATAGAAATACTTGATATATTACCAGATGGACCAGTTATATATCTAACACCATTTAAATAAAGTAAATCACAAGGTAATTCTGCTTTATATGATGTTAAATCTAATACTACTAATTTGTTTTCATAAGCTACAGGAGCACCTAATAATCGTAAAAATTCAAGAATATATTCAGCAGCTTCTTCATATGTTAATTCAGAGGCTAAAGGGTTCTTCATTATTTTCCACATCACTGAGCCAAGTGATTTATAATTTGTATTTGTCATAATTTATTTAGTATAAAAGATACGCATCGTATCTATCTTTATCTTCATCCTTTATTCTTTTACCTAATAATCTTTTAAATGTTCTATTTGATTCAAAAGAATATATATTTTTATTTAAAAAATAGTTATTATATTTTCGAAATTGTATTTTAAATACAAATTTTGATGTATGATTATTTAAATATCTAACTAATAATCTTTTTTCATAAGCTTCATCGTCTTCATCCCATAATTTATTAGTTGCTACCCAATCAACAGGTGATGTATTATATAATTTACCATTTACAATTCTAGGTATTCTTTTATCTTTTTTAATACTTAAAGAAGAACCTATATAAGGTATGTTGTATTCTAAATTTTCTTCAATAATTAAGTTAATAATTTCTTTATTAAAATCAGATATTATATTAGAAAAAGTTTTAGCTGTTATTTTTAATTCAGGATTATTTTGTTTAAAAAACTTATAATAATCTTTCTTACCATAATGTGTTTTTATTTTAGCCTTACCTCTTTTATTCTTTATCATTTGAATCATTTTTTTTATCTTCAGGTATATTAGATTCTTTAATTAATTCATTAATTATCTCTAATTTAATTAAATCAATTAAATGAGGTTGTAATGGATAATTACTAGTATCAATGTTATAACAAGGAATTATATCTTCACAATTACAACAATTACTATAATTTAATAAATCTAAAGGATCTTCAAATACACCAGTAATAGTTATACAATCTAGTAAATTTAAAGTATTAATTTTACTTACTAAGTAGATGTATTTATCATTATCTAAATATGCAAATATTCCATTGAATGGAGAATCTTCAAAGTAAGTTGCTTTTTCTTTATTTACAAAACTAAATGGTATAACTAATTTTTTACTAGGTTTAACAGATGTTATTGCTGATTTAATATGTAATTCTAAAGGTTGTGGTATTGGTTTAGTAGTTCTTAATATAGTTTCACAATCTATATTTAAACCACATTGATTAGCAGATATTTGTTCAAGAGGTAAACATAATGTTTGTGTTACTGATATATCTGTAGTTCTTTGATAGTTATTTAAATCTTGTCTTAAATATTTAGCTCGTTTAAGACCATATAAATATATAATATATCTATCTGATACTTCACTATCATCAGTATATTGTCTTAATACCTCACGAACATCATAAATCATTTTATTTAATATCATTCTTTTTTAAATTAAAAAGCCCCTCACATTGGAGAGGCTTATATTATTTTATAATTCCATTAAGCAATTTATAGGAGTTTTACCTTTTAAAACTACACCACAAGCTATTGCTGGTTTTTTATTTTCTTTTGCGTATGCCATAGCATATGACTTATGATTTATTCCACAACCTACCTGCATTCCAAATAGTTTAAACTTAGCTCCTACATACCATTCAACGTAACATTGTGTGTGTAAATGACCTTGTACAATTGATTGTAAATCTGATTTAACTCTATTTCTAGCTGTACCACCTTCTCCATGTATATATAATACATCATCAATTTCAATAGATTCTGTAAAATTCCATCCTGGAACACCTAATACTTCTGAATAATCTTTAATCCATAATTTAGAAACACCTGCAGAATATGCTTTTCTCATAATTAATCTATCGTGATTACCTATAATTACAGTTGCTTTTGGAAAATGTTGATACCATTTTCTTATTTCTGAAATTGCCATTGCTAATTCTTGTCCTGCACTATGTCCATCTGGATCAGTTTCATGATATGATGTAGCATGATTATCAATTATATCTCCTATAAAAATTACTTCATCGCATTTATATTCATTGTAAATATTTATACAATGTTCTAAATAACCATCTAATGTAAATGGTAAATGTAAATCACCTATTACTAATACATTTTTACCAGATTTTAATTTTTTAACTTGTTCTTTAAAAGAATCAATTGGAAGTATTCCCATTTTAAAAGCTGATTTAAATACATCTTTAGATGTTTTATATTCTTTATTTGATATATCTGAACTTTTTAATCCGTTATAATTATTACTTAAAGAATATTTTTCTTTTTTAATTATATTTATTGCAGTTCTACATAAAGATATATTATCTTCTGAATTTTTAAGTCCTAGTTTATCACATAATCTATAACCACCTTCTTTTAAATAACCAGGTTTACTTCTTAAGAATTCTTTTATTTCTTCTAAACTCATATATTAATTTTTATAAAATTATTTATACAAAGGTAATGAATATATTTGACATATCCTAATAAAATCGTATTTATTTTCTAATTTATTTTTTAATATTGATAATTCTAACATCATATTCAGCAAATATAATTTTATTTAATAGGTCATATGAAGCTGAAAATAAATCACCTTTCTTATTTTGAAATCTAAGATTTACTTTAAAACCTGTTTTAGTAGCATCAGGTGAAGAGTATAATCCTGCACCTCCATATATAGCAAAAGTAGTTTCTTTTACTTTAATAGAATCAACTTGAGGTTTAATTGTATACTCAGGAGCTATTTCAAGTAGTTCTCCACGTACTTTAGAAAACATTGATATCTTTATATACTTATCTTCAAAATCGTTCTTATATGGTCTTATTTGAACTTGTTCTACAAACATATTAGTTTTAGTAGAATCTGTAGCTTTTTCATAACTTTTAACTAACATACTATCAGTTGGATAATTTGTTATAAGTTTACCACCTTTTTTAAGTTTAGTTATATATTGTTTATTAGATGGAATAGGTTTAGGTTTAATAAGTGGTTCAAATTTACCTACAATTTCTTTAGTTTGAAACTTTTGATAATTATTTTTACTAGGTGAACTGTTATAACTTCTATTAATAAATATATATATTAATAATCCTAATATTATTAAAGGTTGTATTAATTTTGTTAAATTAAATTTCATTTTTTAAATATTTTTAACCATTGTTTTTCAGATCTTTTAGAATCTATAATTAAAAGATATTTATTAATATGTGTTAATAATTCTTTATTTAATAATGCAATATCTATTTTTTCAGAAATTTCTTCAGCATCACCAGTATCTTTAACAATATTTAAATGATTTACAAATGGAATTTCATTAGATGTAACTACCGGAACCAATTGATTAACACAATCTGCGGAAACAATATTATATGTTTCACTTAAACTTACTTGTAATGCTAAATTCATTTTAGATACAAGTTTTACAAATTCAGAATGTTTTAACCATTTATGTTCAACTAGTTTATGAGGAGTTCCTTTAAATAAATCTCTAATATTCTTTAATGCATTTTCACCTTTCTGCTCTATTCTTTCAACATTAATATGTAAATTAAGTATTTTATTATTTCTATCTGCATATATCATCGCACCAATAGCTTGAGTTAATGAATTTTTCATTGGTCTAATAGCACCAAATAAACCTACATTTAATATTTTATTAAAATCTGAATCATCTGTATTTTTAACAATATGTTTTAATGTTGGATAATAATTTGGTAAATAAACTATATCTTGATGAATAATTGGTTCAAAAGATTTTATAAATGTTTTTGAATTTGCTGTTATAAATACATTATCATAAGTTGAATATTTCTTTAACCAATCTATTGCATTTCCTTCATTAGCTAAGAATGGAAGTTCAGAGTGTAATCTAACTATCCATTTAACTTTAGGATGAAGTTTTTGTAATAGTTCAAATTTTTCAGGTACTACCCAAATAGCTTCAATAATTACATGTTTAGGTTTATAGTGAGTTACATATTTATCAATCTCATTATTATCAACTACTTCAACTAAATGAGATTTAACTCCATTTTTAACAAGCATATCATTTACAAATATAGCACTGTTATATAATCCGCTATTTACAGTTGAATACGATTGTTCACTATATAATAGTCTTTTCTTTAATATAAATAATATATCTATCATTTTTTTAATTTTTATTGTTGATCGTCTTTAGGAGTAGTTAAAGTATTAGCTAACTTATTTCCTATAGCTATACCACTTAATCCAAATACAAGCCATGCAAATGTTTTAAATACTTCAAGCACAGTTTCAAGTTTATTATCGGGTTGCAAATAAGTAATAACTGTTAAAGATATTCCTATACCCACCATCATTAAAACAGCAACAAACCATGTTAAGTTTAATCTACTAAATTTACCATCAATCATTAATGTATCTTGGAATAATTTACTCATTTTTTTTTATTTTATTTCTAACACAATACTTGTTGTATTATATCCTTCAGTATTACCTGCAGTAATTGTATAAACTTTTACTGGAGTTTTTTGAATTGGTGTCCCAGATATAACTCCTGTTGTTGGATTTAAATTTAATCCATCTGGAAGTTCTGGTGATATATTATAATTAGCTAAATCAGTTTTTCTAAATTTCATAGAATTTTTGTCAGCTATATAAATATTTCTTTTATTATCAATTGTTAATCCTTCTGGTGCATATAATGCAGCACTATGATAGCCTCTTGAATCAAATCCATCTCTAAATTCACCAACACCTGAACCAGCATATATATTAACTGTCATTCCAGATTTAGTAACACTTTTAATTTGATTAGATAAATAATCAGCTACATAAATCATACCTTGAAAATATACAATTCCTGTAGGACTAATTCCAGATAAAAAAGTAGTAACATTATTATTATTATCAATTCTACGTATTGAATTATTATCTGTATCAGATACATAAATATTACCTGTATTATCACCTGTAATACCTCTCATAGATTTAAATAGTGCATTTGTTCCATTACCGTTTAAATTACCTTTAATTAAACCTCCTGCAATTGTAGATACATTACCATTTGGTGTAATTTTTCTAACTCTGTAATTATCTGTTACAAATATATTATCTTGATTATCTATCCATAAAGATGTAAGTAGAGTAAATTGTGCATTAGATGAAATACCATCAGATAGACCTTTAACACCAGATCCAGATAAAGTAGAAACTAATCCTGTAGGTGAAATTTTTCTAATTCTATAATTATAAGTATCTAGTACAATTATATTTCCTAATGAATCAAAAGCTGCTGCTTTAGGTGTATTAAATCTAGCATTAGTTCCTTGCCCATCTATATAACCTGTTTGTACAACTCCGTTAATTACTTCAAATTTACCTGCTAAAGTAGAACTAATTCCATTAGGATTAATTAATCTAATTGTTTGACTCCAATCATCAACTACAACTAATGTACCATCTGATTTTACTGCTACTGAATTTGGAAATTTATAAGTAGCTACATTTGGAACGCCATCTTTAGGATATTCCATATTATTAGAATTTCCAGAAACTGTAGTAATTCTTAAATTTGGAGAAACTTGTCCTCCGGTGTTAGTAGGAGTTAATGTAGATATTGGGACATTTACATTGTAAACAGGTTGAACACCTGTATAATTAATAATTGGTTTCATATATATTATTTTTAGATTTTAATTAGATAATAATTTCCAAGTTCAGTAGTTTTTTCGTCTAATTTTTTAAAATTCTTAGATTTATAATTTATAGATTTGCAGAATTCTTGTTGTGAATTAAATATACCAAAATCTTCTTTAGTAATCTTATTAATAACTTGAATTTTTATTCTTCTACTACTTTTCTGTAATCCTTTTTTACCAGAATTCCAACTTGGTTTGTTTGTTTTTATTCCTTTTCTAGGACTTATTTTTCCTTTATGAGAATCTGATAATTTCTGTCGTAATTCATCTGATATTATTTTTTCAATTGTTCCACCAAATTCCATATTATAACCATTATATACTGAATTATACTCTTTAATATAATTAATTTCTTTAATATTTAATTCATTTATATTACAAAATTCTAAAATTTCAAAAGTAAAATAATTTAAAGTATATTTATTATAAGAGTTTTGTAATTTAATATTATAATGTATGTTATTTTTTAACATTCTTTTATGAGCATTTAGTCTTAAATTAATATTATTAGATTGTCCAATATAAACTTTATTATTAGTTATATTTTTTATAATATAAATTCCTGATTTCATATCTTACTTATTTGAAAATGCATACGATCAGGACGTCCTTGCCAGTCACCACCACAATCAAAACCTGCATCTCTGAAACATTTAAGAAATCCTTCAGTAAATGGTTTTTTACCAAGTTTAATTAATTCATTATAAGATTTTCCTAATATATTATCTGAACTATTCATATCTATAGCATAACCCCAACTATGTAATGACTGTGAATTTAATCCTTTTTTCTTTCTAATATTAAAACAACCATCCCATGTTTTTAATTCTTTTACATACCCTGTAGATATTAAATTTTTAAAAGCTTGAGTTAATGGTAATATCATTTCCTTATTACAATAAAGTTTTTTAGGTATTACACCTATTTCAAGTTCAGTAGGTATATCCCACATTATCATATAATTTCCTTCATCATTAGTTGTTAATGGATCTCCCCATTTATCAAAACATTGTTTACTTGTTACCATTTTAACTCTTAATTAATGATGTTACTATTATTGTTACTATAACACCTATTGCTATAGAAACTACATATTTTAGTTGATTTATATATATTTTCTTTTCTATTAATTGATCTTCTACATCATTTAATTTAATTTTAAGCTCAGTTACTTCTTGTTTAACATCTTTAAGTTCATGTATAAATCCTCTATTTCCATTTTCTTTATTTCCAATTAATGCTGTAGATATATTAGATATATCTTTTTGTATTTCTTTTAAATGTTGTTCCACTAGATAAATTCTTTTATATGCTTCTTCCATTATTTATTTTATATTGTTTTTCTTTTATTTAAGGAATTACTACAAAATCAAATGCGACTGTTCCAGTTAATCCTGTTAAAAATACAACATCAAATGTTGTAGTTGTTTTATTTGTTATATAACATGGGGCAGCGGATAATACATTTAATGCTCCTGGTTGAGGAACTCTATAATTTGTATTAGCCATTGTAGTTCCAATAGTTACTGTGAATGTAGTAGTTGCAGTTCCAACTTGTGAAAAAGTTCCTCCTATTACTTGCTGGTCTAATTGTCTTTCAGTACCACCATTAGTTGCTGTATAAAATAAATGTGTTCCACTATTTCTAATACTTCCTGCTTCTGTGGTTGCTAAGGGTGAAGATGCATCTAATTTTAATTGTCCTGTTCCAGCTGTTGTTGAACCTGACGTTATATGAACTATTGCTGTAGGAGTTGTAGTAGAACCAAACATAGCTTTACCACCTGTTTCATTTAAAAATAAATTAGATGCATAAATACTAAGGTCAGAACTGCTGTAGATTCTTGGGGCTCTTGCTCTTCTTGTATCTAATGTTAATGTATTACCTAAAGCAGTAGTTAATAATATAGAGGCATCAATAGATGCTGCCGATGTTTGTGAACCTCCTATAGTTAACTGAGAAATTCCTGTCAATGGATTTTTTATTGTTGTAGCACCTATTTTATCAATTTTAAAAGTAGATACTCCCCCAACTTGTAAATCCATTAATAAAGCAGCTGCTCCAGAGGCAGTATTGGTTACATTAAGTTTAATTCCTGTTGGGACTCCTGTAGTATTCCATGTCTGATTAAGTTCTAGTACAGAACCTGCAAGTGAACCTGAATTTGCATTTACAGTATCTGTAATAACCATCTTGGAAGAAGCTGTAGTTTGCCCTATAGCAATATTACCACTCGCTAACATTCTCATTATTTCAGTAGCTGAACTAGCTCCTCCAGCATTAAATGTAATAAAGCCACTGGCTCCAATTGCAGCTAATGCTAATTGTCCTGATGTAGCCTCTGCATATAATGCAACACTATTTGCAGATAAATTAGTTGCAGCATTAACATAATTAGATGCTGTTGCTAAAAATTGTCCCATCAATCCAGTTGTAGGTACTCTGAAATCAATAGAAGCATAAGATGTTGTAGCTGTTCCATTAGAGGTTTGCTCTAATGTTAAACCTTTTCCAGAGCCACCATTACTTAATCCAAAGTGATGTCTATATAATGGAGTTATATTATATCCTGTATTAGTACCATCATCTTGAATAAGTGAATTAACTAATAAACCACTAGCAAATTTAACATGAAAATTGTTTGTACCACTATCAGCAATAGCGTTAATATTACCTGCAAGTTTTTGTATTGCACCTAATATACTATCACTCGAAACAATAGTACCTACACCAATAGTATAACCAGTTAATGTAGAAGCAATTGTTCTTGCATTAGTATAATACAAATTACCTGATTCAGGAACTACAGAAGTATTAAGGGTTTGAAATGTTTTATCTCCTCTCCAATATTGTAAAGTAGTTCCAGATGTAATTAAATTCTCTTTAAGAGCTAAATCAGTATCATCAGCTAATATACCATTTCTATCTTGTAAAGTATATAATCTATCAGCAGTTAATGTTGAGCTTCTAAATGTTCTTGTGAATCCAAGATTTGTTATCCAGGATAATCTTCCAGTTGTATCAGCAAATACTTTCATTAAACCTGTTGCTGGAGTACTTGGGGTTACACTTTGTGAAGGTAATCCAATATATCCTGCTCCAGCTAAACCAGTAATACTACCTCCTATTAATGGAAAATATCTTGTATCTCCAGTGGTTGTAGTTAAAAATCCACTAGGATTTCCAGTTAAAGGATAAGCATCTGTTATACCATATCCTGATAATGTAGTTGGTGTTCCTGTTATTTTAGTCCATGCAACATCATTAATCATTGAATTAACAACTTGTAAGGAACCTATACTAAACACATTACCAGTAAGAGTTAAACCTGTACCATTTGTATAAGTCCCTGCTCCTGAAATTTGTACATAAGATACTGGATCTGTCCCTAAAGTATTTATACTATTAGATTGAGTCCATTGGGTATTTTTAAGAGTAGTACCATTTTGTATTAATACTGTGCTTGCTTCTACTTCAGCAGCACTATCTGCATCAACTACTCTAGTCCATGCACCTGCATTTACCTGATAAATACCATTATTTTGTGATAATATTTGATTTTTTACAAGTACTCTATTACCTACTACTAATACTATTCCATCAATTGTTTGAGTTCCTGATAAAGTTATATTTGTAGTTGTACCTGCTCTAACAGCATTTTTCCAAGTAATGCCTGTAATAATATTATCAAAGTAAGTTTTATTAATTAAATCAAATGCACCAACTGGAGTAATAGGTTGCACTATAGCTCCACTCATAGTTCCTCCTGATAATGGAAGATAAGTTGTTGAAATTCCAGCTAACTGTATATGTTCTGCTGGACTTAATAAACCTGCATTTGTATTTGTAGAAAGTGGCAGTATTGCATCAGTTCCTGTATCGCTGTTTACTATACCATTAGTTGGACTAGCAGTATAAGTAAGATTTGTAACACCTGTAGTTGAAATATTTAAATTACCATTATTATCAAATAAATTACCATTTATAGATAATCCTAGATTATAATCTCCATCTAATAATGGAGTTGGAACTAATATTTCAGAATTAGATATTGGGGATTGAAATCTAAAAATTGTTCCTTTTGTTGTTGTAATATTTGCAGTTGATATTATTATTTCTCCAGAATTAATAGTAAAAGAACTTTGTATATTAACTTCATTATCATTTCTTTCTCCAAATAATTCAACAAAATTTGGAATTAAAAGAATACTTGTTATATTTAAATCTAATCCTGCATCTCCAAATTCTGTATGTCTTTGATATTGTCCAAATCCATCAATATAACTATCAAATAAAGTACTTTTACCGTCTATACTTGTAACTTCTCCATAAGGATATATTTCACCACCATTATTATATACTGATTGTAAATTTTGTGGTATAGGTAAATCTGAAATCATAGCAAAAGTTCCACCAATACCTAATTTATTTGGTAAATGAAACAATTCATCGTTTACTCCTAAATTCTCAGCATCAATAATAGCTTTCCCTAAATTATTTCCAACATCTTGTATAAATAAAGTACCATCAGTAAGTCCTATATTTTTTCCAGTAATTTGACTTAATTGAAATCCACTATTTCCATCTAAACTTATAAAACCAGCTATTGAACCTGTAATAAGAAAACCTCCTGCATTTAATGTAAATATATCAGATAGATCTTCAAAAGTATTACCTTGTTCACATACATTTTGTAAATTTTGTAATGCTGGTAAATCAGATGATGTTAAATATCCTGCAGGATTGGTTGTTAATGGATAAAAATTATTATCTAAATAATCTATTAGATCTATTTGATTTAATATATTTCCAGTTATTGAACCCCAAATAGAGGAACCTGATCCGTTATTTCGACCTAAAAAATTATCTATATATGCCATATTATGGGTTTTCTATTAAGTATTCTACTACTACTGTACTACCTGCTTTAGCAGTAAATACAACAGATGTTTGATTTAATGTAGTATATTCTGTATTTAATACAGTACCTGTTGGATAAGTTACTATAGTTGAAGATATTTGTTGTGTTATATTTCCATTAATTACCATTATTGATATTGAATGAAATGAATTTACTGGATATGATACAATAGTATCTGATACTGGCTCATATACTTCTTGTATAAGTGTATCATAATGAGCACCTCCATTTGCACAACTATTAACTGCAGCAACTAATTCTACAAGTAATCTTAAATCACTATTTTTTATTTTATTACAATCTTGAAAAGCTATTAAAAGCTCATTAATTGTTTGAGAAATTTCATTACATTGTATTGTTGCCATATTTATATTTTAATTATAATTTCATTATTCTCACTCTAACCACGGATGGTTGCATATTATTAATTGCTGTAGGAGAAGAATTTCCAATTGAATTAGCAAATGTAGCATTACCATTAGGACTAGAATCACCTGCTACTACATAAGTAGGAGTTGGAGTTCCTCCACCTGCTTGAGAAACTGGAACTGTAAGATTTAATTTTGGTATATTAGCTGCAGCTAATGTAATATTTTCTACTCCAACAACTGCGCCTATAGTAGGAAAACTATCACCATAAGCTATAACAGCTAATCCAGTATCATTTGGAGTTCCATTATTACCATTCATAATTGCCCACCCAAGTCTTAGATTTTTACCCAATCCTGTTGTAGGACCAGTAGTTACAAAATTTGCTGCAAGATAAGTATTATCTATTACTATTTCTTTTGTATCATATTGTAATGATTCTAAATCTGTACCAGGATTACCTTGAGGTCCTTTAATATTTGTTTGAACTATATATGAACCTGATAATTTTTTATAAACATCTCCATTCGTGTTATTTAAATAATAATCATTATCTACACCTAATCCATTACTAGGTGCACCAGCTCCATTTCTCCATGTTGCTCCATTTTCCCCAGCTGGTCCAGGTGGTAATGTACCTATTTCATCTGCTAAATTATCAGTTGTAATTTGAGTTACTTGAAAGAAATTATATCTTTTAAGAGAATAATCTACTCCAAATACTATTATATTATCTGGATATATAAAATCGGTAGGAACTAATCCTGTATTTTCTTCACCAGATGCAACTTCTCTCCATACATAATTAGTTTTTTCTTTAAAACAATATACATTTAAATTATTATAGTATGTATATGCAAAATTATTGTCTATCCCTAAATCAGCTAATATAGATTCTTCAAAACAATAAGTTTTTGTATCTAAAGGTATTTGTGCAGGTATTTTTAATCCTGTTGGTATATTTGTAAAATTAGCCATAATTAATTGTATACTCTAAATTCAACGAAAAGATTATATATAATTTCATCTGTTCCAATATCATCTACATATGTAAATAATCTAATACGTGTTGCATCAAATCTATCTGTATATGCTTGCCAAAATTGACCTGCGGGTCCATGATTAATAATATGTCTTTCAGGTAAACATAATGTTTTATTTACTATAAAGGTATTACCACCACTAATTGTTGCAAAATAATCTCCTGCAAAATTACGAGTCCAAGTTATTGTACCTAATGTATTTTCAAAAACTGTAGCTACTGGTGCTGCAGTTCCTGTTTGTGTTAAGAATGCAGTATATACTTTATATGGACGTTTTTCTTGATCAACATAATCAACTACATCTTTCATTCTTGTTCCTACATTAGTAGGTGAGATACTAGATGCTGTTACTTTATCTGTAATATCTGTATCAATATTTGTTTTTATTTCTGTACTAGTTTCCATTAGTTAAATATATTATTAAAGATACTATTAAATATTCCATTATCAAATATATCTGTTGTTTTTTTAATTTTAAATTCCATAGTTCCATGACTATAAAAATTTTGAGATACAAATAATATTGTATTAATTGAATCTATATATACTCTATCAAAAGTATGTGTAACATCATTATTCATTGAATCATATATTTTATATGTATCTGTATCAATAGCTTCTATTATAGCAAAACATATTCTACCAATATTAATATAATTAATATCTTTTCCAATTTCCAATATTTCTTTAGTATAAAAAGGTTTATTTGAAAAATATCCCTGATTATCTATAAGAGAAATAATATTTTCTATAGTAGTATTAATACTTTCTTCTTGCCAATAATATATCTTATCAGTTACTGGATAATCATTACAATCTACTGAATCAGCCTGAAAGAATGGTGTTTTATATACATTCTCATATACTTCAATAGGAGTAGTGTGACAAATATTAACAGAATGAAAATACATAGTTCTATATAAACTCATTAATTGTTTTCTTTCAATATCATTTAAGTCAAGACAACAGCCAGCTAAAAGTTTATAGATTGTATTAAAAAGATATAAATCTGTAGATTCAAGTCTTCCTGTCATTCTACCAGTATTATATACTTTATTCAATGAACTAATGATTATAGAAGTATGATTTTTTTCATTTATTTCTATCATTATAGTATTTGTTTAAATTGACTACATGTGTTACATATTACTGGTTTACATCCTGTACAATTTTCTAATCCACATAATTTTTTTAATTGTTTTATATTATCAATTGCTTGTAGATAATATCCCAAATCTAAAGATTTTTCAATTGAATCTATTAGGAGGTTAATTGTAATTAATAAATTTTTAGATTGTAAATTATTACATGTTATACAGTCTGTTATTTCAGCTTTTAATAAATAATTTAACATACATTGATAATATGGTAAAATATTATAAGTTATTCCTAATGCAGGAATTAAACATGTACTACATTCTTCAGAAGGTTGATCTGTTTCTAATTCAATGAAATAAATATCCTCAAATTTAAGAATCCCTAATTCATTAGCTGAAACAATAAATACTTCTTTATTATTAACATTTTCTAATTTATAATTTAAATTAGTTGCTAAAGTATAATCTTTAAAAGTATCTATATTCCAAAGTAGTATAGATGTTATACTATAACCAACACCAGTTTCAACATCTATTGCTAATTGTTGTCCACTATTAATTATTTGAAAATTGTTTATATTTATAGCCATTATTAATTTTTTGGATAAAAAAAAGAGGAAAGGAAAATCCCCTCCTCTTCTTTGAGTTTAATTTATTTTATTAAGTTGTAGCTAAATTAGCTGGTACTGTAGCATTTGTTCCAACTGCAGTTCTAATTCTTGTTAGAATTGTATTTGTAGCTGCATTATTTGCTGGTAAATCAGTTCCTTTATCAATTGCAATTGTAAGTACTTTATATTGTCTTTCAACTGATGTTTCTACTCTTGGAGTATAATATCTAATATGTATAACATTATTAAGACTTGTTGCAGATGCATAATACGGTGTTGCAAAATCCGCAGGATAACCTACTTGTCTTGCTGGATCATATTTATAACCTTTACAGAACCATTCATAATTAAGAAGCCATTTAGCTGTTCCACTACCAGGATTGTTTCCAACAGTAGTAGTTGCAGTTAATAAACCTGTATTTTGAGTAATAGTAGTTAAATCAAATGCATTAGGGAAAGTTTTCACTATTACATCAAATTGAATTTGTCTACCATCAATTTTTCCAGGAACAACATTTTGTGCTTTACCTGTAATAGTAAACCCAACAGGAGAAGAAGTAGTTGCAGTTACAAATTCTGAATCACCTCTTTTAATTAATTGCTTTCTTAATGAACTTAAAAGTCCATCTCTGATAGCTGTATCAGTTTCTGCAGAAGCTCCTGTTACATAAAATCCTTGAATAGTATCAAAGTTTTCAGGAGATAAACCACTACCACTATACAATCTAATAGCTACTTCATAAGTAGTATTAGCTAATGCATTTCCTGTAAATCCTGCAACTGCTACAGATTTTTGTACTTCAGCTGCATATGTAGATAAAGTAATCTTTTCAACATATTTAGGGTCTACAATATCAGAGAATTCATATCCTCCAATTGCTGCAGCTGCTTTCTGTAGTACTTTAAAAGGTACATTAGCTGCTACTGCAGCCCCATTTCCAGATACAACTGTAAGTTCTTTATCATCGGCTGTTGCAACGAATGTTTGTGCAGTTGTTTCTGTTGCTGCAGCATTACCAATCATTACTTCACCTACTTGGTTTGGTCCAAACATAATTTATTTATTTTTTATTTATATTATTATTCATTTCTTTGATCAAGCTGGATTTTACTTTCCAGTCCAGATGGTTTATAATCTCTTAAAGCGAGCTCTACAGCTCTATCTAATATTTCTTCATGTATTCCTTGATACAATTCACAATTTGTTGGTGTAGATAAACCATCAATGGTTAAATTTTCACCTGGAAATAATGAATTTAAATCTGAAAGAATAATTGGTTTTGGATATTTTATATATCTAATCTTATAATCAATTATATTGATTGGAGATATTAATTCAACTACATTTTTATTTTCAATCTTAGATATATTTAATCTCCAAATGGTTGAATAATCTGGATTTTTAAAAGGATTATCTGATTGAATATTAAATTCATCGTGTGTTTTTGGAACAACATTTGGTTGTTTAGTAATACAGGTATTATCTAATGTAACAGTTTCATATACTATTAAAAAAACATCATCCGGAATAATAAAAAATTTAGAATTATTAGATAAACCATTAAAAGAAACTATTTGTGTGTTAGAAGTATAAGTTTTTATTAATTCTTTTAAATCTACACGTCTTTTTTCTGAATCTTCAAATCCTTCTTTATATTTATTTCCACCTGGATTATAATAATTTTTTATTATTTCTTGTTGTGCTTTAGTTAGATATATACTAATTTCGTAATCATCAAACCCTGGAGCACTCTGAGAAGCAATTGCATTATAATAAATATTAAATTTATTTTTAAATTCAGACAAATTCATAATTATTTACTTTTTGAAAGCTTAGCTTCTATTAATGACCTTACATCTTGATGTTTAGGATTATCTAAGTATTTAACAGCATTATCAAAAGATGGAGATTGTCCACCTTCACACAAATCTAATCCATCTATTGTTGAATATTTATTACCTTTTCTAGTAATAATTTTATTATCTACTCCAAATTGAATTAATAATTTAGTATCTAATGAATCATCTTTAACTAAATCTAAAAAAGCTTTTGGTTTAGAATCAAGAAATTCTCCAACTTGTCTTTGTACCCATCCTAATGTAGAATCTTCAGAAATTGGTTTGTTAGTAAGTAAACTTAAAATTGCAGTTAATTTTTCTTTATTATCTTTAATTTTACTATAAAGTTTAAAAGCTTCTTCTTTATTATCAAATTTATTATTTTGTTCTATTACTTCTTCATCTTCACTAGTTATAACAAATTGATAAGTTTGTTTTTTATCTCTGTCTTTCCAACTTGGTGCAACATCATCTTTTAAACATAAAAGAATTTTGTAGGATATATAATCTATAGGATTTCTTAAATCTAATAAATTATCATCTTTATATAGTGAAACAAAATGGTCATACCAGAAGTCACCATAAACAGATAAATTTAAACCTGTTTCATTTTCTAAAAATTTCTTTTCATCATTAGTTAAAATATTTGCTAAAGAACCATTTTTTAATAATGGTAATTGAAATTTTTTAACTGCTCCAGAAAGCATTCCTCCTGAAATAACATGGTCTTCTCCTACATTTGAAGCCATTCCTTTTTTTCTTTTAATATATTTTACTACTACAGTTTTATTTGGTAGTGTAAAACCTTTTATTGTATCTTCCATTTTTTATTTAATTTCTCCCGTATTAATATTTTTATTAAAAGGGGCTTTCGCCCCTAATAAGTATTTTTGTTTTAATCTAGTATTGCTGGTTTAAGTGTTAATGTTCTTGATGAGTCTTTAACCATTGCTCCAGTACCACACATTGCAGTCATTGTAGCAGAGTCTTCCATCAATTGCATAATTCCACCTCTACGTCCAGAGAAAGGATCTCTAATACCTGCCATATAACCACGTAATTCATCATCACCACGTACTTTAATTTTTTGGATATTAGGCTCTTCCATTGAACCAATATATAGAATATCATAACGATATGATTCAGCAACTCCTCCATCTGGATGTAAAATTTTATTACGAACTTTATCATCATACATTGGATCTACTTCAAGCATAATGTGAATATTATTAGGAGCTCTCCATTCTGTGAATTGGAAACCACCTTCAAAAGCATTATCATTAAATTTAGAAGTTACTTTATTGATAGCATTCATGTTTGTATTATCAAACAATGATTTCCATCCTGAAGCAGCAGCTGTTGCTGCTCTATTAAATTGTGCAGCACCTCTTTCACCAGTTCTCAACATGAACTTTCTTTCACCCCAATCCAGTTTACCTTCAGATAACTCAGAAAGAGCATCTTCTAATAGACGCATAGAGAATCTATTATAAGTAATTGTATTTGAAACTTCCATTTGTTCACGAATACCTGAACCAGCTTTAATTTCAATATTAGATTGACCTTTATTTAAGAAACGTCCATTTTCATCTCTGTTTGTTTTACCAAACATTAATGTTTTAGATTTAATTTTTGAGAATTGACGTTCAAATTGCCACATTACTTCCTGCATCCAAGTTACTGACTTATGAACACCACCTGTATTCGGATCTCTAGTTTCAATACCAGCAAAATATACAGGTTCAACTTTCATATCAATCATTGCACCAGATACTTTAACCTCCATACGTAATGTAGAAACAGAGTTTCTCATTAACCAAGGTGAAGTAAACTGAATACCGGCACCACGAGTAGATAATTCATCTTCAACGTATGCAGATTCAATACTAAATCTATTTCCTGCAACTAATTCATCTCCAGGAATACCTGCTAATGATTCTTGACCACCCCATACTTCACAAGTATAAACATAGTTAGAACCTTCTTCCATTGGTTCATCTGAAACAATTCTAATTTGGTATACATCTGGTCTAGGACCTGCAATTACCATTTGTTTAGTAAACCATTTTTCAGCGAATACTAAATCGAAAGTTGTTCTTGCAACACCAATACCTGTATCACTACCAGCAACAACAGCACCTTGGAATCTTGCTTCAACAAGAGGTATATTTCTCTCATCACTTCCAACTACTTTCCATACAAAATCATCTGAACTATTTAATACTTTTTCAGGGAATAAAGCTAGAGTTGTATCTAAATTTTTCATTCCTGAATTTTGTAGTAATACAGTTGTCAAAGGAGAAACTAATTGTGGTTGTGTTCCAAAGATAGCACCGATGTGATTTTTTAATGTTAATCCTGACCAGGCTTTACCCTTAGTCATTACAAACTTACCTACTGACATATTTATTTATTTTAATTTATTTATATTTATTTTTATAATACTAATTCAGCACCTATACCTCCATAACTTTGAGAGTCATTTAAATAATCAGGTGTTCCATTATCTTCAAAGCTAGTTTTTCTTAAAACATTTTCTAAATTTTTAACAGATTTAGAAGTTATTGTTTTTTGAATATTACCTAAATTAGCAAAACCATTTGTAAGTTCATATAAATAATACATTTTAGTATCAAATTCAATAGGATTTTTAGACCTATCTGTCATAAACTTATTCATCATTTCACCTGTTTCAGTATTTTTAGAAACAACTTCTGTCATACTCTTATATACTTTATCTTGTAAAGCTTTTGTATTTGGTATTCCCTGAATTACTTCTTTAGAATTAAATACAAAATTTTTAATAGTATTATTTATTTCTTCTTGTTCTTTAGCTTCATCTAAAAGTCTTTGTTTAGAATTTTCAACTTCAGCTAATTCAGCTCTTTTATTAAATTCTTTTAAACTTCCTGTAGATTCTAGTGCTTCTTCAATTACAACATCCTCACCTAAATCAATAGCTTTCTTAAGTTGTTTTTTAGCTCTATCTTCAGATAAACCTTGATTCATATAATCTTTTAGAATTATATTTTTTGCTACTTCTAAATTTTCTTTTAAGTAATCTTCAGTAATTGATTCTAATTCTAAATTTTCTTTTCTAGATTGACCTATTTTTTCTAAATCTAAATTATCTAATTTACTAATTGCTTTTCTTTCAGCTTCAATTTCAATTTGTTTAGAAATAGCATTACCTAAATCATTAATTGTTTTAATTTTTTCTGAAGATTCCAATGAAGGTATAATTCCATGTTCAATAAGAACATCTGAGAAGGAAGTATACAAATTGGGAGAAGCATCATCATCTTTAGAATCACCTTCATCTTTATCTTCGTCTTCCTCATCTACGTTCTCCTGAAGTTCATCATCTGTATCTTCATCGATAAGGTCTTTTTTATCTTTATCAGGATTTTCATCCTGTAATTCTTCTTCATTATAATTTATATCAAAGTTTAATTCTAAGTTATCAGAATTAAATAATGACATATCATTTTCATTTTCTTCCATAATATTCTCCCTGTTTTATAAAGTTTGCAAATATAACACATTTTAAAAGGGAATCCAAATAAAATTTAAATTATTTCACTTTTTTCTCCTTTTAATAATAGCTAATTTATTCTTTTCTTTTGTATTCTAGCTATTTTTTGATCTTCAACTTTAGCTGCCATCTGATCATTATGTTTAATCATATCTTGATCCAATGTTCTCATTTTAGTTATATAATCATCTTTTCTTTTTTGCTTATCTAAATTTAATTTCTCAATATCTAAAGGATCTACTATTCCATCTTCAGAATCATTAGTATTTTTAACATTTTCTTTTCCTAATTCTGCAATATATACTTTAGTTTCATTATCTCTTTGATTTTTTAAATCTTCTAATTCAAGTTTTCTATTTTCAAGATCAATAGTTGCTTGGTTATGTGCTTCTTGAATTTTATTAGCTTGATCTGATTGTTCAGATTGTCTTTGATGTAATTGATCTTCTGCCTCTTCAAATTTTCTTCTCATATCACTTAATGATGGACTAAAATAAATATCCATAATTGTAGAGAATGAACCTCCATTTTGTAAAAATGCTTGAGCATTAGATTTAATCATTTGTTCAAGTTCTTGAGTTTTCTGATTAGATGTTAATACTAAACCATAATCATTTTCAGTAAAATCTTCACCTTCAATATTAAGAATTTGAATTGATTGATCATCAAGTATATTTTGTACTTTCTTATTTTTACCTTTTAGAGCTATTTTAGCAGTTTCTAAAAAGCAATCTAATACTCTTAATTTACACTGATCATGAATACTAAACCACCATTCAGTAATATGAGATGATTGATTAACAGATCTTTCTACTCCACCAACAGTTTCTCTATTTTCAATTTGACCCTGTCTTTGTGCAGTTACTCCTGCAATTTCACCCATCTCCATTTTAATGAATTCAAGTAATTGTATATGTTGTTGAATATATGCTCCAGTTTCCATATCCATTACTCTACCACCTTGAGTATTCATTGAACCTGCTAATTTACCAGTTGCAGCACCTTGATTACCTTCTTTAAATGAATCAATTACAGCAATCTTATTAACAACTGCGAAGTGCATCCATTTTTCTATTTCCCAATTTTCTGGTATTTTAGCAATATCTAATTCAAATATTTTACCATAATTAGTAGAAATAGCTTTATTAAGTCTATCCCAAATAACATCATACATATATTGATAGTTTTTACATCTATCAATTAATGATACTGCTTTAGATTGATTAGTATTATATATTTGACCTATAATACCTGGATGGCAAATAGAAGGATTATATATTTTATTATATTGTACTTTTCTAGGTTTAATATTAAGAAATATATCTTTACCTAGTTTAACACCTTCCCACCATTCATTAACCCACATAGAAGTAATTTCTTCTCCAAGTGAAGCATCTGGTATATATTCTTCAGAAGCAATTTTATATTGTTCTTCTCCTAATTCATCATAGTATTTAACCTTTTTAACTTCTTTAATAGATTTCCAAAACACTTTTAATACTCTAATATTACCTGTTTCATCAGTATAATTAGCACCAAAGAAATGTCCATTTAATTCAGCTAAATCAAATACACTATTATAAATACCTTCAATACCAGTATTTAAACCATCTCTTAATAAAGTATGATTATTTTGATCATCAGAATAAGTTCCACTTGAACTAACTGTACTATAATCTAAAATATAATCAATATCTTCTGGTTTTAATTCATCATGGAATACATCAATAATTTTATGTGGACTCCAATGATCTTGTATAATTATAATAGAAGAATCTTCTATTTTATCTGAATTACCAGAACGAACAGAATGTACTTTTAATGGATTTAATTTAGTTAATATTGGTTCATCATGAACAATATCACATAAATATATTTCTTCTGCAAATATTAGAGCATCTTTAAATCCAGCATTAAATATATTTTCAAATCTTTGTTCTTGTGAATAATGTTTTAATATCTGATTAGCCATTTTTTCACGAAGATCTTTCCAAGTATATTTCATATGCTTAGATAAATCATCCATTTTTACTTTTAATTCTTCTTCACTATAGTTAGCTTGGAAAAATTCAGTAAGTCTTTGATTTAGATAAGCTTTTTTATCTTCTTCTTTTTTAGTAATTGCATCTGGATTAGTTACAATAACTGAATAATCAAATCTTCTTTTAATTTCTTCACCTACTAATAAATCTATCTTAGGTATAAGAATTGGATGATGTGGTATATTATCTGGAACAAATGAAGCATCTATTTGATGAGGATTAACTACATTAGTTAAATCTCTAATATCAACAATACCATTGTATAAATTTAAATTTATAATTTTGTTTCTTAAACTTTTTCTAACAATCTCATTATTGTAAAATGAATGTTTATCTGCATAATTTATACAGTCAATTCTCCATTGTTTATCTTTTTGAGAATAAGGTAGACGCTGTCTAGGTAAAATTAAATTATTTATTCTTTCCATTATTTTTCTTTTAACTTGCTAATATAAACAATAAAGTAACTAATTCCAAATAAAAATGTATTTATTTTAGAAAAAGTTACTTTAAATAATAGCTAATTTGTTATTTATAATTTTTTGTAAAAAAAGGATCGTTAGTTAATTTCTTAATTTGTTTCTCCTGATTTTCTTTTGCTGAGTTAGTTCTTTTAACTCTATCTTCTCTTAATAAGAATAACATACCTGCAGCAGATACTCTATCAAAGTTACCATCACTATTCCAAGCAATACATTCTTCTAAATAAGGTATAGTTCTAATATGATGTAATTTAAGACTTGTATCATCTTCATCACCTTCATTATATCTAGTTAACATATATTGTGCTTGAAGCAATCTACCCCATTTATTTATCTCTTTATTAGCGTGTGTACCCTTAGCTTTATTACCATATAGATTAGTTGCTTTAACCATATCCATATCTTTAAGTATTTGAGGTACATCAGATAAATAATGTAAACAATTTCTAGCATCAAAATAACTAAATAAACCTTTTAAGTTACTTTCATAATTAGCTTCACCATTATAAAACTTAAGTACTCTTAATGCTATTTCATATGCATCATTTGCTAATCTAGGTCTACCAGTATATTCACAAATAATTCTATCTGTAAATGTATCTAATCCGATTATACTAAATAATGAACTACCTGTATCAGCATCAATAGGGTCAATACCAAATATATATCTTCCTCTTGGTATTTCTCCATTAGCATTTTTACGAGGCATTTCAAATATTTCAAGACAACCAGTTCTATCTGTATCAGAACTATCATAAGCTCTTAAAGGAAACTTATCCGTACTAGGTTTCCATTCAACATCTCCAGTACTATTATATATTAAATCACCAATATAATGCTCAGCTAAAAAAGATTCTTTCTTAGGACCAATAGTTTCAAGATAATCTTTTATATCAGCAACAGGAAATACTGTACCCTCAGTACGCATAATAGCTTCCTGTGGTGTAATAGGTTCCTCTGCTTTCTTTTGTGTAATAGCTCGAGCATCAGATGAATTATATTTTACTTGATGTCTATCTAATAGAATTTCTACTAAAGCTTTAATAACATCGGGTTCTCCTACACTTTCATCATAACATTCATTTCTATTAAGATATGCTCCCCAAAAGAATCCACATTCAGTTTCTCCAGTTGCAGATTTATCAAATACATTTGGAATACCTAAAATATTATAAGCACCAGGTTTATAAAATAATTTCTCAGAACCACTAAATGAAGCTCCTTCAACTCCACCTGTACCACCAGATAACATAAATCCAGAAGATACACCCCCATCTTCAACAGCTTTTCTATTAACATTCCAAGCTTTTTCAAGATTTGGAAAAAGACCATCTTCTTCATAGTGAATTAAAGGTCCTCTAATACCCCTAGCTTTATCAGGATTATCTTTTAATGATATACCATAGACAGAAGATAATAATCCCTTACGTGTACCATATTCATCTTTAAATCCTAACTGAATATTCATCTCTTTAGTAGCATCAATAGTTCTCATTCTAGGTAATGGAGTATTCTCTGCTATCCAGTCAAGAGTATCTATAACTTTACCCCATATTCCCTTATCTCCAGATAAAAATCCTTTATCAGATGCTAAATGGAAATTAGGATTACCAGAACCAGGTAATACATACATATTTCTAGGTGATTCAGATGCATTTTTGAAACTAAATCCAATACCCCTAGTCTTTAATACTTTACCATGTTTACCTAATCTCTTTGCTCTACAAGTATAATGAAAATATAAATAATCACCTAACCAAGGTTTAGCAAACTTTCGTACACGTTCACCTTGACTTCTTTCACCTTTACCACTAGTAGCAATAGTTTCAACTAACCAAATAGGACTATAGTTCCAATAGAAATATAATTCACCAGGAATCCATTCTCCATCAGATTCTCTAATCATGCCATATTTCCATCTTTTAAGTTCTTCTTTCCAGAATTCAGCGTATTCAGATTTAGGATTGCTATTAGGTGATATATTAGTATACTTACCATTCTTTTGAAAGAATATAGCAGCTTCTCTAAAATAATCCATATCCTCTAATATATGAGGATTAGTTAAATCTACATCAATTCTATCATCATCATATAGTTCACTCTTAGGTCTATCTTTAGCAAAGCCTCTGATAGATTCTGGTGCTATAAGGTTTTTAATAAATCTAATTGTAGATATATATTCTATTAAATTTTCATATACTTCTTTTGGTAGTGATTCTCTTAACTCATCATCTATTTTACTTTGGTATTTATTTAATTCCATTGTTGAGGACTTAATATAATTGTTTCAGTTGATAATATTGTTTTAGCTATAGAAGCCGCATTTTCTAAAGCACATCTAGCAACTTTAAAAGGATCAATAATATTTTTATTAAACATATTTTCAATATTATTCAAATTAGTTCCATTTTCTTTTATTTTATAAAAAGGTTTAGATAAACAATTATAAACTTCCATTATAAATACCTGTTTTGCGTTTAATGGTTCTAATCTTACACTCCCATCTTCATCAAATTGTAAAGAGTCCATAAAATTATGATATATTTTATATAAAGCAACACCTCCACCTTCAATAATACCTTCTTCTAATGCACATGCTACAGCTAATACAGCATCATCATATCTATCTTTACGCTCTTTCATTTCTAATTCAGAACCACCACCTACTTTAATTACAGCAGCTTTACCATTTAGATTTTCATAACGTATTTTACTTAAAGGATCTTTATCCTTAGTAAGTTCTTTTAATTCACTAATATATTCTTCAATATTAACATCATTTGATTTAATTAATAAAGAAGAATTCTTACCTATCTTAACTGAATCTAATATACCTAATACATTATTATTAATAAGATTAGTAAAATCATTTACTATTTTAGCACCTGTAAAGAAAGATAAATCTTTTATTAGATCTTTTCTATGTTGTGCAAATCCAGGTGTTCTAATCGCACATAATTTAATATTACCACTTAATACATTGCTTTCTAATAATCTTAATACATTATCTGAAATATGTTCTGTGATAATTAATATATTTCTACCTTCACTAGATGCTTTTTCTAATGGATTTTTAAATACTTTTAAATCTTCTATTTTACCATCTAATAGTAATACATAAGGATTATCCATATTACACAAACCTTTTCTTTCATCTGTAATAAAGTGTTTAGAAAAGTAAGATACATCTAATTTCATACCAGTAATTAATTCAATAATATCTTCATTATTATTAGATTCTTCTACTTTAACTATATCAGAATGGTTATAAGCTTGTTGAATAATATCACCAATCTGTACATCGTTATTAGCAGATATACTAGCAACATGTTTAATGTCTTCATGTTTTAATTCTCTTGAATTAAGTTTTAATTGTTCTATAACTTTAGGTATAATTTCATCAAATGCTTTTATAACCTCTTTAGAATTAAAATCTTTAAGATTGTTAATAAAAGCAGAAGCTAATACAATAGCTGTAGTAGTACCATCACCAGCTTCATCTGCAGTCTTTTCAGCTACTTCTTTAATCATAATAGCTGCAGCATTTTCAATTGGATCTTTAAAAGATATAGCTTTAGCTACAGATACACCATCTTTAGTAATATATGGTTTACCATATTCATCTGTTATAATAACAGTTTTACCTTCTGGTCCCATAGTAGAAGCTACAGCATCTCTTAATTTATTTATTCCACTAATAAGTTTATCTTTAAATTCTTCTTTAAAATATATTTCTTGCATTATAAATATTTATAGTTAAAATTAATTTTATGTTTTATAGCCCACTTAAATGTTCCATAATTCATATTCTCATAAATAGAAGCTTCTTTTAAAGTATTAAATATTAAATTCTTATCTACATTTAAAACCTTTTTAGAATTTGGATTTTTATCTAATAAAAACAATCCTTCTTTAGCTATTGACATTTTTAATCTAGATTCTTTAGATACTACTCTATTTCTATGAAAATCTGCAATCTTCCTTCTTGTTTCAATAGAAGGAGATTTTCCTTCAGATCCATCACCACCAAATGTCATATTACAAAGAGTTTTAAAATCATATTGACTAATTATAAAACATTCTAATTCACAAGCATCGTTCCAAGATAGATTTTCAGCAAGTATTCTTACAATATAATTTGTTTTATTAATTACTCTTTTCCAATGTAAATTTCTATTAGAATTTTTATATGCTCTTTTAATATAACCCATTCCTATATAAAACACTTTGTTTGTATCTAATCTAATGTGTTGATAGACACATTTGTTATTTTCTTTTCTCATCTTATTCAAATTCCAAACCTTGTTCAAAAAATCCCATCGTTTTACTACCTTTAGTTCTTCCTTCCATTTCTTTTTGTTCTGCAAGCACTTCTTTGTATGCTGCTTTTAAGTCTTTCATAATACCTGGTACAGCTTTTAAAGCAGATGTAACTGTAGATAATTGTGTAACTACACCACCAGATGTAGTTCTTTCAGCTAATATTACATCTGCATTTTCTAAATATTTAGATATATCATCAGCAGCTTTTAATGATGATTTATATAATCTAGCAATAGGTGTAATAGACATTGATTCATAATATTTAATTGCATTTCTAACAATATCATCTATTTTCCAATCTTCCGGTAATCCAATATCTTTTATTATTTCTATTTCTCTTTCTTTATTATCTACTTTATATAAATAATCTGAACGAATATCTGTATAATAATAAATAAATAACATTTCTTTAAATGCTAATTCTTTATTTCTAGATTTATCTTTTTTAAGAATAGCTTTAAAAGGCAACAACCCCCATGTTTCGTCGGAAACATAGAGGATGTATTCTTTAATTTCAAATAATTTCATTATTTACTTTTCTTTGATTTAGATTTTGGTGTTGCCACAACTTCAGTGTCTGGTTCACATACACATTCTTTATCACAAACTTCTGTTTTAAATGTTTCAATTTGTGCATAAACATCTTTTAGTTCAGATTTTAAGTCTTTAATTACTTTCTCTTTACGAGCAACTTCATCTTCTGTTACTAGAACTTTAGTATTTAATTTACTAACTTCTTTCTTTAATGTATAAGCTACATATGCTCTATTAATTAATAATAAACTGATTGCTCCCGCTACTAATTCTACTACTCCTACCATTATTTACTTTTTTTATATTCAACTTGTTTAACGTCTTCTTTTGGTGTTAATTCATTTACAATATTTGTGAATGCTTGTACAATGATTGCAGATTCTTGTAACTCATATACACCTGCTTTATTTGCTCTACCTAGAGCTTGTTCAATTACTTTTAATGATTGTTCTAACATATTTATTATAATTTAACTTTAATTACTTCTTCTAGTCTTTCATCTTTTGCTTTGACTAATCTATCATCTAAAAATGCAAATGTATCTTCTCCAACATCTATAGTATCTACTTTTACTTGCATAATTGTATCTACACTATTTCCATTATCTACTCTTGTTGGAACCATCATTTTTTCAATATTGATAATTACTTTATCACCAACATTTAAATCTGTTACCATTGCACCTTTAGCTAATATATATTGTACATCAGATAAAATGTTATTTGATAATACTACATTACCATCTTCTTCAAGACTATTTAAAGTAATGATTACACTACTATATCTTGGTTTTAAAGGAAAATCTTTTATTAATTCCTTTACTTCTTCACTGTTAAAGTTTCTCATTCTTATTTTTATTATATTTAATTAATCCTTCTTTAATTTTCTTATTCTTTTCATACTTATCAAAGTTAGTATATAACTTTCCAAGATATAAATAAATAAAATTTGTTTTTAATTTGTTAAATTCTTCTTCTGAATTTATATTATCTAATTCTAAAGCTTTCATTATTTCTCTTGTAAATTGATAAGGTGAATTAATAATTTTATTTATAATATTATCTTGTAGATTATATTTTAAACCTATTCTATGAATTAGAATCTTTATCTTATCTTCATCTACTTTATTTTTCATCTACAATATTGAAATTAAATATTACTTTAAAATTCTTACTATTTAAATCTAATTCGGGTATAAACATATTTGATATTTCACCATTTACTATAATACCTTTCTTTCTTAGATTTGTCATTATATTCTGAAATGAATTATCATTCATATTCAATTCATCTTTTATTTTCATTTTAGTATCATAATCAAATACTATAGTCCATAAAATCTTATTATTAGTTGTTTCTTTTTTATACACATAATGATAATATAATAATAGAGCTAACACTTGTTGTTGTTGATTATTTAACTTATGAAAACTCTTTGTTATATCTAACCATCTAAAAAAAAGATTCTTTAATGTAACATTTAGTGTTGCTGTTTTACTATTATTCATTTACAAATTTATTAATTTCATTAATTGTTTTTACAAAATCTATAAATTCTTTACTATAAGCATCAAAAAAAATATGTTGATTTGATTTACCAATAATGCTACCAGATTGATCAAATTCATCTTCATTCATTTCAATATAAATAGTATTAGATACACCTATAAATTCTCCATAAATATTTCCATTTGTTACTTTATATTTACTCATTATTTCCCATATACATAATCTAAAATTCTTCCTACTAATCCACTTCTATGATTTTCTTTTAATTTAATATGAACAATACCTTCTATATTTTTAGATAGTTCAATTGCAAAATCTAAACCTGTATATGTTTCAGATATATCTCTTTGAGATTGATCACCATTAATTACAATTTTACCTGTAGTACCTAATCTTGTAAGAACTGCTTCCATTTCTTTTGCAGTAAGATTTTGTGCTTCTTCTATAATAAGAATATCGTCTATTGTTTTACCACGTATAAATTGAATTGGTAAAGCTAATATTTTACCATTTTTAATATATTCATCAACTTTTAATCTATCAGTGCATTTATAAAGATTTTCAACTAAAGCTTCCATATATGGATTAAACTTTTCTTTTAAATCTCCTGGTAAGAAACCTAATGATTTACCTACTTCAATAGCACTTCTAGCAACTAAAATCTTATCACATTGTTTTCTATTTAAAAAATCTAATGCTGTAATAGAACCTACTAATGATTTACCAGAACCTGCCCTACCAGTTATAATAACAATTTGATTATCTATAATTAATTGTTTAGCTAGTTTTTGTTCTTCATTAAGAGCTATATTATATTTTATTTCAGACTTTCTTTCTCTATTAGTTTCTTTCATTTTTGAATTTTAAATATTCATTAATATTTTCAAATGTTTCTAGTTCATTTATAGAACCACATTTAAAACATATATTATTATCTAATTCATCTGACATGATATGTAGACTTTTACAATATTTGCAAGCAACTACTGATTCTTTATCATATTCTATTTTTTTATTATCTTCCATTGTTTTTATTAAATTATCTACATCTTTTACATAATCAGTATCATAAGGTGGAAATGGTGCTAAGTTATTGTAATAATGTAAGTGACTAGATAGCCGTTTCAGTTCTTTTAATTTTTTCTGTTTCATTATTAATTGTGATTTCAGCATTCCATAAATCATCTTCCGATTTATTAATATTAATAGAATATGAATAATCTTTATGTTTAGAACTGAATCTATTTATATCAGTCATAAAATTATCAATATTATCTAATATCTCTTTTATAGATTGCTGTTCTAATGTATAAGTATTATTCATTTATATTATTCTTTTGTTTATATTCTTGCCATTCTATATTACTCATTAAATCTGGAAATCTTTCTAAATTACAACTCTTTTTAATTGAAGTTATACCTTTGAATACACAACCACATTTAATACACTTACCAGTCTTTGCACAATCGTCACGACATATTAATCTACGATATGCTATCTGTTCTTTTATATGTTGTGGTTGTACTTCAAGCTCTTCTAGTATTCTTTGAGAGTTTCCCTCTAGAAAAGATAATATATTTTTATATGTTATCTTCTTCTTTTCCATTTGTCATTTCTTTAGCTTGATGTACTTTACCTAGTACTAAAAACTTCTCCATATTATCTAACTCTCTTCCATAAATAGGAAGTACATATTCATTTATATTATCTTCTGTATATTCAAGTGTCGGATCTAATTGTTTAGCTACTATGTCCATTTCACCAATTATCTTATAAAAAGATTTAATATGTTGTTTAGTTTTTTTATCTTTTAATAAATTGTTTTGTCTTAATCCTTGTTTCATGTAATTACTCATTGTTTTCTAATTTAGGAAATTTTAAATATTGTATATTTGGTTCTTCTATTTGATTTTCAATAAGTTTATCATATCGATTTCTATTGACTATAACAAAATCTACTTCCATATCTACATCTGATATATCATTAACTGGATAATGTTGTTTAATTTTTACTAACTCTGTATTTTCTTTCATTGCTGAATATAAAAACGTAGTAATTGCAAATTTTAAATTTTCCTTATTTAATATACCATTATTAGTATTTAATGAATGTGTTAATTTTTTATACACGTGAATATCTTTATTCATATCTTTTAATTATTATATCACTATCAACTATATTATAATTTTCATCTAGTAATAATTGTTCTCTTATCTTTGTATTCTTATTAGCAACGTATATTTGTGCTGTTAATTGTTGTCTATCATTTCTAAATAAACCTACATTAACATCTATTAATCTACAGTTACTTCTCCATTTATGTGTATAGTAATGTTTAAGTTTAAATAAATCATTATGATTACTAATTAAATCTTCTCTTATTATATCATGTATTTGTTCTATCATATTAAAATAATTTATCTTCTGATAATTCATGTTCAGCACATTCATGTTGTACTCCAAATCCTAAACTTACTAAATAAGTATTAGTATCAAATACATATGAATAATTTACTTCTATTACTATTCCTTTTTCTGATTCAGGAGTTATATGATAAACTTCATCTCCTATATTAAATTTTGGTCTTTTCATTAAATATTTGTTTTAAAAATGTATATAAATCTATTTGTCCTGTTTGTAATAGTTGTAACCATTTATTTTTTGTATCTTCTTCCATCTTGTACTGGATATAACATATTATATGTTTGAAATAGAAACTTATTAAATCTATCTATATCAAATCCTGTCTTAGTTACATATTCTTTCTTATTGATACTTTTACCATCGGGTAATATAATCTTATCTTGTAACCATCTTATTCCATTAAACCACTCTGTATATGTCTTATATTCCATCATCTGCATATATCCAATTATAATCTTTATAAAATATTACTTCATCTTTATCTCCATATTTCCATGGACCATCATATAGTTCATCCCATTGTTGAGATATTGTTGTACCATCTTTATATTTAAATACTAAAAATTTACATTTATATTCCTTTTTCATCTTTATACCTATCTACTAACATTGTAGTGTAACTACCACTATCAAATGTTCCATTAATATCTATATACATTCTAACATTTATTTTAGAACCATCTGGTAATATAACTTTATATTTATATTGTGTTATATCTTCAGCCCAATCTAAAAAACCAACTGGTAAATCATCTCTTATAACTATAGATGGTGTAAACCAATCATCATATTTACATATTTCTTCCATTTCTTAATTCTGGATATTTATAATTAATATTAAATTTCTTTTTATTATTTTCTTCAAGAATTTGTCTAACTCTTTCTCTACTAATATTTAAGTATTTTGATAATGTAACTGAATTATCAAATTCTAAAGTTTTATTATTCTCTATTAAAATTATTTTCTTTTTTAGTTTATTTAATCTATTTTTTTCTTTTATTTCACTATTATAATTTTTCCATGATAATATAGTTTCTAGATTTTCATAGTAAAATTTTTTTGAAACTAATCTATATTTACCACATATTATACAATTATTATTACATCTTTGAGATAATAATTTTCTTTTTAAAAATCTACTTGTTTCAGAAATAGATGGTAACTCTATAATTATTTTACCATTTAAATCAAGTAAGTATACTTCTATTGATAAAACATCTGCGCCACCACCATTTGTAATATATGTTAAATTGTAAAGTTCATTGCGATTAAATGAATTAATATATTCTTGTTCTTTTTCTAAAAGTTCATATTTATTTAATTGTTCACAAATTTCTAATATTTCAAATTTAAAATTTAATATACCATATTTGTTATAAGATGCTTGTAAATGACTATTTCTATGAGTATTGTTTTTTAAATCTGAAAAATGTTGTTTACATCTTTTTAACATATCATTACTAGAACCAATATAAATTTTATTTGTTTCTAAATTTACTATTTTATATATACCTTTCATAATAATACTTTCAAATTATAATACAAAGATAAGGAATAAAAATGACAATTCCTAATTTTTTTGCAATTATTTTTCATAAATAGTGAAAATAATTTAAAAAACATAAAAAAACCCACTAATCAATTAAGAAAAGTGGGTTGTAATAGATTATATATTGTTATTATGTTTGGCAACTAATTTATTTAATCTTGCAGATTTAACAAAGAAAGATACTTGATCTTTAGTAAATCCATAATCTACAATATATTTATGATATGATATTCTTTTATCTTTTTTATTTTTTAAACAATATTCAATATCTTCTAAAATTAATTTTACTTTACTTTTATTACAGTTTTCAGTATTTGGTATTGATTTATTTTGTCTAAACTCTTGATTTGATTTTGAATTAAGTTGTATAGCTTTAAATTCAGCTAATTTAATATCAATAAATTGAGGAATATTTCTAAGAGAACCAATTATAATAGATTCTATATTAATATTTCTTAAATCAAACCATTCATTATTTGAATTTGTTTTTACTTCTTTAAATAACTTATGTAATACTTTTTCATATTTATCTTTTACGTCAAATAAATGAGTGAAGGATAATTTATTAGGATTACTAGTTTGTAATTCTTTAATCCTATTATAAGGATTTTTACTTTTACCTATTTTAGTATAGGTACCATCTGATATAAAATACACCATTATATATAATATTTAATTAATACTTAATATCTAATTTTAGTTATTAGATATAAGAATCCCTATATGCAAACTGGTGTGTATTGCATAAACCGTCATATTTTAACTTCTTCTTGATTATAGACAGTGCATTATCCAAGATTTAACTGTTATTTAATAACATTTTTAGTTCGTGACACTTTTTGTTAAATCAATCTATAAACTTGAATTGTTGGGAACGATTGGATTCCAACTTCTTACTTAACCCTTAGATACTGGAGCCAATTTAGGGTGTCCAGCAGAGCATCTTTCAAAGTAAGATATTTTAATAGTACAAAGATAAACAATTTAATTGACAATTCCTAATAAAAAGTGAATTATTTTCAATTTATTTCCTTTTAGTTATAGCATATTTGTGTTTTTAATAAACCTTTCAACTTGTTCAAATACCCATTCTGTAAAATAAGCTTGTGGTTCATCATTATCAAAATCTGGTTTCATACAAATATATTTAAATAACATATTGGTTATATGTACTGACTCATGACATATTAAAGAATTCGATATTTCTTCATTTGGAAAGGCTATATAGAATTTACTATTCTCTTGAAAGGTAAAAGCTCCATAATTACAACCTTTATCTACTTTTAAACTATATTTACCATCTAATTCTTCTAAATTATCTACTTGTATAAGTACTAATGTTCCAACATATATAGGTATTTTAATTTCTTCTATTCTCATAATATTAAATTTTTACAAAGATAATGAATTTATTCCATATATCCTAATTTTTAATGGATTATTTTTAAATTTTTTATAAAATTTTTTCAGAAAGTTTTTTATTGATGTGTATACTGACTAATCTAACTTCAACCCCTACCCTCTTTAAGGTTTGGGGATATACCCGTACACAAATTGTTAAATTAAAACACAAGATTATGTCATTTAAACCTAGAAAAGTCGAGTACAATGGTACAGAAAAAATTGTTTTAGTAGGTAATGCTAAATTGAAATCACAATTACCAACATCTGAAAAGTCAGTACTATCTTATGATAATGCTGAGGGTGTTACTAAGAATTACAAGTTAGCTAATATAGCTGTTGACTTTGGTAATGGTCAGACTACTGATATGTTAGCATCAGTACCTGAGAAAATCTATGCTAATAATGAATTTAAAGCTGGAGAGTCTTATCTTACTACTATTGAGAAAGTAGAAGATAGAAAGAATCCAGGTAAATACATCTTATTGGCACGTATGTCTGCTTTATCAGCTCTTGAGGTTAATGAAGTAGCTATTAACCATGCTATCAACAACTTGTTTGAAATGGAAGCTGTAGAAGATCCTATTGCTGAAGTTAAATTAGCTGGTGCTGAAGTAGAAGAGTAATTAAAGGATTAAACCACACAAAAAATCTAAGGAAGGATAGTGATATCAGAGTTTAAGAAACTAGTTTAGATTGAGTGTGGTCTTTCTTTTTATAACATGTGATACTTATGTATTAGGTGTTAGTTTGTAGTTTTACCAATTAGTAATATATAGATTATGATTTCATTTCATCATTTCATTGCATTAATTAACAACTATAATCTTTTACTAGTTGGTCAGCTACTTATTTTAAACTTATAAACTCTCATCCAGCGTTACCAGCAATAAGTTGCTATCTGTTGTAAGTCAGATGTGAGAGTTTTTATATATTATGTGATAGTTAAAGTATTGATTATGTGATAGTTATGTTTGTTTTATAGGTATGATTATTGATGTAATTACTTGATTATCATCATCTCAATCAATAAAAACACTATCATTAATCACCAAATCACACAATTATTATTTTAATATAGCACATTTAAACAAAGTATTATGACATCAACTGATAAAAAAGAATACAATATATTACAAAGAAAATGTCAAGAAGCTTACATTAAACACTTCGATAGAGGTAATTTTGGAAGAATTCATGGTAAATCTGTCAATTCATTTAATAATAGATTAGCTAAAATGCATCAATTTTGTATTGAAAAGCAATTAAATAATAGTCGATGGTTACGAATACAACCATTACAACTGTATTAATTTACAAAAACAAAACTAACTGACAAAAACAAAATATTATGAAATACGCAATTATAATTGATGTAAGAAATAGAAAATATCTTACTGGATTCACAAATATTAGAATTGAAAAAGAAACTATGCTTACAGGTGGAACTAAATATACTGTTGAATTAAGAGAAATGACAGGTATATTCTTAACACTTGAAGGTGATGCTAAAGAATATTTTAGCAATTAACAACATTTTAGTCAGTCAATTACAGATAATGCTGGGTTGACTGATTATAAAATATCATGGTAATTCATCATCTAACAACTTGTCAATAGCTCTGTTAGATGATTAGCCATATCTTATAAAACTAATACATTAATACTGCATAAATTAGAGAGAGGTGACATATGAGAGTCTAACTCATCCTTTCGATGGACATAATTTATAGCATTAGTATTAGTTTTTAAAATACATGTTGAGAACAAGTTGATTAATTAGTAGGATGTTACAAGAAAATTGTATACAGCATCATACGTGCACAATCAACTTGTTTAACAATATAAAAGAATTAAATTTTAATGATGGTAGAATTACCTTCACGCAAGTCTTACTCATAAGTGACAGGTCTTCCTAGGAATAAGAAACTGTATCTTGAGGGAAATCTATAACTAATAAGGATTAAAAATCTAATTAGAAAAAAGAAAGTACAGAACATATTATATAACAATAATATGTATAAGAGAAATTTAATTCTTTTTTAACAAAATGTCACTGACGCATTATAAGATCAGGTGAGTTATACTATTCGTAGTTTAACAAAAAGGTAAGACGTTGCCTAAATAGATGAATTTGTTGTATGTATACTCTTGTAGGAACATTCTAAGTAAAACTCAGCCATACGATAGTATGAGAAAATGTCCACTGTAGGTGCTGATCGACAAGGCAAATATCAATTAGACAAGAATAGAATTTATTTAGTTAAATTCTATATCTACTAGCATTGATGAAATAAGGTAAAAAGCATCCCTTATATTTTTAATCGAAATTGTTAAATCTAAAGATAAATAGTTATGAAAAGTTTAGAAATTCTTCAACAGCAATTAATTGAGGCTCAAGAAGAATTAAAACCTCTTCTTAAATATAATATGGATAGATATTTGAATAAATGTACAGGTGATTTAACATTATTAAGTAGAATAAATCCATTAATAACAAGAATTTATAATCTTAAAATAAATATTAATCAATTAAAACAGAGATTATGAAAACAATACAAAAACAACATCAGATTGTATTAGTTCCTACTGATAAACCTGTAATAGGTGGATTAAATAAAAGAGGAAATAGTATATCTGGACCCATTAATTGCCAAGGCTCAGTTCATTGTATAACCGAGAATATAGTTAAAAGAAAAGGTTATACCGTTGATTTAGATATACCTCAACATTTATATATTGTTGACAGTAGTGAGATTAAAGAATTAACATAATGGAAGAATGGAAACAAATTGAAGATTATCCTAATTATGAAGTCAATAATGCAGGAGTTATTAGAACTACCAAAAATGAATTTACAAGAAAGGAAAGAATCTTAAAGATAAAGAAATCCAATAATGGTTATGTAAGAGTTGGTCTTTGGAAAAATAATAGAGTAAGCTTTAAATCTGTTCACAGATTAGTAGCTATATATTTTATTCCAAATCCTGACAATCTTCCTGAAGTTAATCATTTAGATGGTGACAAAGAAAATTGTAATGATTGGAATTTAGAATGGTCAAGCCATATTGATAACTCTAAACACGCTTCTGAAACAGGTTTAATTGCTTCAAGAGAAAGACACGGAAAAACAAATCTAACATCACAAGATGTGAAAGATATTAGAGCCTCTGAGCTAAAAGTAACAGAACTTTGTGAAAAGTATAATTTACATAATACAACTATTTATTCAATTAAAAGAGGAGAAACATGGAAGTAATACAACACAAAGGTAAATGGTATCTTAAATCTAATACAGGTTATAGAGAGATTGTCGCAACAACTAATCCTAAACTTAATAAAGATATAATTTTCGATAAGAACTATTTTGACGATGGATTTATAAAAGGTTTACCAAAACCAACAGACCAATTCATTCAACAATGGATAGATAAAGGTTATCCTAAGTTTATTAATGTGGAATGCGAAGAAACTAAAGTTTATAGATATTTAACTAAAGAAGAACAAATTAAAAGGTATGGTTATAAAGCATCATCTACTCCCTATATGAATAATGTTTATTCTAATGAACTTAAAATCTCAAAAAATAATACAATCACTTGTAGTTTTATTGAAGATGATTGGGATAGTATTTTAAATCCTATAAGTGAGGCTAATAAAGATGATTTAATTAAATATCTTAAAAGATATTTTAACTCACCAACAAAGAAAACTGTGTGATATTCAGTTACCCTAATATCAATAATTAACTTTAAATGTTAATATATAAACTTCTAACTATTGTGGTGAATTAGTCAAAGCCTGTAAAGGACAAGAGTTTGAATCCTCTTATAATTACAATAGTTATGCTTTAAACTTCTAATACAGGTGATGCTGCACAGCCCTGAATAAAAGAATTCGCTATGGGAGAGCTATTAGAAGTTTATCCTTTAAAACTCTTATAATAATTGGTCATTATGTTATATCCTGAAAGTGTCGACTTTATTAGGATATGTAATGTGAATTAACACACTGATTTAAAGATAAGAGTTTTATTAATATAGGCTAAACATTGATCCTATACAGTATATCAAAATATAGTTCGATTAAGTTCTTGAATTATTATTATTTTGATTAGTATGAAGATATATACAGTAATGTATAATGTGTTGTTCTCTTGAGAAAGGAATATTAATAAAAGCTGACGGTAAGTAGACAGGAAACTGTAAAAGCTATAAAAACAAGGAAGTACTACTTACAGGCAATAGAGTGTCAGTTATTTGAAGCTCTACAACACAAATGAGTTCTCAGCATGACCCTATATTATCTTTTAAGGGCTGGCTATACCCCGAAATATAGCGACAAGTAATAATATAGGGTGCTAAAAAATAATATAATTTATTTACTTGCTTGAAAATAAATACTAATTCCTGATAACAACTTTTGAACAAAAGAGTTAGAAGCTATTCAGAGCTGTTGTTTATTAGAGAGATATATACTCATTAAGACTGCCTTGAAATAGTTGGATGAAAGCAGTACCAACAATATATTCCAACACTGAATTGTTGGACAAGTAAATTTTTTATTAACTAAATTATTATGAAGAAACTATTATTTATACTATTTATAGTATTAACAACATCATGTGCATCCAAAGGAGGCAACATACATC